ACCTTCGCTGCCTCTCTTTTTCACCTCATAGAATGGGCGTACACAAACGAAACATATCCAGTGAATAAGAATATAGGGACAACACGTAAAAGAGCGTTCAAGGGCAATACAGGCGCTCACAGACGCATTACGTACATTCGTTCCCGTATAGATGTCTGCCATGTACTTACAAGAGTAGTTCTTCTCTCCTCTCCCCTATAAGCGGAACTCGATGTCAAGTACCAGAAACAGGAAAATAATAGCCCACGTGACCCTGTTTTGGTCACATAATGCTGTATTATGAGACCATAGCGCCTGAACATTTTACAACTACCCCACCCAGTGCCGAATGAATTCATTTTTCAGTCTCAGCGGCGGTTAAGCCTCGTAAAACCTGTGGGAAATTTTTAGTGATTTTATGTGCGTACATGGGCTATAATTGCAGGTGAAATCTGGCTATTTGGAGGTGGCGTAATGCTGTTCGAACTATTGCTAGTGGGCTTGGTCGGCTATGGTACATACAAAGGAACTAAAGGAATGTGGCGCAGGGCTAAACAGGCACATTGGGCATGGGGTCTGCTCATTCCAGTATTGGGCATTATCCTCTTCTTTATGTATATGGTCTGGGTGTCCAGCTTCGGATAAGACATGATCTGAAAAAACATAGGAAAAATTTTCCTAAACATGTATGTACGTACAAATTAATGGTTAGAATGTCTACTATAACGCTCCTGCTCATGCTGTCTGTCAGACTACAACTAAAGGCTGGCCCACGGCGACCTTAGACTGTAGTCTGACAGACAGGAGATGATTTGATGACTATTACCGTAGCAGACAAACAAAACGTAGAGATGAAAGAACCAGCTTCGGCCAAGCGCAAATGGAAACTCCAATTAGATAAAAAGTGCCCAGACGCAATGATGTGTCCTATGGTATAAATGAAAGCACACAGCACCCCTGTAATAAGCTACAAAGAAATCATGGATGTATGTTGAGGTTGGCAAAGCCACTTAAGGCATTAAAAATAAAATAAGAGAAAATCAGGGGAATTCCAGTTATCGGCGGAATACCCTCTTTTTAATCAAAATATCGGTCTAAATAGTCCAATTTGTGGATGTAAAATTTACCGTCATTTATCATGTGTTTCCGCAGTCTTTTGACAAACTCCGGGTCATCTAAAGCAAGTTCCACAATGAACGCCATAACACTTCCATGCGAACGATTCCGTTTCATTCGTCTGGCAAATTTCGGCTGATTGAAGTCCATGTTGTCTGCAATATGCCCAAGTAAGTCATACATAGTCCGAGAAACGGTTGAACTAATTCGCGGATGTCCCTTGTAACGTTCTGACTCATTCTTCATAGCTACCACACTCCCCTAATTCATCATACTCAAAAATTTTTCAAAAATTCCTAGATAGAGGGCGTACCTCAGTGTGCAGTTCAGCACTGGAAGTCCAGTAGTTAGTAGGGAATAGAGAGCATACGTTCTATCGGACAATGAATCTCAAAGTCACGTTTGACAGTCCAATAGACATAAAGGCTTCAATGAAGAGTTCCTGATAACGGTTTTCTAGCCAGTCACGTTGAAAGTCGTTATCGCATAAAATAACGAACGAAGGAATATTATTGTCTTCAGGAACAATGTCCACCGTTTTTATCCACGTGTCGAATGATGGTTTGGACACTTTATTTTTGAGGTAATTTTGGAACTGCTCTTTAATATTATTATTAGGTAAGGATAAATGATTAAGATTGTCTTGCTTAGTATTGTATTTATTAGGGGGCAGATTTTGATACACCCCTCCGTCAGAACTTGACCCGCCCTCCGTCAGATTTTGAGGCCAGTCAAATAATGATGGGTGTGGGTCAAAATTTGACGCACCTTTTTGAGGTACTTTATCCACAAAATCCCCATTGTCCACATTATCCACAGGCTTATTCGGATTTGATGTAGGTGCATCAGATTTTGACCCACCCTTAGCAGATTTTGATGGTTTAGATGGTTTTGGGTACTCTGGTGCATTTGACAATGTGATGCGCTCAGATTTTTCAATATCTGCAAGGTACTCTTGGTGTTTCTCTTGTAATCGTTTTGGAAGAGATTGGTATTGTTCTACTGATAGGAACGGAGTTGTCTTACGGATAAAGTAGATATTGTTTTCATTCTCTTCCTTATCTTCATTGATAACTTGTACTTGAAGAACGAACCCAAGCTCCTCTAAATCCTTAATAGCGGCTTTGACAGTATTTACACTCATGTCACAAATGTCTGCCAATGTTTGCAGTGATGGGTACGAATATTCCTTATTTCCGTACGCGAATTGAGTCAGAACCATGAAAACACGGAAATTACGTGCACCCATAATACGTCCCCAAAACATATTAAAGTAGTTTGTGACAATGACTTTGTTGCCCTGAATCTCAGGCATGCGTGTTCCGTCTTCAAGTGACAGATTGTTAAAAGCATCTGGTGCGAGTTCAATCCACTCATTCTTTGTGCCTTTTAGTCGTACTTTATATGTAATTCTCATGACTTTGCGCCCCTTAGAAATATTTGTATTAAGTGCGCCAAAAGCCTTGTCCCATGCGGTTTTTTGAGGTATAATAAGGGTACAATCTTATTTTTGGCAATAAGAAAGGAGACCCCTGCATCCTCATTTTTTTTGCGGGAGTTGACTTTTGGTAGTTCGTCTGGTGCTTCCAACACCGTCGAACGGAATAATTTTCATCTAAATCTAATCATTTTATCTTTGAGACCTCTGCGGAGGTCTTCTTTTTTTTATCCAAGAAGGATTGTAACTACCTCTAATCATACTAAAAAATTTACCAAATTGCTAGTGGGTTCTAGCGATTTTAGGTTTTCAAAATCAGCATAATAGCGCAGGTTTCAGCAATCAAGGTGAAAAAAGAGTGAAAATCTTCACCTCTTTTCACCTCAAAAGGTGCAAAAAGAGTGATAAAAAGGTGAAAGTTTCACCTTAAACACACCTTTTTATCACCTTTCTTTCACCTGTATTCACCTTTTTATCACCCTATTTACACCCTTTTTTCACCTTATTTTTATCTTGCGGTATTGCATTGATTGTATATTCATGGTAAATTGAACTCAGTAACGCAACTAACAAGGGGGAAATAACGACATGGTTTTGAGAGAATTGGTTTGGGCAATGGATGATGGATTTGGTGACGACAAGGGGTTTGATGGAGAAGAGACTCTTCTTGTGCCTAATTACATAAAACCAGTCGGTAGAATTTACACCGATGATGAGACTTCTGACATCTCACCGGATGAGAGAATCATCGCTGAAGTACATGAGAAGATTAAACAGCCTCGTATTAAATTCGAAGATGCTGAAGGGGAATTCCCCGCCGATCAGTACCGGACGGAGAAGTATATCGTAGGCATCGGAGCTTTGGAGAAGGAAAAGGGGAGTGACTGGAACGGTTCTTTGGAATTTAAGCACATGGACGTAGATTTCAAGCCGTACTTGAGCACGTGCCTGTGCTTGATGGCAGAGCGCTACCCTGAAGAAATCGAAGTGGACTTGCTTGTCATGGGGCTTCCAGTAGATGAGCATGAGAAAGGTGATAGAAAGACGTTCCTGAAGAGTTTAGCGGTCGGTACGCACCATGTGACCATCACGAAAGGTAATGAAGAGCCTTTCACTCGAATCGTGCATGTTAAGGACGTTCTTATATATAAGCAACCGATGGGTACAGTTTACTTCTACGTATTTGATGATATGGGTAAATTTAAGAAGGATTCTATTGCTGAGGACTTCAATGTGGTTTCGGATATCGGAGCACGAACGCACAACGTCTATGCTTGCAAAGAAATGCGCAAAGAGGACGACTATCTAGGAAGCTCCGAGTCTGGTATTTACTCTGCATATGAGTTTGTTCGTGATCAACTGGCCAACATGGACATTAAGGTGACTGTTGCTCAATTGGTTGCCCGTTTGGAGACAAAAGAAATCAACGGATACGATTTTGCTCCATTACTGGACAAGGCCTACCAGCGATTAGCCAGTACCATCATTAAAGAGTTGACAACAAAAATTCAGCAGTCCAAAGACACTATCAATCGAATCATCTTCACAGGCGGAGGCAGTGAGGTGCTTAAAGAATACTTGTTACCGTTGGCGAAAGCTGTGTTCAAGAAGCAGGAGATTATATGGGGAGACAGGTTCACTACTGTTAAGGGCTATCGTAATGCAGGTGTCCGAGCAATTTTGAACAAGAAGAAATCTCCTCGCCAAATTACTGCTGTTGGTGCAAAGATTACAAATAAGAGGGATGAGGTATAATGGATATCCTGAAGAAGGGTTTGCGGCGCAATATGTATCTACGAGCAAGGAAGGATAGGGACTTGCTTCAGGTAGTCAAAGACGCGGGTCTGGACGTTGATGGGAACGGCGACTTTGCACATTTCATAAGAGAGTTAATGCGCGATGGCGTACGTTATCGCCACCTTGTTGCTACTGGGCAACTTCAGGGGAACGTACATTTGCCTGTATCAAATTTTACCCCACCTGTAGAAGACGAATCAGAAAGATTGGAAAGAAAATACGGGGCTACTGTAGACGAAGGAATGTTAGCAGAAGGGGAAGTCTGATATAAAGGCTTTACTTTGAATATTTTTTTTAAGGATGGCTTGTATTACAAGCACTCAAAAGAAATAGGCGTATACTAAGCAAGGGGTATGTTGATAATTAGCATATGGCAGTGTCTGCGGTTTCACTGTTCATTGCTCTCCCTTGCTCGATAGGGTCTCTCCTTTCGTTAGGGGAGACTCGTTTTCTTTTCTATCTCAAACATACTCAGCTTGGACGTACTGAATTTGTTCACTTACATACACGTATCAAGAGGAACTGGGGTCAAGAGACTTCAGTTCCTTTTTTAATTCCTCTAATTGTTTCTTAACATTAAGCATAGTACTACGGATTATTTTCTTTGTGATATTCTATCGCAACTCAAGAAGCACATAGAACGACCATAAATAGTAGAGGGGTAATACAAATGAATAAGAAGTCTTGGTATGCGTATTTCATGAGTATTGCTGAGACGGGTAAGACATGTAACTTATGTTGAACTGTAGTACACCAACTACTTAAAAGGGAGAGATTTAGATGCTAGATAAACTGTTTGAAATGATAGACGAGAAATATGGTAATAACACTTTCTTTATGGGACTAGCATTTAAATTCCATAACGGAATTGCAATAATAGACAAGTACTTTAGCGATGAGATTGAAGATGGGTTTGTGGTAGAGTTCGCGAGTTACATTGATACCGAGCCGCCAGTGTCCGTGGTCTTAAAAGATAAAGAGGAACTGCATACGTTCCTGAAGGAAGTTGCCCTGTAATCAACAGGGCTTTTTCTTTTGTGTAGATACTAGCTACGCATGTTATGTAGTAAAAAATTTTCAGAAATTACTTTAACCAGAGGACAAGTTTGTACATAATTCATGGACATAAATATTTTATCGTCTAACTACCTTTACTTTTTATTTTCTACCTTAATGTGGTATTATAAGAATACAAGCGCATATAATAAAAAAGACCGCAAGATGCGTGAACATCTTACGGTATGTGTACAAGAGACTTTCACCTCAAAGGGTCGGCTCACATATCGACTGAAGATTAGACACTCCCCTCAGTTTCCAGGCTCAAGGGAGGTCATTTCTTTTTATCGGATGTCAGTATAGCAACAATTAATAATCCAAATGCGATCATTAATGAAATTGCTTCATATACTGTCATATTCTCAACCCCTTTCCCTTATCTAGGGCAAAAAGAGAGTGAGCCGACCACCCTTGAGAGAGCCGATTCTATTGGGTTAAGGTGAATTATAGCAGTAAATGGAATATTTAGCCAACAGCCTGATAAATAAAATCTATCGAGCTTTCTTATACAAAAAAAAAGACACTCCTTCGGGAGTGTCTTTTTTTGCTAACCACTCAGCTAGGCGGCTCTGTCAGGTCAATTAACAACCACCTGTATACCGTCACCCTAGATTTTATCGAACTTTGGCGGGCTAGCCCTGAACAGGATTTCTCTGCCCCTTTAAGCCTTAACCTTTGTATAGTTTATAAGAACTTTGACCCTTCAACTTTGCTTCTTTGAGGCTTGAAATTTGAACTTTGAAGCCATAAGTAAGAATTCTATAACATGGCCGCATAGATTAATATCTTCCTCATCCAGAAGTATATGCTACAGCACGTAGTATAAGTTGTTGTGCGATGTCTCCCCACCGCACTAGGGTGTTAAGGTTGACAGATATCGAGTGACTAGCAAGCCGTAGGTGGGGCGGCGTATCCCACATCTCTTTCTACCACGAGGGCGCGACGGAAACCTTTCCATCCTCTACGGCTGTTGTATGATTATCCTACCGTAATTTTTGTCAAGGTGTTGCTCTCTGACAAACGGTAGTCGATCTGTGTCAAGAAGGTTTCAATTTCCGCCATCAGCTTATCAATCACCGCACGGATACCGATTGGGTCAACAAGATAGGCTTCGTTGTCTCCCTTAAAGTTCTTGGAGATTGCTTCAGCTTCGACTTCCTTGCCTTTCCGATCAGTTCCGAGCGAGATTTTCAACAACTCTTCAAGACGGGCCTGAACATTACGATTCTCTGCATCTACAGAACGTACAGCGTCGTTAAGGTCGGTAGTCAGCTTGCGCAGGAGCGCCTGACGGTAAACAATCGTTTTCTTGCGTTCAATTGCGTCCGCCACAGTTAGCTCTTCATCGCCGACACGCACTTTAGTGACGGCATTAGAGTGGACGATTGCGGCCTTAATTGCATCACGGCGTTTAATTAAATCAGTGACCGATTGGTAAGCTGATTTTGCATAAGCCTCGAACTCTTCTACAGACTTGAATCCACTCACAGACTTCTTACCCACCGCAAAAGATACAAAGTTTACTACGTTAGTAACGCTGTTGATTCGTTTATCAAGCAGTTTCAATTCAGCCAGCGCTTGATGGATGGACATTGTATTGGTGTTTTCCATTGTCAAAATCCCCCGATATTTTTGAGTTTTAATCGTTTGTAGTCACATGAAAAATTACGTAGTGAGGTCACCATCCTCCAATCATGTTGTTCCCCTCAAGATTAGCCACAGGGCTAGATGCGGCTGTTGTTCGGAACAAGTCCTATCGTAATCTTACATCTAACTACAAACTACTATGTATGGCAGGGAAGGCAGGACTCGAACCTGCAACATACGCATTAACAGTGCGTCGTTCTACCATTGAACTACTACCCTAAAGTGACCGTAGGTGGACTTGAACCACCGATACTTTCACCCATTCTATTCGTGAGCAGGAATCGAACCTCGCTCACCGCACCATCACGTGCTGAAATCCTCATGGTCAGAGTGGCAGGGCTTGAACCTGCGACCTCCGCATCCCAAATGCGGTGTTCTCCCGAACTGAACTACACCCTGTTGGTGGGTCTTGTGGGAATCGAACCCACACCTAGCGGTCATGAGCCGCCTGCTCGGCCTTCGAGCTAAAGACCCGAATACAATGCTGACTGCATGTCAGCTATGTTTTGATAAGCATCTGGTGGGACTTGAACCCACGTAATACGGTTTTGCAGACCGTACCCTAGACCGACTAGGGACAGACACATGGCAAGGGTGGGAGGAATCGAACCTCATGAGAACGGCTTTGGAGACCGTCGGCAAGCCATTTGCCCTCCAAACTCTCTCACCCCTAAAGGTGCTCCCAAGCCCGTGAGCGATGGGAGCTAGTTGGTGAATTACTTACCTTGCGCGGCGTTGACAGTTACTTTAGACTGTCCTGCGGCAGTAACAGCATTCGTAGCAATCTCAGAAACACGAGCGTTAGCGGAGGCAAGTTCAGCCTTCAATGTTTCAATGGTTTGCTCTTGACTAGAGACTACGGCTTTGACTGAAGTCAGGGCATGCTCAAGAACTTTCTTTTCAGCGGTATTCTCAGCATGAATCAAACGAACCTCAGCATCGAAGTCTTTCTTAGCGTCAGCCTTACCTTTAGCGAATCCAGTAGATTCAGCCTTCGCCACCAAGTCAGGGATAGAAGATACCTTAGCTTGCAGTTCTTCCAGAGTTTCCTCAGCACGTTCGACAGCACCCTCGCGCTCAAATACTTTTGCTTCACGGTCAGTGATTGCCGTCAATCTCGTTTTAATATTGATTTCAAGTGCGTCCTCACGGTCGCGCTTTTCTTTGTTGTGAACATACAAGTCTTCTTCCTTAATTCGAGCCAGTTCCTTCTTCCAAGCCGCCGCCTGCTCGGCCTTCTCAGCCTCAAACTCCGCACGCGCTTCCTCGATTACTGCCGCATAAGCGCTTAATAAAGTTGCTTTAGTGTCTGCATTTACTTTCTTTGCCATTGATTGAATCCCCCTAATGTTTTGATGTTGAGTGGGTGAGGTAGGAGTTGAACCTACGAAGCCATCAGGCGACAGATTTACACTCTGTCAGCTTAACCTCTTACATACTCATCCATGTTATTGGGGTGTACGACAGGACTTGAACCTGCACGGGGCTTGCGCCCCACAAGAACCACAATCTTGCGTGTCTACCATTTCCACCACGTACACCATGATAGGGAGGGGAGTTTTTAATGTGGTTATCTCCACCCACAGACCTACAATTACAGCTAGGTTTGAATATCAATTGACAACTTGTTTTGGATTTATACATGCCGTCTAGTAACTTTCTTTCGTTTAACTCTCTCACTATCTATGGTCGATGTATGGTGTAAAAAAGGTGCGGGTACGTACAAAAAGTTCAGTAAAGTGCCGACTTACCTATATTGATAAGGAGGTGAGTACGTTGAAATGCTCATGCGGAAGATTTGTTACTCAGCAAGCAAAGGCACTTGCAACGATCTATGAGGCACAGGGTGACAAGTGTATTCACTGTCTCTCAGAATCTCTTAGCGTTCCCTATCAGGAACTATTAGATAGATACATGGGAATCTACGATTGCCGTACCTGTGCCCAAGATAAGAAGAAAGAGGAATTAAGAAGGAGACTATTAGGCTTAGGGGGATAACAATGAAGTACATTCAATCAGAATTTAATGACCACTCGGCAACACACCTGAACGTCCTGTTGCTGAATGACCTTCACATTGGCTCAGAGTACGCCGACCTAAACTTATTGGATAGGTGCATTAACTTTGCTCAAAAGAATGAAGCGAACACTCGCATTCTTCTGAATGGTGACTATATTGAAGGCGTCACAAAACTAAGTAAGGGTGAAATTTATACGCAACGACTATCTCCAAAAGAGCAAATTGACGTGGTTGTCGATAAACTCATGCCCGTGCGCCACCTCATTGACGGCGTGACTATAGGAAACCACGATTGGCGGATTGAAAATGAGACAAGCATCGACCCTGTTGAAATGATTTGTCGTTACTTGGGCATCCGTGACAAGTACCTTGGTTCACGTGGAATTGTCGGGTTCTCTTGGAACAAATGCTTTTACAGTGTGGACATGCACCACGGAACGGGTGGCGGTTCAACTGTGGCCGCCGTTGAGAACGCAATGAAGCGTTTGTGGAAGTCGGATACGCACGTCATGTACTGCGGTCACTGGCACAAGGAGTTCAGCAAGCCGATTAAGAGATTTGCAGTTGACCATGCCAACGGTACGGTTCGGGAAGAGAAACGCTGGTTGGTGTGCGGAAACACAATCCTGAATACGGCAGAGTACGCAAAACGGGGCGGGTTTGAAGAGTCGTTCCCAAGTCAAGCCTACCTCACTTTATCCGGCAAGAGAAACCACAAGGAAATTGATGTAAGGTGGCTTCGCTAATGAGCGAATTCGTGAAATGTATTAAATGTGGATTCCGGTATGTTACAGACAAAGCAAGGGAGAACTTTGAAGCAGAGGGACTGAAAGGAGAACCTTTGCTTTGTCTGCACTGTATCGGAGCATTGACAGGTAAGGTAATGAACTCTTTTGGATATTTGGTTTATCCTGAGGAATTGGAATCGTCCAATCAACATATGCAAGCTATTCCAAAAACAATTGTCGGCTGTAGGCCGTGTATGAAGAAAAGAGGGTAGAAGATGAAAACGGAACGCATTTATTTACGGACAACCCCTGAGAACAAGGAGTATCTTCAGGAGGTCGCAGATAGGTACTTTGACGGAAACATGTCTGCCGTATTCGACTTCATGGTCGAACGACTTGCAATATACATTGAGGAGGGCGGGGAATAATGGCGGATTTACCAATCAGAAAGAAGGGGAGTCCTAGCAAGATTGAAAAGTACGGGCTAATGGAGCATGCCATTAGTCTGTTAAAGGTAATACCCAAAATGACGTATGCGGCTATTGCAGAGGAACTGAACACTATTGGCAATGTTCCGCCAGAAGGGTTAATTACAGACGAGAATGTTTCCCAATTTGCACGTTCCTATCCAGAAGTGAGGAGGGAAATTCTGCTTGCTAACAAGCAACACATGCGGAAATTGGTGCTTGAGGGTGCGGAATTCGACATGTTGGGGCAACTCAAAGAGATGGCGGCAAGGACTTCTTTTATGTTGGAAGCGATGGAGGAGATGGCACTTGAGAATGGCACTCTCCCAAAGGCGGCTGATTACAAGGCCCTTTCCTCCGAGTTGCGGGAGACCTTGAAACAGATTGAAGGGATTCATAAGGAAATCTATGACATGGAAGTTGTTCGTGAGTTCTTAATTGAGGTTGTCAATACGCTTAAGGATGTTGCTCCTGAAGCGTTGCCGTCCTTTATCTCTAAAATGAAAGGAAAACGAGAGAATAGTCATATCGTTAACGAACTTTTGTCAGGGGGATTGAAATAATGGAAAACGCCGGGCGCTTGATAGCTTATGTGGGGGCAATGGGTTCAGGAAAGACAAAGAAGCTTATTGAGTTATATGAGGAAATGAAGGCAGATGGAATGAGAGTAGCTATCTTTAAGCCGTTCATTTCTCGTGGGGGAGAAGATGACGAGTTTGTCTATGCACGTAACGGCAAGAAAGCACCTGCGATTACGATAGAATGTCTCTATGAAATTCCTGCCATAGTTGATAAGGAACAACTTCAGTCTGTTCTGATTGACGAGATTCAATTCTTTGAGGCGGAAGATTCTGAAAAGATGCTGGAAGTGACTGATGTACTAGAAGCGCTGGCAATGGCAGGCCTTGAGGTTTACGTGTACGGTCTGGATGTTGATTCGGATAATATGACATTCGGAAACATTGGAAATATACTTGCTCACGCAGATGAAGTCCATAAACTACAGACGTACTGTGTTAAGTGTGGAGAAGAGGCACGGGTGAGTAAGTACATGAAAGGCATGAAGGACAGTGTGATACAGACCGGAGACCTTGGTGACTACCAGCCACATTGTCGTTCCTGCTATTACGATTGGGAAGATAGGCTAAAGGAAATAGAAAACACCGCCACAATCAGCTTAGATGGAGGCAACTTTCATTTTTCTATACAGGTAAGTCGTGAAAAGCTAGATGAATTAGGACTAAATACAGGCTCTATTTCAGACAAGCTCCAAACAGTAGATGACGTACTTAAATTGTTAGCGATAATAAGCAAGGAGGAGTTGGAATAGTATGCCTAATAGTTTACTCTCTTCCTTATGGGATGATGTAATCAGTATGGCAGAATCCGTAAACTCTTCTCAAGGTCTGTGGCGAGAAGAGCCTGTGGGGTTGGTTGAGTTCTTTGAAAAGTACCTTGGCGAGAAGCCTTTCCCCGGAAAGCAGACAGAGCTTCTTGAATATGTAGAGAAGATTCTGGCTAAGGATACCCTGCCAGAGGATGACCCTCTCAAGATGGTTACGGAGTTCGCCGCAATGTGGGGAAAAGGCAGTGGAAAGGACTTTATTATTTCTGGAATCGTTGCCTACATCCCATACCGTTTGAATTGTATGAATGACCCGCAAGGGTATTTTGGGTTCGGACAAGGCGAGCCGATTGATATTATCAACCTAGCAAAGAATGCCAAACAGGCCGAGAACGTGTTCTTCACAAAACTCAAGGCACGTCTCAACTCCTGCACGTGGTTTAAGAAGGTGGATAGAAAGCCAATGGCTTACAATGAGTATCAGGAGAAGAAGGACACAATTGTATTCTACAATGAAATCCGCGCATTCTCTGGTCACTCCGAAGCAGGTAGCTTTGAGGGGTTCAATCCACTTGTCGGAATATTCGATGAGGTGGGCGATTTCGAGTGGAATTTGGCAGAGTTTGCATATGACACCATTCGTTCATCAGCTATGTCTCGTTACGGCAAACGAGCACTGCTTCTATTCATTTCCTTCCCCCGTTCCGCCGAAGATTTCATGATGTATAAATATCAACAAGGCCAAGATAGCGAATTCCCTGAAGTAATGTCCTCTATTGGTGCATCATGGGAAATTAACCCGAACATTAAGCGGGAAGACCTTGAGATGGACTTTCAAAAGGACGAAGAAGGCGCGAAGATGCGCTATCAGTGCATACCGCCCGCACAGCGTGGGGGATTTTTTCAATATCCTGAAAGAATTGATGATTGCGTTAAGAAGGGGAAAGTTAACTGCGCTGTCCTTGAGGAAATCACTATTACAAGCACACTCGCGGACGGCCAAGAGCGGCACTTTGTAGGGTACGATGTAGAGCTGTTCAGGGAGACATTGGAATTGGATGCAAGTAAGACGTTCTACCTTGGTCTTGACGGCGGTATCACAAGTGACTCCTATACACTAAGCCTAACCTACGGCGAGACTTTCTATGAACAGGTAGTGCAGAATGGAGAAGCTGTCGAAAAGGCTAGGAACAAACCTGTAGAGGTTCTGTTGATAGAATGGAAACCAGACAAGAAACATAAAATGCCTGTTTCTGTTCAAAACGTAATCGACATTGTAGAGATAATCTGCGAGACAGTTTACGTGAAGCAGGCCCTTATGGATAAATTTAATTCGGGGGCGATGGTGCAAAAACTCATGGATTTGGGGGTAGAGGCCGAGGATAAGGTGTTCTCAAATCCATTTCAACTGGTCATCTACACCAACTTCAAAAACCTCGCATACACTGGGCATCTTGAGCTTCTGGATGATGAGGTAGCCAATAGCGACATGAAACATATATTGCTTGTAAATGGAACTAAAATCGACCATGAAAAAGACCGCGGCAAGGATACAGCAGATGCTAGGACTGCTTCGATTTATCTGTGTTCCACAGCAGAACCAGACGAAGTCACGAACTGGTCAATGCCATCTATCCAAGGTGTTTCACGGAGATAGCCTACGGCAACTGTTCTACGTATAGAGGCGAATAATCATGGAAAGCACAACATGTAGTTGTTAAAGCTGATGAGTAAATTTTACACATCAAACCTGTTCCGTAAAATTTACCGATCAAGAACCGTAAAATTTACCGATCAGCTTTATTTCTGTTCCGTAAAATTTACCTACTATATATAGAAAGTAATAAAGACTATAGAGAAAGTATTATAGAGAAAGAATGGGAGCTACCCTGCGGGTGCTCCCGTTTTTGTTTGTACCTTACTTTGTTAGGGTTTTACCTCTCCTACTTATAATGTACGTACGATGGAAGACCAACTGATTAGAGTATTAGAGGAGTAGTTTATAGATTTTAGTAGACAATTTACCTATTTACTGTAAGGAGGGGTAATATGAAACTTCCACCACCACCTAAATATTGGGGTCTGTGGGATACCGACAATATTAATATCAGGTTCTACAGTCAGAGGTGGGTGCAGTTCACTTGTGAGTACAAAGCTATCAATGGTGAGAGGGAAATTAAGAACGTATACCACACCATCTTTGACAGAATTTTAGGAGTGTCTTTTGATGACAAGATTAAGGATTCCCTTGAGAAGTTTGTCAGTAAGCAGAAGAGAAAGAACAATGAAATCCTAAGTTTAAGGGAAAAGGAAATAAAGGTTCGTAACCTCCTGTAAGTTATTGCGGGAGGTTTTGTACTTATAATGCTTAGTAGTTAATGGAAGGTGGGTGAATGGGTTGGGATTTTTTAAGAATCTGTTTAGCCGTGTGACCTCATTTTTCGCCCCGCAATCAAAGTCGCAGGCCGACGAGCGACAGGTTGAGCAGTATGCCGAAAGGCTTCCTGTAGATACTTTTGGCGGGTCACGAAAGACTAAGACCATTGGAGAAGGTTCTGTAAGTCGTACAACAAAGTACAAGAATCTGACAGAGCAGTCCTTTGGGCAATACAGTCCAAAGACGTTGCTGAATCTATTGAAGTACAACCACCCTGACGTGTCTCAGGCGATTTGGAACTTCAAGATTATTGGCAACAGTGGTTACAAGGCAAAAGTAACTTTACTTGATGGGACAACGGAGCACAAGTCCGGTCAAAAGCTGATTGCAGACTTCCTGTTGAAATTAGACTACTACAATAGCGATGGCTTTGAGAAGTCGCGTTCAATTGACCGACTGGTAGATATGCTGTTCGATTCGGCTCTCCTACGTGGGGCTGTTTCCTTGGAGATGGTCATGGACAGGGACTACAAGGATGTACTCTACTTTGCTTCAGTAGACCCTGACACAATTGATTTCAAGGTAGAGAACAATCGTCTCGTACCTTATCAGAGCGCAGTTAAACTGGATATCCCTACGTTCTTCTATGAGGGGATAGATGAGACAGAGACAGACCCTTATGGTACATCCCCGTTTATCTCCGTCATTCAGACCCTCGCGTTCCATATGCAGGTGCTAGAGGATATCAAAATGGTTGTTCATAATCAAGGTTATGGTAAGTATGATATCAAGATTATCGAAGAAGTTTTGCTAAAGCGTATGCCTATCAACATTAGGAACAACGAAGCTAAGAAACAACAGTGGTTGAATGACCAACTGGACAAGATTATTGAGATGTATTCGAAGTTAGACCCAGATGCGGCGTTTGTCCATTTTGACAGCGTTGAAGTAGATATGGTAGAGACCGCAAAAGCCACCATCGACCCTCAAAAGCTGATGGCGGTAATTGACACCCAAATTTTAGGTGCTCTTAAGCAGTATTCTACGCTAATGGGTCGTAGGAGTCAGGGACAGACAGAGCAATATGCCAAGTTGGAAATCAAAATCTTCATGAAATCCGTTAAAAAAATTCGCGACGTGATCGAGCAAATGCTTTCCCGCGCGCTGACGAAGTACTTGAATATTCATGGGATGCAAGGGTATGTGTTCTTTAAATTTAACGATACTGAAATTCGAACAGAATTGGAACAAGTCAACTTCGAGCAAATTGCAATTCAAAATGCAGAGAAGAAAGTCGCTAACGGCTGGCTTGACAATGACATGGCTTCTGAAGAAATTACGGGACATAAGGCAGTTGGAGAGCCGGACAGGGAGCGTTTAGGAATTAAGGCGAATGAGGCCAAAGGGGCGCAAGACGAGCGCACACCTAACGATTCGTCAAGCTCAGATAGCACTGGCAACTAGTTGTACAGAACGGTTGTTAGGCGTTCCTGACTTATCCTTATATTGTTATCTGAGAGATTATTTAATGTGTTAGGAGGTGCAACATGCCAAAACCTACTAGAGAACAACTTAGCCGAATTAATAAGTTTTCTCAGGTGGACTTGAAAGAGGACCAAGTATATGTTTTCCAAAGCCTTTCAGCCGACACACTACCGATCAAACGGTATGGGTGGTTTGGTGAGTACAATATCGAAATGTCTGATAAGATGCTCAACAAGTTGAAAAAGGACTATAGGGTAGGCGTAGGATTGCTTGCTTCCCATAACAGTAACCGTTTGCCATTCGGTAGAACCTTTGACGCTGAAGTTAAAGTGGATACAGTGAATGGAGCAGAGGTCAAGACTCTGTACATCGACCACTATATGGTTAAGTACATGGAGGATGGTGATGGAAACAAAGTCCCACTTCGTACTGAAATTAACGGGATGACCACCCAAGACATTGCGAACCACGTGGATGTGGGTCATACGTTTGACACTAGTATCGGGTTTTCTATGGATGAGATGAAGTGTTCTATTTGTAAGCACGACTTGCGAGATTATGACAAATGCACCCACATCCCCGGCATGGTTTATGATGTGCAGGTAGGAGAAAACGTTGAAAAGCAACGATGTGACATTATTGCAGATTCTGGAGAGGGGATTGAAAACTCGCTAGTTTATGCGGGGGCGGTCAATAGGGCACTCATCCAGAATAGTAAAAAATCCTCTACGGGAGAGAATTTGAGTGTAGGAAAGAATGATTACGACACGAGTGTTAATTTGGGAAATGCACCGCTCTATAATGTAGACGAATTAAAAAACCTACCTAAAGACGCACAAGTACTCTGCTTCTTGTCTAAAGGAAACATGCAGGTTTTCACAAACACAACTGAGCGGAGAGACTTTAACCAATATCTCTCAAATAAGGAGCGTGGAACAATGTCGGCTGTAAATAAAAATGACTCTGTGTCACTATCGACAACAGAACAAAAACCTACAGTTTCACAAGAATTGTATGACCAACTAAAACTAGCACATGACAGTGTTGCTGAAAAATTAGGTAAAGCCGAAACTGAGCTTGCTTCCACTGCCGCTAAGGTGGTTGAACTGCAAGATGAAATGAAAGCGAAGGACACACAGATCGCTGAATTGTCCGTCAAGGCCGAATTAGCTGACGAATACCGTAACAGTTTGATTGACGAAACAGTCAATGCGGGCATTGCGGCACGTGGCAATGCTTTCAGTGTAGATCGTTATCGCAAGTACGCCGAAACTTTAAGTATTACTGACTTGAAAGAGGAATTATCTGCGTTTAAGGGTGAGTTCCCTGCTTCAGTAGAAGCGGCACGTGTTACTGCACAAGAAACTAATGGCCGTGAGCCTGATGTTCCGACAGAAGAGCTATCAATCTCTGAGATTAGACAAGAAGCCGCTAAACTGGCGATGCAAGAATTCCAGTATTCCAATGGAGACCTCGATCTCGTAGCACTTACTGAAAAATACTACACTGAACTTCGTCAGAAGTACGGTAAATAATCGAAGGAGGTACAAAGAAAATGGCAGGTACAGTAACGGGTTTTCAACGTCCATACACTTTCGTAGAGAACGCAACCTACAAGACTGTTGGTATGGAGCAAGCTGTAGTCTATGGGGCAAATGCACGTGAAGTACAAGTTCCTGAGACAGATAACCTTCGTCCAGTAGGGGTTGTAACGTACCAATACGAGGATAGAAGCGGTGGTACGGTGTCTGTACAACTTGACCGTATTGCCGAAATCGAGGCGGCTGAGGACATTCATTTTGGTGAAGACGTGATTGTTGCCGCAGGCGGTAAGGCAAAAGCGGCTAAGAATTTAGCATCAGGCACTACTGCTTATGTACTTGGTGAAGCACAAAACAACGTAACTACGGGACAGTATGTGCAAGTCCTCATCACTAAGAAAGTCTACAAAGTCTAATAAGGAGGGTAACGGTAGATGTCTACTTATCCTAAACATAATATTAAGAATGTACACTACGACCAGTATCTTACGAATATTTCAGTAGCGTACAAAGGTAATACCAACAACTACATCGCTGAGGATGTAGTTCCAGTTGTAAGTGTAAGCAAACAGGCAGATCGTTACATGGTCTTCGATTACATGGAGCACATGCAAGAAGACGACGATATTCGCCGTTCTCCGGGTTCTGTAGCGTCCGAGATGCGTACAGGATTCTCGGACGATGCTTATTACTGCGAAGGGTTCGCGAAGCGGTATGCCCTCTACCCAGAGGAAATTGCAAACGCTGATGAAGAACGTATTTTCCGATTGAAAGAGCGTGCGGCTCAGGCAGTTAAAGACAAACTACTGCTTGCCAAAGAGCTGAAAACAGCGGCTTTGATGACCAACCCTATGAACTTCCACGCAGACTTACGTCGTAGCTTCAACGCTACAGAGAAGTGGTCAGACTACACAAACTCCGACCCTCAAAAAGATATCTTTAAACTTCGAGAGACAGCAGAGAGATTAGGCGCTCCAAACTTTAACGTCTTGGTATTGTCCAAGCCTGTTTATAACAGGTTAAAGTTCCACCCTAAGCTGAAAGCGACACTTGCAGGGTTTATCTCACCAGAGATGGTATCTGATGAGGCAATGCGACAACTGTTTGATGTAGACCGAATTATCATTGCTGAATCTCGTAAAGCAGGTTCGGAATTGAAGCGTGTGGGGGATGGTATGACAAACTACATCTGGGGAAATAACGCAATCCTGATGTATCTACCATCTGCACCTTCTATGGACACTCCTGCGGCGGCCTATACATTCCAATGGGATAACCCTCAGGCCAACGTAGTAGGTAATCAAAAGACCCGCGAATACTATGTTGAAGAATCCAAAACACACTTTGTTGAAACTGAAGAGTGGTACGGACAGAAGGTTGTTTCTAAAATTTGTGCGGCTGTTCTATCTGACGTAGTGACGCCATTTACTTAAGAACTGACCGATGCGGTGGGCAGGGGTTAATCCCACCCACCTTTTTTATTATCTCAATAATACTATACCGAGGGGAGCTTTGCAAATGGCAACTCAAAATAAGCGAAAAACTGCTGAAGAAAAGGCGGCTGAGGTAAAAGAAGAGCTGAAGGTCGAAGTAAAAGAAGAATCAAAGACTAAAGAACCAAAAGCCAAAGCCAAGACGGAGGCAGACGAGGTGCAAGGAAGTGTCGTGGGGGAATTTACCCAACAACTGGCCATCTTCTCCAAGTTTATATATAACGCTCGTAATGAGGACGTGACTCTTGTGGTAGAGAATTTGGGCTTCGGTGACGTGTATGTCAGCGACAAGGATAATGTTCGTGTGGGAGAAGAGTCTCAACGAGTGTTGTTCAAGGAGCAACGAATTTTCAATGGCACTCAAAAACTATTCTTCGCTTCTGCTAGTCAGCCTGTCGTGTCCATCGTCGAAGTGAAGTAAGGCGAGGTGAGGTAGGTGGTCATTGATAGAAGCACAGACACTGAATACAAGGGTTCGGTTCGCACTCTACTAGGGGTTAACAAGGACGATGAGATTACCTTGCCCGGCGAAGATATTGATGATATGGCCATCATTGATAAAGCTGAGATGGATGTTCTAAGCTACCTGCCTGCCGCCGCAGACATTACGGATAAGAGAGTCAGGCTAGCCGTTATATACACTATGGCGGCTAACCTATGCCCTTCCATGCCGGCTAAGGTCGAGATTGAGGTAAAGGGTATTGACAGCGGATGGAAACGTAAACCGATCAATTATGACGAACTGGCTGAGAGGCTTTTAGGGCAAGCCTACATTTTACTCACTCCGTTGTTAGAAGAAGTAGGCGGCTACGATTTATTCAAAATCGCGCCATCCAAAAGGGCGGTGACAGAACGTGAAAATCTCTAAAACGAAATTTATTAAAAAGTACGGAACAAAGGTCATAGTTAGAAAATTTGTTTCTGATTCATTTAGAGAGCACTCTTCCTTTGCTATTTTGGGAAGAGGGAGCAAGACTAACTCTACCATGAGGTTACTGCAAACGCTCAGAGAGGGGATATTCCCTGCTGATGAAGACTTAGACAGTGGTTACTTTGTAGAGAACGTGACTCAAAACGAAACTTACATTGTGGGCGGGACGCTACCGGAATACGGAGTAAACCAGACACTTTCGATAGTAGCAAACCTACTGGTCTGCAATAGTTTTCTGACAATTAAAGGCCAGAAGAAGGTTGCAGACGCCCGTGGTAACTTGAAAACTGAGTTCGTGACGACATGCTCAGACCTTCCATGTCACATTCAGGAAGCAACGAACGAACTTCGGCAATACGATTCAGGCGTTTTACCAGAGACAGACTATGTGATTTACTCTACTTCCTTAGACGTGATGGAGACCGACCAAGTAGTTCTTGCAGTAAACGGTAAGTCGGAAGCATTTAAGGTACTTTCCAAGGACTATGTAACTTTTCCGAATATGGTCGTCATTCAGGTAAGCCGAGATGTAAGGAAGTGATTCTATGGGGCAATTTGTAAACTTTGACCAAAACGGGTATCTAACAGCAATTAAACGCTCCATAACTGATGAACTGAACAACATTGAGCCTTATATTTTGAATAACCTGCGAACCAGTTTTGGAGCTATCGAAATAAGGAAGGTTGACGCTAAACACAAGACAGCTATGCAGAACTCAATTAAGAGTGTTGTCTTTGAGCGGGCTGACAGCTTTATAGCAAGCTTCGGAGCAGGCGGAGAGAAGGGGAAACAAAACCAAGGATTCCGCGCTGTTTACTACGAATACGGTACAGGTAACAGCGCAGAACCGCCCGTAGGTTGGTCTTCTCCTATCGGCGGCGACAGCGGTTGGGGAGCATGGAACATGGCACGTAAGGGTAGGGATATCTACCAGAGACCGAGAGGTACATGGTTTGACTTGGGAGGGAATCCGCACACATCGAAAATCAAAGGTGCTCCTAAGAAACTTGCAAATGAAGCAGGTAGTTTCGGCGAAGAAGTACACCCACAGCACTGGTTCGAAGATGCCATGAAGACTAGCATTGGATTATTTGATGACGCTGTACGTAGGGCGGTTAAGAGCATACCCATTCCCACTTATATTAGTATACGTAATATTACGAAGAGGATGTGACGACATGGGGAAGATAAACGTTTCAGATGTCTACGCTTGTATCCACCAAACCCTTCGTAATGACCCTGAAATCCAATCAATGCTAGGGCTGACAGCAGACTCTTCACTTGAGGACATGGCTACCAAGATTCAGAAGAGGAGGAAACCTCAGAATCTAGTTCAAGACAACCTACCTATGATTTCTTTCTACAAGAATCCGGGGGCTAGGGGCAAGAACTACCTTGAGTACCGATTCATCGTGGATTTTGATATCTACACTCAAGATGATGTGGAGTTGGCTACCAACATTGCAGACCGGATTTCCCACCTGTTTGATGACAAGTATTTAGGGTTGCAGAAGGGAAGCGTCTTTAAAGGTCAATACGTCACCAGTGCTGAAGATGACACCGACCTTGAAAACACATACAAGTATTTCACTCAAATTGGTCTAACCGTTGGGATAGAAGAATAGAGAAGGAGGTTTCCTGAATGAAAGTTACCAAGAATAAGAAAATGCTGATTAAGGGCGCAGGTAAATTCATGGCAAAAATTCCGAATTGTGATGACCTTATCACAATTGGTACGCTAAACAACATGCGCTTGGATATTCAGCTTGATATGCAAGATATCGAAGGTGGCGACTCTTCTGTACCTTTGGATACCCTTTTACGAAAAAAGACGATTGATATCACGGCAGAAGATGCAAAATTTGACTTGAACCTTGTCCGTTTGGTTCTCGGTTCTAAACTTCGTGAGGGTGTATCTGGTGCGGCTTACAGTATGGTAACTGAGACGGTGGTTGTCCCATCTGAATCGCCGTACCAAGTAACGCTGTCCAACACTGCTATCGCTTCCCCTGCACCCAAAGCATTTGAGGGAGCTGTGACCGGAGCTGATGTAACCTCGAATGTTACGGTAACAGGGAAAACTGCTGTGTTCGACATGGCTTTGGCAGGCAAGACAATCGTTGTTGTTTATGCGGTAGCACTGACTGGCGTAACGCAAGACGCTGATGGCTTTGTATGGGAATTGGAAGAGAAACATACCGTAAAACAGGCAGGTTCTGATTTTGTAGTTGACCTTGTGTTCGGGACTTCCATCCATACAGACCCGCAGATTTCTGTTCGCACCTTGAAAGGAAACAAACTGCTGAAGAAAATCGCATCCGGTTCGCCGAACGAAGACCAATATACTGTATCAGGCGGCAAGTTGAAGTTTAACTCTGCACTGAAGGATGTAGATATTTATGTGAACTACAAGCGGAACGAAGTCGTAGACATCCTTGACATCACGACTAAGGACATGCCGTTGACTGTACATGTTGTGCACGATGGGCGTTTCGAGCAGAAGGACGGCACTATCCAAGGCTATCAAATTGAATTGTACCAGTGCCGTGTAAAATCAAACTTTACATTAGACGCGCAACGCCAGCAAGCATCTACGCATAGTGTAACATTGACTGTAATTGACCCTGAGCGGCCCGATAACAAACTAGGTACTATCAAACGCTATGAAGTTGGTAACACTCAAGCCGCCGACCTTTGCTAGTATACTGACCCTCTGAAGAGGGTCTTTTTACATACTGTTTGTTAGGTTTTAATGTTACTTACTTAGAATGTCTCTGAGGTGACTACAAGGACTTCCCCCGCCTTGTAGTCATTTTCAATTTGTAAGCTTTGGGGGAGAAATTAAATGCTTGGGGGATGGGCTATGAGTGACCGTAATTTGAAAATTCCACGTGCGAATACCACAGAAGAGATGGTGGTTGAAGTAACGAAGCAAGTAGCAGAACAAACTAATGAGCCTATTGAGGAAGCGCCTAAGAAGGCGATCACCCAAGAGGAATCTGATACACGTGAAAAGGTCTTCTTTGAAGAGGATGAAAAGGTTCGTCTGCGTGACGGTAAGACCTATTACATTCCTCCATTGGGTCTCAGAGATGCCCGAAAGTTAATGAAGAAGCTTAACACAATTGATTCTGGCGTCATTATTGCTAACCTAATTCCTGACAGTGATGACGAAGATGATAGATATGACGAACTGTTGGACGTTCTGCTTATGGCGTTCAAACCGTACTACAGCCACATGACCATTGAGCACCTTGAGGAATATGTGGACTTGGAAACGGCAAAAAAAATCATCGACTGCATGATTGGGTTGAATGGATTAAAAAAGTCCATGTAACCACTGAGAAGGAGGAAGAAGAGTACGACAATAAGCCGCCAGTCGATTGGGCGAACATCTTCTTTAAATTAGCTCACTATTGCAACATGAAGAAGCAGGACGTGTGGGGGCTGACCCTCCCTCAGTTGGGCTATTATCTTGAGCAATGTAGCGAACATATTGAGTTTACTGTGAAAATTTCGACAATGTCATTTGGCGGCCTTTTTGGTGGATTTGGTGGCGGAACTGAGCCAAGCAGTGAAGAGGCAAAGGCCGACGGAACTTATGTAGACGGATACAAAGTAGCTGATGAAGAAGACATGGATTGGCTGTCGAGTATTCTATAACGCAAACAGAATCTCCTGTCTGCTCCTGAATGGAGGGGCAGGAGTTTTATTTTATAAGGTGGTGAGACCGTGAATAATATCCAAACTGACATTATTTTAGAGTTTCAGAAATCCATAGAAAACATGGCCCGTTTTGGTCAGGAAATGGAAACCCTTGACAGTAGGTTTGGGCGGCTAGACCAACGAATTGATGCTTTGAAAACCTCCATGTCTGCGTTTGGCTCTCAAATGAACAAAGGTACAGGAAGCAACCTACGTCAACAGATTGAACGTGAGATGAACAATCTGATTTCAGGTAACGGTGTCGTTCTTGCCTCTATGGGAAATACACCACTAAAGGTAAAGAAGGAAACTCTGAGAGACGTGTTCCAAAAGGTGGAGACTGAGCTGAACCTTGAACTACAGAAGTTTGTTCGCAACTTGAGTATTGAAATCGACCCGAACTACGCCAAGGGCCAACGATTACCTATCAGTAGCGATGATTTTGACGCAATCAATAAAGAAGTTGCAAAGGTTATCCGGTTGCAGATTGGCCATCTTGTGAATGCTATCCAAAAACACAAGGCCAACCTTATTAAACCCACCGCTTTAGAAGGACTTGAAATAAGCATCGGCAAAGGGACAGTCCTTGCACTTGTCAACAAGATTAAAGACGAGGTTATCAGGAAGATTGAAAATCCAAGTGTGGCAGAAGCAAGTGAATTGAAAATTACCAAGCAAGACTTGAACAAGGTCGTCACTGACGTAAAGACAAAGCTGAAGAAAGCTTTTGAGATAGATGTAGCTGATGTTAAGAGCCTTGATGCAAAGGACGTTAATTCCCGTGTAGCTAAAATTCCTCAAGAGATTGACGAACGTTTGCAGGAATATGTTAGTAAAACCGTTGCTGGCATTAATGGCGCTATGAAAGGTAAGATGGAACTTCCAGTCAAAGACCTAAGCAAGAACGTCAAAAACATTCTTGCTCGTGAGCTAAAGACTACTGTCAGCCAGTTGGATAACTTAGGTACTGTAGACTTGGGTTCTATAAGAGGTTACGAATTGAAGTCCCAATTGGAACGTATCTCCAAGACTCTCGATAAAAAGTTAAGTAAGAGTGTAGAGGAAGAGGTCAAGGATGTTGTTAAGAAAATAGAGGAAGTGGAGATTATACCGTCTCCTAAACTCAAACGTCATCTGGTTAACCAAATTAACAGAGTCAATAATAAAATTATTGAGAAGATTCGGGAGCAGGTTGATGTCCAGATTCAATCGCTTTTGCAAGAGATTTCCGAGGTGCAAGCTAGACATAGGCCCTTGAATCGTGACCAAGCTATACGCCAAGCAAGCGACTTAGGTGGAAATCATAGCGGCGGAAGTCATGGAGGAAGCGGTGTTGTAAGTTCTGATGATAGTAGACGAAGACCTACTGTATCTGGAGTAGACCCTTACAGCAGGCGTGATGAGCACTTTAACAGCTTCGGCTTGCACGGGGCTATTGTCAACACGGTTCGTCACATCTTAGCCGGGTCTATTGTCGGTGCTCCTATGATGGCCATGTACCAAGCTGTTGAGACATTCAAGAACACCAACACAGAGCAGATTAAGATGATTCAGAACTTAATGCTGAAACCTGAGTATCGAAATGACCCTAATGATGCATCTAGTGGCACAGACTTTGCTAAAGTAGACGCTACTGTGAATCAGCTTAGGGGATTCATTCGTCAGCAGTCCATATTTTACGGTATTGATTACAACGAACTCTACAGAGTAGGCGGTATCGGGTCTCGGTTGCTTGAAGACCCGCTCGAAATGAAAAAGTTCATTCAGTTAACGGCGCAATTAAAAACTGTAGACCCTTCGGCAAAGCCTGAGAACATAGCAAACGGACTCGAGTCTATCAAAGCACAGTTCAATCTTGAAATGGCGCACATGCAGGAGAAGGTAGCACAGCCAATGGCGGCCGTATCTAACGTAACAAATGCAAGTGTTGAGCAATTAGTAGATGCTCTGAAACGTTCCGGTGCTACGTTTAATAATAATAACATTGACCCTGCTACAGCTATCGTGTTAGCAGGTACGTCTATTCAGGCGACTGCGCTGGAAGGGGCTAACATAGGTAACTTCTACAACAGCATTCTCAACAGATTACAGTCTGATAAAGCCCTGAGTAAGTTGGCAGAGTTGGGTGTTAACCCCCATGTTACTGACCCTTTGACTGGTGCTCAGATGTTAAGGCCCGGCGAAGATATTTTCCAAGACTTCGCAAAGGCATTATCAGATAAAGATGACTTGACGAAGCGTAATGCTTTTGATGCAATGTTTGGCACGTACCAATCCTCTAAAGGTGCGGCGACCATGCACGAAATTATGAACAACTTTATTAAGGTTCTTGAAGCTACCAAAAGCTTCGGCGAAGATCAGTACAAGCAGATGATTATGAAGTCCTTAGATAACCCTATGGTTAACGCTAACAGAGCTAAGGAAAGTGTTTCCGTCGCCTTCGATGCTCTTGTTCAAGAGTTGACACCTGCGATTAACAAGGTTTCATACGCAATCATCAATATGTCTGATGCGGTCGCACGGAATGCAAGTCTGCTTGTAGGTCTTGGAGATGTGTTATCTAACGTACTCATCGGTATGCTGATGATGCGGGGTATCAAGTGGGGTGCAGGTAAGGTGTGGGGCGATGTTAACGGGCACACTGAGATGCACAAGATGCGCACCAGTTTCTTAGGAAGAATCTCAGGCATGTCTGCTGACGGTCATATGGGCGAGCTTGTTGGCGATGACCTCAAAAATATGAGCCGCAAGGATATCGGCAGATATCAAAAGAACCCCGAACTTGAGCGTTACTTTCGTGAAATGCACGGAATGAATGAAAAGCAACAAGAGCATTTCAAGAAGTATGTAGCTGACAAGAAAATCGACCTTAGAGATTTACCGACCCTGTTTACAGCAATGGAGGAAGCAAAGAACTGGACAGAAAGGAAAGTCCTTTCGGATGATGAAAAGTTCGACAGAACAAAGACCTACCACAACAGATTGAGCACAACTCCTGCACTTGCAAATATCTTATCCCCTGAGCTTGTTGCCACGTTAAATAGCACCACTTCAGATCGTTTAGCTTTCAACAACAGCCGAGCTAATGTAATGGGTTACGCTGAGATGGCTGATAGAATGTCACGTATGTCTCGGAAAGAGTTCGATGGGTTCGAAAATCATCTTCAGGAAATGCATAGAAACGGCGCTCCCGCTGTCGATTCTCTTGAACGGCTGACTGCGGCGCTGGACGACTACGACAATGCCCAAAGGCAGGCAGATACAGCAACGCGTCAGTCAAGCCCTACCTTCAACACACTGTCTAATGCTGTAAGAGGCATGAATAACGAGATGACAAGGACACAACGTTTGAAGCAAGGCTTTAGGGATTTCTTACGTTCTATGCCTGACTTAGCAAGAGGAGCGGCTTCTTCCATCGGGCATCTTTCCAAGAACATTGCGGCAATGGCGGGACAGATTGTAGCGGCTTTAGGGCTTGCTCAGGCGGCCAAGGCCCTGACTGAAAACATGACTCTCACCCAAGCAGACAAAAATCTTGCCTTAGCAGAGAAGCAAGACCAAGACTTCACTTCTCTTTCTAACTACATGAACAGAGAGGTAGACGGAAGTCTTATGGGTTTCTCTCAAGCAGTAGGCATGAGACTTGGTCAATTATACGGTACGACAATGAACGCTATTTCTTATACGTTTGGTGGGACACCTGCTCATTTCGGTAAAGGCGAGAAAGATGCCATGATAGAAGAGATGAAGGCTCACTACGGATTTAAGGGAAGTGGTGGGATTAAGGGTTGGTTATTTGGAGATGAAGAGTTCATGGGATATCTGCGGAATATGGGCATTGACCCGCAAGAAGCAGTTAAGGATTGGGCGCAGAAGTCGGGTAGAAGAGAAAACACTCAAAAGTTCATGGAGCAATCAATGAATCAGAAGTACGAAGAGGCCCAAATGAAGAAGGCAGAGGAAGAACGTCTTCAGAAAATCGCAGAGGAGAATTATAAACAGAAATATCAAGAGGGTAAACTAAAGTTCCCTACAATCAATGCCGATGATGTGAAGTCTAACATACAAGCTAAGATAGGAGAAATCAAAAATCAAAATACTGTCGAGTCATTGCGTAACCTTATGGGCGGTATGAAAACTGATTCTGAGGATTACTTGAAAATGCGCCAAGAACAGGTAAGACGGATACGTCAGGTTCTCAACGAGGAACTTGCTACGATTGATAAGTATATAGCCAACATGGACACCATTATGAAATCTCATGCCCCTGATTCTAAGGAATACAAGAGTGCAGAACAAGCTAAGAAGAATTATGAGGAAGCACGTAAAAAGGTAGTAGATGAGGGAGAGGCGGATATTCTTAATGAAGAGTTTAATCTACAGCAAGAGACTTTCCAGAAGAATATAGGTAAATCTAACCGCGCCATGCAGAAGATTGACCTTCTAGCCCAAGCCAAGGAACTTGCGGCGGCGTATAACATGGACACAGAGTCTCAGGCCTATCTGGATACCATGAAGCAGATAGCAGTGAATAAGGTTAACTCTATGAGGGCCGAATTGGAAAACATGAAACGTATTCAGGCGTTAGGAGACCAATCTGAAGAGTTAGCGATGGCTATAATGCAAACTCAAAACAATATTGCAAGTGAACAACAGAAGGTAAAGGAGTATAACCTAGCTTCTATTGGCATCGGAAGACAGAAGATTGGTGAGCGTAATTCCGAACGTGAGAATGAGTTTCTTGAGCTGAGACTCAGAATGGGCAACCCTGATGACAGCTCACCTATCTTACGGAACAAGCGTATTGCCAACGCCAAGGCTGAGGTGGCTGAGATTCAGTCTGTAATATCAGATTTGAAGAAAAGGCTCGTCAGGGCTGAAACGGAAGAAGCAATCAAGATCAACGCTGAAATACGTGACCTAACTAAACAGTCTTTACAGGCTCAACTAGGAATCCTTGATGAGATGAAGGGAACGGCAGGAACGTTCAATCTCCCTGATGGCGTTACTGCAATGACCAGATACGAGTACCTGACACGTCAGGGAACTCACCAAACCACGACAGTGGGCATGGGCGATGTGACTGTAAACATTACTTTGCCAAACGTAACAAACGGTGTGACTGCTAACCAAATGCAGATTATCGGTAATGGTTTGGGCCAAGGACTTGCTCAAGGACGTGTCGGCGGGTGGCGTAGCCAGATGCTCGGAAACCCACAGAGTGGCTACCGACGCAAACACTAATTTTCACTTGCTCCGCCTTATAATGAGGTGGGGCATATTTTTTTTCGTAAGGAGGTATCAAAATGACACAGCAAAACACGCTCTTCTCTGAAGATCGCGTATATAAAAAGAGATTGTTCTACGACAATGGTCTGCGATACATGGAAGTTAAGGCGAAATTGATTACCGAGTATAAGCCACCTACACCGTCTCTAAAGACGCATGTAAACCAGACACTTTCTTCCTCTGCGGGGCTTGTCCAAAATGGTACGTCTCATTACAATGCCACACTGACTATGCTCTTTTATTCGAAGAAGGAGTACGCAGATTGGCTACAGTTCATTGGCTCTTCGCATAAATACTACGATGAGAAAGGCACTGTTTACCTTGGGATTGTAACAGGAGAGCCAGATATTAAGACAGCGGAGATGGAGACAAAGTACATTGTAACCATTGGCTTGTCACTTATTCGTAAGCAAGATTTTGAATACCGATTTCAGACGCAATTTATTGATATCGAAAACCACTGGGCTAAGGACTATATAAATGAGATGCAACAGAGAGGGTTGGTGGCAACGGACTCCTCTACTGATGGTGAATCTATTGCTTATTTCAGACCAGACGATGCCTTGACACGGGCAGAAGGAATTACGTTGCTAATGCGCACCTACAGGTATGCAGAAAAACTTCTAAGGGGGTATTAATTGTGAAGCGCTGGATTGATGTAGCCCCGTTGGATTGGTTCTATCGAGACGTACTTGATGCTACACGTCTCTTTACAGACTCTACAGGAAAGAACCCAATCATTAACGGTATGTTCTACAACGGGTTTGAATCAGGATTTGGGCGAGTAGTCAAGAGATTCATCACCATAGAGGGGCAACGAGAGTTCCTTATTCCTGAGTACAATTATCACGTGGACAACCCCATGTACGTTAACGTTAATGGAATCGACATCATACCTGAGTCAATCGAAACAGGTAAGGTGACGCTCTCCACTCCACTTTCGGCAGGTATAGAGGTTGTGTGCATAGCCTACGGTAAGGTCGCCTATCGACAAGAAGGGTGCGTTACCACGCCGTTTACAAGCTGTTCCGATGTACAAGCCCCATATGCTGATCTTAAGAATAGTGCTACCTACAAGTTTAGCTTAAGTTATCCAGTCGAGACATGTTCTGTTCTTGGCGTCAAGCTGAAGCGTATTCTTGTAGAAATGTACTCTAGTGATGATGCTGACAAGAAAATTACAGAAGCGATTGGGTGGAGGCGTGATGTGTTCGTAGTACACAAAGGCCGTGTTTACTTACCTGCCATGTATAACGGCTTTCCTGCTAAGGTAGGGTACAACTACATGGATAAAGGGGTAGTGAAACACACAACCGAAACTGTCTTGGTCGAGGCTTCTTGTGTGAAGTACAATGACCGATTTTTCCCAAACGTTAGATTACGTAGGGCAGAGTTTTTCGTGTTTATGTCCAGAATACGTGAAAACTTCTACAACCGATTCACGGACAGGCAGTATATCCAAAACCCCGCACCTCAACGTTATATTGCAGATAAAAGAGAATGGAGCGATGAGTGGTATGCGCCTGATGTATTATCTACTCTTGATGAGAAATTCTTGGACGGGTGCTATGTATTTCCTCTCTATGAAGATGATAAATTCGAGCCTGAAGAGTGCGTGACACGGGCGGAAGCTGTAACATATCTGAACAGGTTTATTGAGTGGTCTATCGAGAGATTCAGATAAGGCGGTGTTAGAATGTACGTATCAGACTATAACTACCCTTCTGGTAGGCTATTAGATAACATAATGGAAAGGATTAATGCTCTTGGCAATGAGCCACGGGTTATCATTGAACTAGATAAGATGTCATATGTCCGCGGGCTTCGAAGACGTTATGACGCAGTTCAGTACGTCTATGATAGTGTTGTCACTGACCTGCTTTCAATTGACAAGGCTGAGAAATTAACAGACTACGTTACTGGACAGTATTTGACATTTCCCACAGAATTACGTAATGCAAATATGTCTCTGCCAATCCTCTCAAGTTCTACAATGAACGGGGTGAAGGAAGATGATAAGCACATTAGTGGTATTCGAATCACGGATTGGCATGACAGTGACCCTCGATGCTCTCGTAAGGTTCATAAAGGAATAGACTTAGACTTAGCCATAGGAGACCCCGTATATGCTGTGTGGAGTGGTGTAGTCAAGATAGCAACCTTTCAAAGAGGGTACGGGAATGTTGTTTATATTGACCACGGAAACGGATGGGAGACCAGATATGCACACCTAAGCCAAATTTCCGTAAACAGGGGAGACAGGGTCGAAGCTGGTAGGATGGTGGGACTGGGCGGTAATAGTGGTATTACTATTAAGGGAAGCGGCGGTGATGGTTCTCATCTCCATTTCGAAGTTAGGTTGAATGGGAACGACCTGAACCCTGAACCATTTCTTCGCAAAAAGAGGGCTATTCAAACCCCATCCAAATCACCCACTAAAATGTTAGGGACGATTCAGGATGGTGACGGAACGGTAATGCAGGACGGTACTTCTTATGTTGAGTACAGCATGGAAGCCACCGCATATGTAGCCACTTGCCCCGGCTGTTCTGGAATCACAAGGGGAGGCACAGACGTTCGGCAATGGAGCAACTGGAGGATTATTGCAGTTGACCCTTCCGTCATCCCTCTGAAAAGTAAGGTTGAGCTTGTTGTTGACGGCGTTAGTTGGGGAGAGTACCTTGCAGATGATACAGGCGGGGATATAAAAGGAAGACGTATTGACGTGCTCATGGAGACTAAACAGAAAGCCTTTGAGTTTGGAAGAAAATCTGTAATTGTTCGTGTTAAGTCGTGGGGTGACGGCAAATCCCGTACTACCAGTGGCGAAATCGACAAAGAGATTGTTACCTACCAAGTTAACCGGACAACCACAAAGCAGACGTTCTATAAAGACTTTTCTGCCAAGAAGACTGGAATAGATATTAAGAAATTTACAGACATGACAGGTGCGGAGCAGTTCACTATGTACGAGACAAAAAACTCCTTCATGAATGTCTTGGGCTTTCAAGGTACTGGTGGAGCAGGTCAGGTCAAGAAAATTGTTTTTGAGCACGATTGGTTTAAGGGAGGAAACCTCGCTTGGGCCTACAACGCTGACCTTGAGATAGATGATGTGGTAACGATCAAGGTGGATGATTATGTTATTACTCAGATTAAAGGCGTCAATGCAAAGAGCGGCGTGGCGTATCCGCCATCTATCCCAATCCCTAAAGGACACCATAAAATAGAGTTCTCATTAGCTAATCCATCCAAGGCTTCTACAGGCAAGTTAGGAATTCTTTGGTTACGTGCTAAAGAGTTCGATGTGGAAACTGTAGAGCAGAAGCAGGTTTGGGACTTTGAGGACACGATGAATAGTATGAACAACTGGACTCCTTACGGTACTGTCAGTCAGGTAGATAGGGGAGACTATCAGGCCATTTCCACCAAGGGCGGGGAAGCTGGCGTGGAACGGCTTAACAAGATTAAGAAGTTTCCGTTTACCATGAATTTTCGGGTTAGGGTGGACGCAGGAACAACTGGACGTATTTACCTTGGTGATGGAAAAAAGTGTTTCCAAATTCAAGTCAAGGAGGACGGCATTGCCACTCAGGGCGGTGGAGTATACAGCCGTGACAATAAGTCCGATTTTGTTGAGTATACTGTTGTCTGCCATGATGACACGGATATGGATGTGTATGTTAAGAACAAGGACTCTAAAGGAAACGACAAGTGGGAGAACACTGGAGTCCGCGGAGTCGGATACGTCTATCAAACTAGTCGTATCCTGTTTGCTGTCGGAGCAGGTACGATGTACCTCGACAGTGTTAGATACTCCTTTAATAACTATGCTGTCGAACAGTTTGCATCCCATCTATCTAATTCTTATAACGAGAAGTGGTATGAGGTCGGTAGTTTTGAGTTTGAAGAAATGTTCACTCTCGATAAGGACATTATGGCATGGGAAGTAAATTCTCATATGGACATGTCTTCTTCTACAGCTCGTATTACCTTGAATAATGCTACTGGCATTTACTCTCCAATGTGGGAGCGAAGACCTGAATTTCCTGACACTTACAAAGTCATGCAGTCGCCTTTGTCTTATTGGGAAGAAGGGGAGTTGCGTCACGTACTGAGTGAGGGGACTCCTGTCCGTATCTATGCTGGTTACGGAAATGAAATGGTTCGAGTATTCACTGGAATGATTAAGGGTGAAATCGAAGAGAATGCCGAAGCTAGGACAATCGCTTTTAGCTGTGTTGATAGGTTTGATATGATAGAGGAGTTTGTTTTTTATAAGCCAATGTCATACCCACCTGCTGAGGCGTATGCAGGTGATGGTGGAGCATATGCTTGGCTAAAATCAAGTATTGTAGAGGACATCGTAATTCAATCAGGGTTAACGTCATGGAAGATTCATGCCGATGATTTCGTACACAATGATTATGAAATTGATGATACAACATACATTGATGTTAACAGAGGTAAGAACACGTTCATGAAGTTTAACAAAACGACTGGAGATTTGGAAGCCGTCACACAGGAATCCATTAAAACGGTCGGCGGTTGGGAGAATCCATTTGTAGCTTCCGTCACCTTCCCGTTAGGCACACGTGCCTCAGATGCCATACAATCACTCATTCAGGATATGCCTTACCATGTCTATTGTGACCGATATGGCACGTTCAAAATGCGCCGCTTGAACTTCTTGGATACACCTGATTGGGCTATCAAACAAGGAGCTAGTTGGGAGTTCATAGACGGAGAAAACTTACTCGAACTGACTTCCTCCACTGACTACTCTCGTGTTCGCAATCACCTGATTATTTACGGTAAGACTGGCCTTGCAGAGCACTTCTTTGATAGAGGTTTGCTTGTGGCTACCAAGGGAAATATCCGCACCTCTGGTATCATGTTGGATTGGATAGAAGAGGTGGACGGGGCTACCATGCGCGGTCTGAAGGAAGAGATAGCTAATAAAATTTTCTTTGATATGAAACGCCAAGCACGTACAAAAAATGTAGTGGTGAAAGGCAATCCGCTAATAGAACTACTGGATGCTGTTTACGTATATGACAGGAATACGTACACGGCAGACTACTATCTTGTGAAAGGTAATAGATTAGTGGGTAGTGAGAAGGGCATGGTCAACTATCTTGAGTTGACTTGGCAGACACTTTCACAGCCCTCATAAACCAATAGAAGGCAAGGAGTGATTACGTCTTTGACGATAATTGTTCCTTGCTTTTTCTTATAATGCTATGGAAGGCGAGGTGGTGTCTATGGAGAATCGCAACTTTCTTAATGTCAATGACGTTTTTCCTGTGCTTGATTTAATACGGAGGGAACTTGCCCGCGAAGGTCTTTATACAGGCGGAGATGACTTGACTTTATTAGGAGGAAATAAGCCAGAGCCGAACGTGATTAACATTGAAGCATTACGTGAGATGACGGGCTATCCTACACTGGTGACGAAGGTGATTTACACCTATGACAACGGGACAATTGAGAAACTAACCCTCGAACGTGATAGCTCTATGGTGGTGGTCGGTTTCCTGATAGAGATTGAACACAAACCATTGGTGAATGAACAAATGGAAGAGGAAACGGATATCACCTCTTTTAGTGCCATACATGGAACAATTATTCGGGAGAACGGTCTGTTTAAGAATCTTGTCCTCGAATACTCGAAGGCGGTGTAAAGAATGTCAAGTGCTTCTAATTTTGCAAGCTACGTAGTAGGAGGTAGATTTGACCCGCCTTTCATGCCAACCAAAACAGACCCATATATAGAGGGGATTATGGTAGAGTCGGCAGGGGCAGGTAAGGTAGAAAACAAACTGACAGTGAACGATGACAGTGAGCTTCTTTCTATCTCAGTGGGAGTATCTAACTATGAAGCGAAAGACTACTGGAATCTGTATGTCGGCAATAAGCTGGTCTGCAAGAACATCTATACCAAAGACCTGCCTGAAGGAATGTACTTTACGGCAATTATCCCATGCACTAAAGGGACTCAATTCCATTTTGAGTTCTTCAATGAGGGAGGTAAACCCAAATTTGTTTGGGTAAATTATCAAATGCTGAAGTAGGAAGGGAGGAGATTTTATGGCAGATACTTCATACCAACCAACACCGTGGCTTGACACAATGCTAAACGAAGAACACCTACTTGAAGGGTTGGTGGGCATATGTTTGAATAACGGATGGACAAAAGTAGGCGAGTTTACGAAAGTTGTCTATCCAAGTAAGTTGACGAAGCCGACCATTAAAAGATTCTACTTGCCGCTGGCTAACCCTGATGTAGACGTTCCTGAGGTACTGAATGATGAATACTATATCTTCCTTGAAGGGGAGATTTGCCCGATAACCTATTACAAAGCTGTTAAGAATGGTGACGGCACAACAACCATCACGTTCGAGCCGGGGGTGTCGGGCCAAGTCGCAATCTATTACAGTGACGTAAAGGGAACAGATGAGTTCGAGTTCTATGTGGCCAAGCACTATATTGTACGTAATGCTTCTGGCAACCTTTTCGGCATGGCGATGCTTGCCAACTTTAAAGAGCAGATGCAGAATACGGGCTGTAAAGTTCCATTCTCCATCTACGATTCCAATATTGACGACGAGTATGATTTTGGGGCACAACTGAGACCACAGGACTTAGGCGTTTTTTCTTGGGCGAAGCAGAAAGCGGAAGAGGAAGGACTGTATGAGCGGCATACGCTTTACTTTTATCAATTAGAGAAGTTCGCTAATGGCGGACGATGGTTAACGGGGTGGGATAAACCAGCAGACTACAAGAGGCTGGCGCTAGATGCAGAAATTCAAACAACTATGTGGGGTCTGGCAGACCAAACAAATGCCTTGCAGTTCAAGATTACTGACAAGTACCCATCTAACTATCAATCACCCATAGTGACGGCTCATACCCGTATCCCACAGCTTGAGAACGTAGAGAAGCTAGGGTTCTTAGACGTAAAGTACACGAACTGGTGGGATGACAGTAAGGTATTCGTCAAGGGATTCATTGACGGAAAATCCCTAATGTTCATTATTATTGCGGACACTGCTCCGGTTTGGGACAGCAACGCCGTTCCTGCTATTCCTCTCTACATGGGTGACTTTGAAATCGACGGAGCTAAAGATGAGGTAGTGAACCGCGACATTACATTCGATTTCCATGAAGCTCAGACAAGGGCTTCTACTGTCATTTCTAGTAAGCCTATGATCAATGCAGGCTCTACTGTAAAGATTTGGCTTATGGGGGACTGTGACGGAGATGTAGGTAATGAATCTATTACCCTGAAGATTGGCGATACGGAAGTAGGGAAGTTTAATACCGCAGACGCAGTAGAGCCTACAGGTAACAGGGACGATGCTCAGTTCATGGGTGAGTTTCCTATAACGGGTGTGGAGGGTAAGAATAACGTAACCATCGAAGCAGTCAGTGACAGCGACGTGAGCGGTTACAGTCCTGTGTCTGCTAGAATGTGGTTGGAGCTGACCATTAACACTGACAAGAACGCTGATGGCGCGCCGTCTGCTCTATTCTCCGGTACTGCTTACAGCAAGGACGGAGAGGACGTAACCAAGGCTCTGAAGCGATCAGCAGAATTTGACTATGATGATGTGAATTTGAAGCAAGAGGTTCTTCTTCCAATCATGAAAGATTACTCGCACTATCCAAGTAATGGTGTTGATTCTATCATGGTCAAAAGGACAAAATACGGGGCAAGATATCAGGCCCATTACCTTTCGTGGAACGTTCCATCCAACACTATGCCCCCTGTTAGGCAGAATAAGGACGGACACAAACACCCAAGGGCATGGGACAATTTCATGAATGAGCAGTACAAATTCCAGTTCAGTCCGTCACGTTATAGCGGCAAAGCACACTCTTCAAGAGCGCTCCTAATTCACCCTGAAGATGGCGGATTTGGAACATTGCGAAATGTTATTTTGGTGTCACCCTTAACTATAATGAATGGTGATGAATTGAAAGTTGTTAAAAACCACTGTGATGATGAGAATAAATATGAGGTGTATTCTTATTATTTGGTAGAGGGCATTTCCCCTCTAACAAAAAGACCAGCAACGGCATTTAGGCCTGCGGGGCTGGGCATCTTAAAGGCAGGGTACACGTTACCTGAGATTCCACCCCCACCGCCTCCTCCTCCGCCGTTAGTTGTAAATATCAGCCCTTCTAGTTCGACTATAGAAGCAGGAGCAAGTATTAAATTCACCTCAACTTATAGTAAGCATTCTCCTATGTCTAATTTCAAGTGGGACGTTTCCAGCGATGTATCGAGAGGTAGTTTTACGGTGGATAATGCAACATTCGTGTTCAAGAATGCAGGGACGTACCAAGTCGCATTCGCATTTTGGAATGAGTTGGGACAGAAGGGAGTGGTATCCGCCACTGTGGTTGTCAATGAACCGCCTCTTCCCCCGCCCCCACCGCCCCCTCCCCCACCGCCAAATACGTTGCAGTGTGGTCACTTAAATGACACAGGCGGAGGTAGGATTACTGAAAAGTACCATGAGATGGGAGATAAGTCAGGCTCAGTAAGAATCGACTACGATATGTACGGATACCCCGACAGAATTGACGTTTTTTACCAAAGTCAGTTACTTGCATCGTCCAACGGCTATGTGGTGAATAAAGGTCAAGTAAACTTCTCATACGCACCTGTAGGGGGAGTAACTCAGATTAAGGTAATTATTAGTTCTGACTCGGATGGAACAAGTTGGGAATACATGGTTAACTGCCCTGTGTAGCACAGGGCGGCTTTTATAACAAAGAGAGTAAAGGGGTGCTATATAAATGCTGTTTATTGATACGACACCTGCCTCTTTTACCCCAAGGGTAACGGAAGCAGATATTCAGCCACGTTTGGGTGACTTACTGAAAACAGCAGGGTGGAAGGTAGCCGCTAACTTTAAAAAGGTGGTTTTTGATGCAGTTTTGACAAACCCAGTTGTAGGTCTGAACGATTCTGCGAGCATCCCCATCTATGTGGCAGAGCACTTTATTTATGCTAATAAAGAAAATAAGATGTTTGGCGTAGCTGTAATGGGTACGTGGGCACAGAACTTGGGTCAGCTTAGGAAAATGAATAAGTCTCCTGAGCCTAGCACTAATGGAGGGGCTACATTAGAGATATTCGGGGAATGGGCAACGAACGAGTTCCGTAAATACCGTTCCCCACAAACTTTGTATATCTATATGGTAGAAGATTTAAAAGGTCTGATCCCCAACAGCCCTGATATTGTCCTCGGTTGGGATACAAATTCGGCGGACACATTCAAACGTGCCGTTCTTGACATTGAAGTAGAAGCTTCAGAGTGGACAGGCTCTCCGGGAATATTTAGAGTAAGTAGTGCTGAAGGGGGTCGAATGCAATCCCCGATCATGCAGGCCGGGCTTCGTACACATTTGCTAGAAAACTATTACGATGAGGATTATCACTACGCTATTCAAAATACGAACTGGTGGCATGATTCGGAGATTTCTATTAAAGGCCATTTGGATGAAACAAACCTATTCTTCATTGTACAGTGCGATAACGTACCTGCGCCTGAAGGAAACCTTGTTCCAGTAATTCCACTGTACTTCGGTAAGCTTGACCCATTGGAAGAAGGGGATAACGCTTACGCATTATTTACAGGCAGTGTGCCTATAGTCAGCACAGTAGGCAATCTGGAGTCTAAGTTAGAAGCTATCGCCAAGTATGATTATGACGATACAACTAAGAAGACTCCAAACATCATGCCGCTTATGAAAACCTATCCTAAGTTCCCTGCGAATGGTCTGGATAATGTCATGGTAAGTCGCGGTAAACTAGGTGCTCGATATCAGGCACACTATCTATCATGGAACGCTCCCGCTAATGGCATCGAACCTGCACGTACCTCAGTAGACGGCAGGGATTACCCACGTGCTTGGAACAATGCGGAGAATCCGCTTTATAAATATTCTTTTAACCCGTCCCGTTACAGTCAGAAAGTCCACACCTCCAAGGTATACGTAATCCATCCCGAAGAGGGCGTACGTGGTTCTTTGAAAGGCACTATTGGATTATCGGCAATGTCCTTTAACGCCAATAAGCTACGTGTTAAGAAGACACATTGTCCCGAACAGTTCGATGTATTCCGCTACTTTTTGGTGGAGGGCGTATCCCCATTAACTAAAAAGCCGGGAACACAGTATCGCCCAATGGGTATTGGATTGTACTTCAATACTGTGGATGATGAGGGAAATGAGGTAACTCCGCCTACTCCTTAATTGGGGCGGACTAAAACGTGAGGTGATTAATCGTGAGTTGGTTCGATGGAGATTCAACGATTCAGTTGTTCCCGCAAGACCTTGAAAAGTTGTTTAATTCTAAAGGCTGGAACACTTTCATTAAATATCGTTCTGTATCCGAAGATGCTCAAAAGTTCGCGGATGTCCGGCTGTTCCGATCTTTGGGTTCGGACGGTCAAATGCGAAATTTCGGCATGGCGTACGGGTATGGGAAGACGACTAAACCTGAGTTGGGTGAGCAGGAGTTTATTTCCCAAAACTCAGTGTTAGGGGCTTTGGTAAAAGATGAAACACTCAATACCAAATTCCGTTTTAAGGTTTACCCTGTGATTAAAGATTCTGTGATTGTATACAAGAACAGTAATGTTGTGCCAGATACGGAATATGAATTAGACGAGCTTAAGGGTATCGTAACATTCACTTCCGCGCCTGATGCTACTGATATTATTACAGCAAACTACTCGCCATCGCCTATTGCACCACAACCAGTAAAGCGACTTTACTTTTTCACTTTTGATGATGTGCGTGGAGAGAAGATTGTGCAAGGCATTAGTGGCGGAGTAAAGGTGGGAGACCCTGAGTCCATCTTGCCCGATGGAGACGGAGTTCGCAAGGCATTTCCGATTCCTACCGAATCGACAATAAAAGCAGACACAGTTCGTATTTACATCAACCAAGTTGAGCAAACTGAAACAGCTTTCTCAGTTGACTACGCCACAAACACAATAACATTTGTTGTCGCACCGGACGCAGGGGCAGAAATCCACGCATCTTACATTCGAATCTTGAATGCGACAGGAACGCAAACATTAAACTATGGGGATGTTAGGGTTAAGAACTTTGACCCTAATAAGGGAGATACGCTAATGAACGCAGTGTATTCTGCGCTATATTACATCTATCCTTCTCTTCCGACGGCATTGTCCTTCACTCCACTACAAGACTTTGATAGAGGGTGGCAACGTGACAGCACAATGTACTATTGGGGCAATGTTACAAAAGACCGAATTGTTATGTTCTTTAGACCTGACCCGACTCCGGGGGCAGAAAACACGTACTTTGCACCGTTGTACATTGGTCGCCTGACCACACTAGGTAAGTCTCCACGTAAGAACCATGTGCTCATTGCTGGATGTCGAGAAGCAGATGAGGTGGTATGGAAAAAGGATTTGAAGCTCGGTGCTATTTACGTAGACTACGGAAACCACACCTCAAACGGTAACAGAAGCGTACAGCTTCAACAGTCCATTGGCGGCACGTACTACCAACAGCACTACTTAGCGTTCATCACCCATGACAAGGAAGTTGATGCAGGTCAATCGCGATTTAATCCGTCGGTTTACACTGGTAAGTACCACATATCCCCAATGTACATTGTTCACCCTAATGACGGGTTCGTAGGGAAATTGGATGAGTGCTATGCTGTCCACCCCAAGAACATTTCTCAATTGGATGAACTGGAAGTCATCGAGACATCGGAGAATGAAGATTTAGGCAAGGGTGACGGATTTAACAAAATCTTCCACTTAGCTCACCAACCTTCTCTCAAAGACGATGGTACGCCATTCAAGTTGGATATTAGAGTAGACTGCGTACTGCAAACACTTGGCACAGACTACAACATTGACATGGAGACGAAGACTATTACTTTCGTTGACGGAAAATTGCCTGCGTCGGGCAAAGAAGTGATTGCGACTTACGAGTATAAACAACTCTATCGCTACACTCTTGCAGATACCCCAGTTAGCCCGTTCACACTGGCAAATATGTCTCCGTTCGCCCCTATTGGTCTCGGTATCTTGAAAGAGACCCTTAAGAAGAACAGTTAATCAATAAGTAAGGGAGGTCGGCGGTGAAATGCTGAATGGTAAGAAGTCTTACCTAATCAGTTTCACCGCCCTTTTTGCTAAAAAGGGCTATGAACTGAAGGTAGGCGTAGAAGAATTTATTAACTCTAATAATCAGTACCATCTGACCGCTCCCGTAAATAGCACCTATCGGACTTTGAAAGAAGATACCATGAGGGATGCTAGTAAAGTTCCACACTCTGCTACCGGATTGTTTGGTAGATTATTTCGTGCAAAAAACATAACGGAGCATGAAGGGTTTGAAATTGAAACGGTTGTCGCTTCTATCACATCATACTTGTCGGACATCCATAGGCACTTCAATGGCGAGACAGTTTCCATAGTTGAAACAGAAGTGATGTACAGTACGGACAAACTAGAAAGGGCCATTAATGCTGATGTTGCTACGGCCAATGAAACCCAATCTGCTCCTGATAGTACATACATTCAGGAAATTATGGAGGGGGGCTTATACGATGTCATTGCTAAGATTGATGAAATAAACAAAGCCAAAATGCCCATGAATAGTGAGACCGGGGAGTACGATGATTATGATACAGCCTCCCCCTACAGCAGACTTGAAGGCTTAGTGGATGGTGTAAACCTCTCCCGTACCTACGAATTAGACTTAAATGCAATGATAGAGCGGGCAGAATCCTCAAGCATCGTAAGGCAGATTCTTAGCGGGGGTGTGGATATTATTAGTCATGCCACTCATGCCCCCAATGACGTAAACCAAGGGTGTGTCCACTATGGCCATGAAGGTTACGTAATCGGCAATGACTCTGTGATTACCAAGACAGGATACGCAGAAACCGTAGAGAATATGCACATGGAGAAATGGACAACTCATGAAATTCACATGAAAGCCATTACACTGGATGTTGAACATAGGGCCAGTAGCAGAGCCTTGATAGATTTGGAACAAACCTACACCGGGTATAAGGCAGAGGTTACTGCGCAGGCAATTGTGGAGGGTACTGAAAATGCTACCAACTCCATGTCACTTGATTCTCAGGCGGAGCTATTTACAGTAGCTGATACCTACGGCAATGGGGAAGAGAATGTATGTCTAACTGAAGTGGAATCAGTACAGAACGGGGAACTGAGTGAAGCAGTTGCGGCGGAGGACATAGTTGATATTGACCTACAGAAAACAGTATTTTCTGAAACCTTTATGGATTCCGATATGCAGGATTATACACAGATCGGCCTTATTCTTGAAGGTCATACTCAGGAAACAATCACCGGAGACCTGATACAGCCGACCTACGACGGGAAGGTAGAAGGAAGAATAGTCGATAGTGAGAATATTGCCAACACATTAATAGAAGAGACGGTTTTTTATTTCACTGAGCAAAGTGCCCACATCGAGGAGTACACTGAAGCAGGAACGGAGATTCACCCTCTTGTTGAACTGCCGCACTTAGCAGAAGCTATCATTTATTACTTCGACTCTAATATCGACAGAGTTGACTCATCTACCGCCCACATTAAAGAAGGACTTACACTCACCACGACGATTGCTGACAATCACCAAAATGCCGACTTACAGCTACTTCGGCGGGCAGACACCTCTAACGATACCATAATATATCATACATCTTTAAGTACCAAGCATCAGGAGGAAGGGGTTTCCCCTGTAGGGGTTGAGTTCGGCAGGGAAGAGGTAGGTTATGAATCGTATTCGGCAATGGGGCTGAGTGCCACAGAACGGAACACTAAGGATGCTCACGAGGGTTCAGTACTGACGGAAGGTGGGCAAACAACAGAAGAGGCTGTAATCCTCTTTCCTGTGAGAGACACCGACTACGGCCGTGCCGCTGATGTGTCAGTCATTGCTAATTCACACCAGAATCTGGAAACTAATAACGCCGATGGAGCTGTAGAGTACGCTTCTATGGGGCTTGTATGGAAGTCACTTGAAGCAGATAACGAAAGATTTACTGATACGCTCTTTTTCAACGAAGGTTTAGGTACTAACAAAATTCTTACCGATTCTGTAATGCATTTAGGAGAGGGTTCTTTAGTCGAGCACATCCTTGATACCAAAAATATTACAAAAGATAGGGATGGTGTCGTGGAAGAATTAACTGCGGCAGAGACAGGCCCTAGCATAAAAAGTGACACCCAAGTCCTTTTGACATTCGAGCAACTAAAAGACATTATCGCGAATGAACCGGAAATCATGAGAACTGTCCGGTTAATGGAAATCATGTATGGTTCAAGGGCTGTGGAATTAATAGAAGCAGGAATGGAAGACATTATGCATGACAGCTTGAATGAGGGTTTTTCAGCTTCTGACAAGACAGCTATTACTGAATCCGTCATTGAGCAGATCAAACAGGCGGGCGCAGGAGTCACAGCATACGCTTCTACTCAAGAGTACAGTCAGGCAGATCAGAACAAGAGCGGTGACGTGCTTGTCGATAGCGCAGAGCAAGGTAAGTCCGAAATTAGGGATGAAGCCACAAAAGAAGAGGTGGTAATGTCTTCCATATATGCGTTTAATAGACCTACTGATCTTGCGGCATTGAGTCGATCTATTGTGCAAGCTAGCCATAATATGAGCATTGACCATGAGATTAACAAGGCTGAACTAGCTACGTTTGGCATAGGATTGAAGCCCCAAGAGAATGAGACAGCAGACACTATAAGTAAAGAGGAAGTCGTTGTCAAGTTCACGGAAACTGCTGAAACAGGTATAGGTAGGAGTGGAGAAGGCCCTTACAAATTGAAGTCAGTTACAAAAGGCATAGGTTTTGAGGGAGTTCTAGCCGAGACCGATACAGGGCAGACAATCTCCAGCGGAGAAGGCATTTTGTGTGACACAGAAATGACAGACTACTCTGTAGACAGGAATACAGTAGATGGCCCTATCACTTCTGAAACAGCAGTCAGCAGTGCAAGCGCCACGGGAATTGAACGCAGGCCAGAGTGGGCAGAATTTCTTGATTTCAACAGAAAGGCCCTTATTCAAGAGATTGAACGAACTGACTATAGACCTACGGATTATGTAACTTTTAAAGATGGTCTTGAAGAGGCTACGTACAGTGAGTCACTTAGCGCTGTTTCAGCAGAAGCAGAGGAGGCCGCTTCGAGTAGTTACAACGAGTCGGTTGTTCATAAAATAGAAGAAACGTCTAACGGTAGTTCAACGACAGGCGTTAACCACGATAGTGAAACTGCTTATATTAATGATAGAAGTAATTTTACTACTGTTGCTACGTACAAACAGGCCACAAATGACGGCGTAAGTCAAGAAGCCTTGTTTGCCGAACAGGAGAGCACAGAAAGCAGTAGAAAAGAGGAAGCAGTCATTCAAGCAGGTACTCAAGCCGATACACTGTCAGGCCAAAGCCATTCTGTTTACGAAGACGTTGACAGTGCTACAAGAAAGAAGACTCAGCTTGAGACAGATATCGAAAATAGTTCTAGGGGAGATAACAAGCGACCTGCGATCGAAACTAAGATAGTTGAGCCTGAAGACGCTAATCGCCGCAGACGTAGTGTTGATGTTCGTGCAGACGAGCCTGTAAATGGCCTCCGACCAATGAGGGTAGTTGTAACGTCCATTGAAACCCCTGAAGATGCTACGCGCCACAAGGAAATGGAGACAGCTATCATTAAACCAGAGGGCGGCACAATGAAAACCCCTGAGACTCCGAAGAAGCCGCGTATCTGGTTGATTCTCGGTAAGATCGCATCATGGAGCATATGGAACTGGAAGAAAACAAGGTAGGTGGGAGAATTGGGAATCTACAAGAAGTGGAGTGGTGCAATCTTTGATGATAGGTTCGATAGTGGGAGTATTCATTCCCGCTATACTCTATCACCAAGCGATTCAGTTACGCTTGATAGTACGTTGGGCCAGTTAGTTATACCACACAATGAAGGCGACACGTCTGTCATGTTCGATGTACCTGAAGAGCCTACCCTGCTCATGGAAGTAACTGCCGACTATGTCCCTACTGAACTGATGGATGAGGGAGGCATAATCATCTGGCAGGATGGTTACCATCGTTTAGAGTTTCTTGAGAGCAAGGACACCACAGTACGGGAATATAGCCGTTGGCGAGCATTAAAGAAGGGTAACAAATGGACGTTTTTTGCCAACCGGGGCAGTGGTTGGGAAGTTTTCGATACCGCACCAATGGTTGCTGAGAAGATGGGTGTTATCCTGAGAAACAAGCATAAAGATGGGTTCGACACACTCAACGTTGACCGGATTGTAGTGTGCAAGAGCGACAAGTTTACGGTGGGCAACCTTCCGGCAGGGTACACTGTTTATCTATGTAATCCTGAGGGAAACACGATATCGACGGCAGTAGTAGAGCCAAACTGGACAGGCTGTGAGATTGCCTTGCCGTCCGTACCGTACAACGGAATTATTCGCGTTTATGATGTTGATGGGAACTTGCTCTCTAGCTTGGGTGCGTTCGATATCTACGGCGGAGATGTGTTCTTGTTTGGTACTGAACTGGAAGTGCATTGGAATGGTAAAGAATTGAACAAAGAAAAAGAAACTTATCTAGGGACTATGTATGATGGGCAAATTCTTGTACAGATGGTTTTGGAGAATCCGTCAAAGGAAAAACCTGCGAGTACGATCACTCTAGGTATATTAAAGTATCTTGAGAAATTTGGGTATGAGTGGACGGACATATGCCAAGATGATGGTAATGATCGCCCTACAGGGGATTTCTCTAAGCTATTGGATATGGGGCATCTAGGCCCTTCAGGGTCAAAGAAGTTCTGGATGAAGGTAGAGAAGACGGGCGGTCATTTTCAGATCGAGCCGTTGCATTTTATTTTGGACATTAGTCATACGTAAGGAGGCGGGTCTCGATGGCAGGTACAAAGATGACATTGCACCGTTATGGTGGAGTGGAGTTTCAGCATTGGGCTGAACAGGAGATTATTGTAGATGACGCCTATCTTGCTTTAGGTCGCGGGCTATTCATCAAACTTGATCATAAGTACCAGATGGGGACAAGTCAGTTGGATGTGTTCTACAACGGAATGCATTTGCTTAAGGGCGGAGGCTACGAAGAGATTGACTCGACCACTATTCGGTTGGACTTAGGGACATATGAGGGCGACACCCCCTTGGCAGGACGGCCCGTGCAGTTGTCATCTGGCGATGAGATTTATATTAGGACATGGAAAGCCGAATTTGGACAGGGTAGCGGGAACATTGACGAATTACGCTTTAAGCAGTTAGAAGAAGAGGTAAGGCAGGCTAGGAAGTTCAAGGACGAAGACACATCGTATCCTAACTTAGATACTCGACTAGATTCTATTGAGCGGCGTACGGAAACCAAGACAATGGTATTTGTTCTAAGTAGGGTGTTCGAAGGCGTGGCTAAGTTTGTCATGCGCTTCCCGTATAATGGAGACATTACAGAGGTTTATGCTTCCGCATCAAATGCAGGAATAGCTGACACTGTGTTCCAGATTGAGAAATGTTCTCAAGATAGCTATGACAGCCCAAGTCCTTTGTGGGAAAACATCTTCAATGACAACCTGACGATTGATGCAAATGAACGCTCTAGCAAGACTTCAGATAAACCGCATAGTGTTGCTATTACAAAAATCAATAAAGACGATCACTTTAGAATCAACGTGGTTGGGCTAGGAAAAGGCATAGAAGGAGTCACTATTGAGTTAGTTGTAAAGCTGAGATAGTCCTACAACTATTCGGTAATTTCTAATTAGATTTTACGTGCGGAGATACACTGTATTTCATAAAGGAGAGGTGAATACAAATGGCTGGAACTAGGGGCATTGCTAGATTACGCGGCGAACAGTTGAATAATAAACTAATACGTAACAACCACTTCGATGAAGCAAGCAAGATTAATGAACGCTACTTGGACTTTGAAGAGGAAGAAGAGATTTTTGAAGCATCGGGCGGGGAGACCGAATACAACCTTGTAAAAGGCATTGCCCGACCAAAGACTGTACTTCTCTCCATTAACGGTCAAGTACAAGTCCCGACAATCGACTTTGAATTCAAGATAAATGCTCAAGGTAACATTGTAGGGTTCAACTTCGCACCAAACACTTTGAAGACAACTGGTGGAGTCCCAGATGTTCTATATATTAAGTACAAGAAAGTCTTGTAATTTCAGATAGACCCTAAAATAGGGGTCTTTTTATTTTCTTACAACGCTGGTGTTAAGGATTCAACTAGGCATCTTATATTGTATTTAGCAATAAGAAAACAAGACAAGGCACATCCTTGCAAAGAATAAGGAGGTTATCAAATGCCAGCACCTCAAGTTTCTTGGTATACTGCTGATAACAGTTCACAGGTGACACAGTGGGATATCGGTACAGTTGACGCAGGTTCTTTATCCCAAACATTCAGCGTATTGATATGGAATAACCGTGGCGGCTCTACCGCAGTATCTGATATGCAGAATTGTGTAATTACAACGAAAGACTATTCAGGTGGTAATACAGGAGAGCTTGTTACAAATAATTGGATTGAAGTCAAAGTGGACTCTCTATCTGAGACAGGATTTACTGCAATCGGTGGCACTTTAGTAAAAGAAATTCGCGCTACGAAATCTGATACTCCTGCGGGCACAATTAAAGGGACGGTCAATGATGGTAACATTGCCACAGAAAATACCACGGCCAACTTCAGTAAAGTCACTCTCCGTGCAAACGTACCGCCTACTGCAACTGCGGGTCTTGTGACATTTCTTACACGCGTCTCTTACCAATTTGTGTAAGGGAAGACAAGTCTTCAATACAATGAAGGGGGAAACGTAACATGCTTTCTGTTTTCAACGAGTGCAACGGGGTCTCTCCGGTGGCTCAGGACTTTATCTGGCTAGGTGAGTATTTCGATGGGACTTGCCTTGCTGAATTTGATTTGCAGACCAAAAAGGAAAACAGCTTCTATCATATCAAGCGGGACAAATTAATTCGTTTTGGTCTGATTGGGCATGGGCTTAAGCTGTTCTTCGAGAGTGACGGGGTGTTTAACCTTAACGGCACAGGTATTGAGGTTGTTTACAAGTACGGTGACAAAGAGTATCCGCTTACAGGACATAGTGGGCAATATTCCGATATCATTTCGTATAAGGATGCAGAATCTACTGTAAACTTGGCTGGCGGAGGAGTCGCAAATACTACCATAAACCAATATAACTTCGGGTATAAGACAGTTCTAAAGATGGATGGAACAACATTCCAGTTCAAAGCGTTGTGTAAAGTGCCGTATGGTCACCCAATGTTCATGCATTTTTGGCTAGTCGCTGACAAGAAACTTAACGGAGTTTTACAGATTAAAAAGAACAATCGAATCGTGGAGGAATTACAAGCCCCTCTCAGAAAAGGCGTGGGCGGCGAAGTCAAATTTGGACTGTCTTAGGATTAAGGCAGTCTTTTCTATATCAAGGGCAGTGAATATAGCTGTCTGACTTTCCTGTCAGCAACGTATGAAGCCAAAGGATAATGAGAGAGGTCGATACAATGGCTAACTTGAAAAATACAAAAATTGCAATCAACACAACAGGAGTAAACAAGCAAGTGTCCGGTAAAAACACCGTAGCTTTTTGGATGTTCTGGCGCGGTGGCCCAAACAATATGCCGTTTGGGTGGGACGGGCTTTTCGATCTCCTTGCCCACCCTGACCATTTTGGGTTTCACACTGGACAAGGAGATTTACTGGGAATTCCATCTATAGGTTTAGCAAATAGGTGGGTGCATGTTACTGCTGTGTTTGCTAATGAAGCACCGAACACAGACAACTTTGAATTATATATTGACGGTGTAAAGCAGACCATTACGAAAATGCTTCCCACTAATCCCCTTAATGGAACAGCAACCGATATTGCCTATGTTGGAGGGTGGGGGTTTAACGATTCATATAACTTCAATGGATATATCAAGCATGTGAAGATTTGGAATAGGCGTTTGAACGAATCAGAGATAGTAGAGTACATGAACCCAAGAAGCAGTGTACCGTTAACTAATCTTGTAGGGCAGTGGGACAACGATTTAATGGAAGACCTAGCACCGCAGTTTGATTTAGCACAGGCATGGGGAGCGGCTAGATTTGACCCCGCAGGTCTTTGTGAACCAAACAACAGTTACCCGTTTGATGATAATGGCGATAAGTATGCAGGGTTCATTTTCCAGTGGGATTCCCCAATCATGTTTAAAAAATTGAGGTTTAAGTCCCATCCTAACTACCCTTGTCGTGATGTAGATATCTATGTTGAAAACCAACTGGTTGTTAGTGGGGTGACCATCACTGGCTCTTGGATGGAGTTTGAAGGAAGTTGGTCTGGAAAATCTATCACACTCATTCGAAAAGGAACTGGCGACCAAACGATTCAGCAAGTGGAGTTTTTCGGAGAGTTGTTGATGAATTACGAGCCAGTCGTAAGGGTTGTAAGCACTGTCCCTGCGTGGCATGCTTCCGCTATGAGCCTGCTTCAGATCGACAATACTTTGGATGTAATTGGAACTACTGGTTACGGGGGTGATTCCATATGGCACATGAAAAGAACCAACCCTGTAGGCGGGACTGTTGTCAATACAGAGACATACCTGATAAACGGGTTTAATTATTCGACATCTTATCCTGACAGCATGGTTTACAACTCTTGGAACGACCATTTGTACGTAATACATGATGAAAATCCCCAAGTGTTGTACAAGTACCGGATTAACAAGGATGGCGAAAATTGGAGTGTTGCACATGTAGCTGACTATAGCATTCAAAGCGCTCCGGGCGGAGTCCTAAATTCTTGGGCAGGAGCTAAGTTTGCCATAAACAAGCAGTCCTTTGACGGATACCTCTACTTACTTGCCAACCACCAAGGGTACGCATTTGCAAAGCTTTACCGCATCCCAGTGGACACGAATAATGCTCTCCCTGAGTTCATTTGCGATATTCCATTCTACTTTTCGAACAAGCTGTGTAATTTCGCAGTCACTAATGATTTTATATTCCTGCCTACTACCCAAACTCAGCTCGGTGTATTCAGCAGGAAGAATGGAAATATATGCCAAGTATTCCCTATGGAAGGCAATGTTGGCGGTTACTTTAACGCAACAAGCCACCAATACAACGGAAAAATCTATGTTTTGGTCAATGGGTACGGTTATGCTATGACTCAGCTTCAAGTGGAATACGAAGTTAACGTGAATGACTTAACTATAGCCCCCTCAGAAGTAGCGAGACAGGATGCCGCGCTAACTGCGGTTGTGCTACATAGGAACGGAAAACCATGTAGTTATAGGATACTCGTGAATGGGGATGAGAAAGCATCATCTGGTGTGGCAAATACGCCATTTAATATATTCGAGACAATCTCCAACTCAGATTTGGTTATTGGCGCTAATATGGTTACTGTTGAAGTAAAGGATATAGATGGTGTCACAACAACAGTTGCCACTGCGATAACCAAGACTAATACATCTCCTGACGGTAAAGTAACACTATCGAGAGCGACATGCCACAAAGAAAACATTGATGTAATGATTGACGTTAACGATGCAGAGAAGGATAAGGTAAGGTTTCAAGTGCTGTTGAACGGAAAGAGAGTGTATCCTGAATCTGGTTATACTTCTTACCTTAATGTGCCGTTTAGTTATGTATATACCGTTCACAACAAAGACTTGAATGTCGGGACAAACGAGTTGGAGGTTATCACTGAAGACCAGTACGGATACAAGGATACGGACATTTTAACGGTCACAAAGGTTAATAATCCGCCTACCATTAAAGACCCCACATTAAAGGGGCAGATTGTATACGCTACGCTCGATGAGAGTGACGGAGATATGCTCAGGTATCAGATCAGTGTTAATGGAGTGAGGACGTATCCGCCTGACATCCAATGGACGGGATATTTGAATGCCCCCGCTACTGTATTCTTTAGGATTCCAGACTCAAACATAGATTTCGGAAATGTGCACACAATTAGCATTACAGCCGAGGACGATATGGGGAAGTCTAGTACGTGGGTGGTGAGTGAGACGATAGATTATGCAGGACTCATGTTTACGGACGAGTCAGGGATGTACTATTCCACTAATTTGGGGAATATTCTCAAATACCTTGATGTAGGGACTATTGTGGCGGGGGAGACTTCTAGTACATTCAAGGTATATTTAAAGAATACAATTGGATACAAGATTAAGAATATTACGCTCTATCCCGTACAAAGAGACCTTGACCCTGTAAACGAAGTAGTGGAAATTAGTCTTTCAAACTCGCCCTTTGACCCCAAACGACAACTTGAAATCACTGAGCTTGACCATAACGAGCAAGTTCCGTTCTACGTGAGGATTAATACAACACGGAAAGCCATTAGAGGCGGCCTTTTTGATATCAGGGTCATAGGAGACCCTGCATAATGTGTTTTTAGGAAGGTGATATAAATGAGTGGACAATCATCCTATCATGGCTTGTTTATTAAGAATGATGGAGCTGTATACGGGGTCGGCTACAACCACTACGGCCAATTGGCTCAAGAAAGGAATGTTAATACGTCCAATGTGAATTGGCAACCACAAATATCTAAAGGTTTGTCTAATGTCAAGATGGTCGCACAGGGCATGTACCACTCCCTCATCTTGTCTAATAATGGGGAGCTATACTCTGTAGGATATAACTACTATGGCCAATTGGGTACAACTGTAGGTTGGCGTACACAAAACGCACACCAAGACCCAGTGCTGATAATGGCAGATGTTAAAGAAATCGCCTGTGGGTATCTTCATTCTGTTGTTCTAAAGGATAACGGAGACGTTTACACCTTTGGTTATGGCAACTTCGGTCAGTTAGGGAACGGTAGTTATAATGATGTCTCTGTTCCTCAGAAGGTTGCCACTAATGCGAAACATGTTGGGGCAGGAAATATTTGTTCATTTTATATTTCACAGGACGACAAATTGTACGGATGTGGGTATAACAAATACGGAAACTTGGGGCTATCAAATACAGCCGACCACTACCAATGGACATACATCATGAGTGATATTAAACAAGTTGATGGCGGCGTTTACCATTCATTGTTCCTTACGCTTGATGGTAAGGCTCTTGCCTGCGGGTACAACTATTACGGTCAGCTTGGGACAAATGTGGGGGCTGGATTAAGTACTGCCTACCCACAACCACGGGAGATAATGCAGGATGTTAAGCAGGTGGTAGGGGGAGGAGACTCCACGTATATTGTAACTTCTTCAGGAGATTTGTACACCGTAGGAAGAAGTAACTACGGGCAGTTAGGTAGCGGTTCTTATTCTGACATAAACTACCAATTAAAGAAAGTGCGAAGCAATGTCAGGCAAGTGGCCGCAGGGTACTATCACTCTCACGTGCTTGACAATGATGGGAAGGTTTACGGTGCAGGGTGGAACTTGTACGGGCAGGTAGGAGTGTCAAACAATACTGGAACTAATGCCCCCAACCCAAATTATCTGTTTGTGACAGATAATGTTAGGAAACTATACGGTACTTTGGAGTCTGTTATTAGGTTCACTGACGTATCAGTAACCTCGTCATTCCATAAAGAAGATGTTAGCCTTACTATGAATATTGGTCATGTAGCTAAGGATTTGGTCAGTTACCGTATTTTGGTGAACAACACTCAAAAGTTCCCAAACAAGGGGTGGACTCCCCCACAAAATACAAATTTCATTCTGACGAAACTTCTTCCACATTCCTTCTTCGATCTAGGGGATAATGTATTGGCCCTTGAAGTTAAGGACTCTAGTAGTTCCGCTGAGGCCATATCATTCAATATTACTAAAGTTAATCAAAACCCCGCAGTAAGCCCATTGCTATCCTCCACTACGGTTCATAAGGATAATGTTAGAGTTGGCGGGAGTGTCAGTGATATTGATGGAGATAAGGTACAGTATCGTGTCCTTCTCAATAACGTCCAGAAGTACCCTACGCTCGGATTCACCGAACTTATGCCATCTCCTGCGAATATAGGGGTAGTAATCAACAACGCAGACCTCAGTGTAGGAGCTAACACCCTGAAGATCGAAGCCAAGGACGACTTAGGGGCACTGACAACATGGTCGCAAGTAATAATTAAAATGAATACCGCACCAAACATCACAGGAGATGTATTTGGAAACTTCATCAATCTTCAAGTAGCTGACTCTGATAGGGACAAGGTGCAGTACCGAATCATCTTCAATGGTGTTCAGCTATATCCGCAAGACGGGTATACTGAATATGCACAAACCCCTTTTGATATCAAGTATACTATCCCAAGACAGCTTGTTAAAAAAGGGATAAACAATACAGTACGTGTCGAAACAGTTGATGAGCTAAACGGATATAAGGCTTGGGAGAAGAATTTCACAGGTGCATACTCCGGTCTTATGTTTTGTGATGCGACTGAGACATTTTATTCGGATGATTTCGGTGACATTTTGAAGTACCTAGATTTCGGGACGATAGTGGCAGGCCAGACCACTGCGGCAGAGCGTGTCTTTATCAAGAATACCCTCGGCTATCCTGTAGAGAATCTTCGCATATGGGTTAACCACAGAGAACTTGATGGGCTGAACGCTAAGGCAGAAATAAGTAAGCTAGATGCCCCATTTCAAGCCCTTCCTGAGTTAAAATACGTTGAGAGAATTAATCACAATGAGAAGATTAGCTTCTATGTAAGAGTAGCAACTACAAGACAAGCTATGTGGGGCGGAATGTTTGACGTTCTAACCAAGGCTGACCCTGCTATGGGCTAAAAAATACCCTTGCCACCTTATAATGGTTGGTGAGGGTTTTTCATTTGTCCCAATGCAATGGGAAAAGGATTTCTCAATACAATGGGAACGGAAGTGAAGCAATGGATAATGTATTTAAGCCCAGTGACGAAGATTCGCCTTCTGGCGTTTATGCCGTTTCCTCTGATAACAATGACCTTGAAATGAATCTCCGGGTACGTAGTGATTACAGCGAGGTTATAGATATTACCGGGGTAGTTTTTGGTTACGATAAGAAGTCTGAGATAACTGTCAAAGCTAATCGTATCAGTGACATAGGCGGTCGAATCGGGGTACGTCTTCGTAGTCAAATGACGGGCAATACTGACATCTTGGGAACGGGCGATAATGATGTTGTATCTGGCATTGATGTAAAGCAAGTATCTAATTTGCCTTCGGTGTTAGGCGTAGCACCTTCCAACCCCATGACAGCAATCGTGGACATTCAACAGCCTGCAAGAATCACTGATGCAATCACAGCAAAACGTGATGCATTTATTCGGGAAGGCCTGCCCAAGTTGAACTATGGCGGGGAGCAGACGTTGAGTGTTGGCCACAGCGCTACTAGAAGAGAAGTGTTTCGTAGCTTAATCGGGTTCGATATTCAGAACATCATATCTCTGAATTCCGACTACAAACTTGAGAAGATTGTACTAAAGCTGAAGCATTCTATCGGCAGAACTCCGACAATTCCACTTGAACTGAGGGCTGTGAGTGGTACATGGACAGAGTACGGAGTAACTTGGAACAACCAACCATTAAGCGGCGATGTGGTGAGTGTCGGAGGCTTTGATGCTAATGACGAGAAAGGCTTCATCACTTTCAATATCACCCCATTTATCAATCAAGCCAAAGAGCAGGGCATTGGTGTTGTTGATTTCTACCTTCGAGCGGTAGATGAATCTGACAGTGTTGTTCAGTTCTTTTCAATAGAAGCGGGGTTAAGTCTTGCACCTACAATTGAATACACTTACTTTGATGAAGTGGTCAGAAGCACGGGCCGTTCGAACCTTGACTCGGAAATTTTGGTAATGCATCCAAGAGAGCTTGATCTGTTAGGTAGAATAAACGTCCACAAACATCCGGGCTTCGATGACACAGATTCAAAAATCATGGTTACGCCATCCGGTAAACGCTTTGAGAACTTCCCTAGCAGAATTATTGTCAGTCGTCCAGAAATGTCGGTCAAAGGAACAATCAGGAGAACAGAATGGACAGGCATTACAACTCAAATGTTCGTAAGAGAGGCTGGACTGCATGACATTGATGTCTGCACTGTTACAGTGTCCAAGCCATCTTTGCCATCGAGCATGTATGTACTATACAGGGATGATGCACCATCTCAATTGAATGTTCGAGTATGGGAAGAAGACGACTTGTTCAGTTGGGGGCTGGTAAACACCAGAGAGCGTCCCGCGACAATCAATGTAAGACCTTACGTCAGCTTGAACAGCAAAATTACTGTAAGACGGAACATTGATAATGACTTGAAATCTGTGTTTAGTGTCAGTGAGCGCGTCCGTGTTGGCCATATTTACGTATTGTACCGTAGCAATCTTCTTTCATCTGTTACCGCACAGGGTGGGGATAACAGCAACATATCATCGAGTATTATTGCAAACCAAGTCCAGTTATCAGGGATGCTTAAGGTCAATCCATACTACGATTTCAAGTGCCGTATTGCAGTAAGGTACTCGAAATTGACGACTATCAATGGCGAACTGTTCGTCTCAAGGCCTCAGATGGCTGGTAGCATCTTCCCAATAATCCATAACAGTTTGGATGGAAGTATTACTGTAAGGCAAAATGCTGGAGGAGAGTTGCAATCTAGCATCTACGCTTTGAACAGAAGCAACATTCCATCTCTAATAGAAATTTGTGGAGCAAGCAAGATACTTTCCAGCATTCATGTGCTTTCAGGGAACTTGTTCAGCAGAATCAGCATACCTCGCTACGATAACGAAGATGTGCTTTTCAATTTCATTGTAAGACAGAAGATGGCAAGTGATGTTGATTCACAAATTAATGTAGCTACATTTAGTCTACTTGATGGCTCTATTGCTGTTAGACAGAACGTTGATAAAGAATTGGATAGTAAAATCAGAGTGAAGCAGACCGAGCGTAGCGATTTACCTACAAGCGTAGAGGTTTGGATTATCAGCGACAAAAAAAGCACTATCACTGCCCGTAGGTCAGATACGAAAGACATCAAGTCTTCAGTTTACGTCCTGTCTCATGCAGATATTTTGTGTCGAATCCACGTCCAAAATCGTTCCGATCTGAAGGGTAAAATCCTTCCGATGCACAGAGGTAACTCTGATCTCCCATCCATGATGCAAGCCAAGATTCCTGCCTACAGTGACATTGAATCTATGCTGAATGTTACGCAGGGCGGGTCAAGGGATATTGTCTCTACATTAGGGGTTGCTCCGACTGGAAAAATGACAGCAATCGTGGATATAGTTCAGCCAGTACGTGAGCAAATAACTCTGACAGTAGTCAAGGATGCTTACGTACGAGAAGACGTTCCAACCCTGAACTATGGGGAAGACACTTCATTTGCGGTAGGCGACTACAACAGCAAGAAGCTACGCTCATTGCTCGGATTCGACATCTCTAAGCTGAAAGCTGGCCATGAGATAGATAAGGTCGAACTCAAGCTATACTATGGTCAAAAACCTACCAAGGCACTACGTTTGATGGGAGTTAAGGGTAAATGGACGGAGACCGGAGTAACATGGGATAATCAACCTTCAGTTGCTAACGAGATTGCAACAAAGTACCTGACAAATAGCAATGAAGGGTATGCGGCTTTCGATGTTACCCAGTACATCATTGATAACTACAAGGCGGGGAGCATCTTAGTTGATTTCTTCCTTGTGGCGGCTGATGAGGCTGAAGGAAAATATGAGTACTTCTTCTCTAAGGAATCCCAGACTTATGCTCCTGAGTTACAGGTAACGTACTACGACCCTACGGTTTGGAGTTTTGGACAGGCAAGTCTGGAATCCATCACTGTAGTTCCTTATCGAAAGAACATGAGTGCTAAGTTGCAGGTTCGAGTGCCTGCATGGCTGGACGTAAGTATTCCTGCAAGCCTTGAAGTAACTCGTAACAATGAGCTTGTCTGTACCATCACGACAAGCAAGCCAAGTTTGCACTCTGAGATTGAGGTCTACTACAGACTTGAAAGTGAAATTGCTACAATATTAGCAGTCACAAACCGTAATTCTGATGGCATTGTCGGGTCAATCGCAGTAAGCAAGCCTGAGATTCCAATTAGTTTTTACGTCCTGAGCAGGGGAGACATCATTTCCGAAGTGGGCGTAAGAGTTGAAAAGGAACAAGACTTCTTCTCTTGGTTGGCAATCAACGCAAGAGAAAGACATTCTACCATCTACGTACTAAACCATCACGGTATTCAGTTGTCCTTTACAGTTCAGGGCGTTAAAGCCGAAGATTTACCTTCGGTTATGGCGGTATCGAGAGACAGCCTTGATGGGTCGGTCATAGTCCAACAGAACGTAGAAACTGAACTTCCTTCTAAAGCTATTGTCCAGCACAGCAAGGAAGCTGATTTGCAAGGAAGTATAGCTGTATACATCGCAGTGGAAAAGAACCTTTACTCTCAACTGGTTGTTAAAGAGGTAAGGGCGGATGGGCAAGAGGCACTCGAGAGTAAATTGGAAGTAAGAGGCAGTAAGAACGGTGACATTACAAGTACCGTATATGTAAAGTACATTTATGACATCGTAGGCAATATAGGTGTAGTAGGGGCAAGCAAGCTCCCCACAACCATCCGGGTCATCTCAGGTAACTTGGCTTCAGTCATAGCCATTCCTGATTACGATGAGGCTAGCTTGGCTGGTAGTTTTGAGGTAAAGACAAGATATATTAGCGAGATATCTTCAACTCTACGGATACGAGAATGGTCTCAAGTAGTCGGGCAGATTGTAGTACGAAGCCAGATGGACGAAAATCTTTTAAGTGAAATCCTAGTTTACCAAAAGGGCATTACTGACATTGTGTCTACAATTGCACCGATAATGAATGCGCCGCTTCCTTCTCGAATAGGGGTACGTTTCGACAATCAAATGACGGGCAATACTGGCGTCATTCCGGTGGGGGATGCTGTCCTTGGTTCAGAAATTCAAGTGAATCCCGCATCAAATTTAGCCAGTGTTATTACGGTAGTAAACAATGCTGAAGATATCTTGACATCTAGTCTTTGGGCTAAGGTATGCGATATCAACGAGATTCCTATGAACCTGAGCATTATATACAGGGGGAACTCAGCCCTTAATTCTTACGTGGGAGTGCCCCCACTTAATAAGCTGACAGGTAAAGTCTTCATCATACCTGTGCAGGACATAGACTTTCTATCGAACATTGAAGTACATGTCCATAAAAATCTTATCTCCAAGATCACAGTTCGAGAAACAGCGCAGAAAGACTTGAACTCCGTCATTGAAGTACATCATTTCTCGGAATTGGTGGGCATAGCAACTGTCAGACACTCGGAGAGCATTAACCTACCTTCCAAAATTAATGCCTTACAGTATGTTGTATTACCGTCCATAATCACTGTCAGTAGGCAGGGGGACAGCAACATGTCGTCCGATATCTACGTCCTCTACCATAAGGACTTACTGGCCAAATTGCATGTGCTGTACCATAAGGACTTGCAACTTACGATTGATGTAGTTGCGGATTACGGATACTGCTTCATTATGTAGTGCAAAAGCCCCTACCGTACTTGGTAGGGGTTATTTTTTGTTACTATTTACTTATATTGTATTTGCAAGGGGATGATATTTCGCAAAAGTCTCTTTTTTATTTTTCTTAGAGATTTGAGCATAGATTTTAGTTGTGGCAATATCCTCATGCCCAAGATACTCCTGAACAATCGCCATGTCGCAACCATTATCCAACAAGTGGGTAGCGTAACTGTGACGGAACACATGGGGGCTGACGGCTCTAGGGTCTATGCCAGATATAGAGGCAACACGCTTTACAACCTTGTAAATACCTTCCCTAGACATGGGGGCTGAAGGGTCTAGTTTGCTAGGCAATAGCCAACCCGAAGTAATCTTATGCTTGAACATAAATAGCTTGATTAATTCGAGGCAACCTGCATGGATAGGGTTCTCGCGAGTCTTCTTTCCTTTGCCTTTCATCCGAATGAAGCCCTCTTCAAAATTAATGTCCTCAACTCTAATTTTTGCTATCTCACTAACGCGTCCACCTAACCCATAAAGTAGCTCGATAATGAGTTGATCTTTCAATCTATGCTCGGTTGCCGTGGTGATAAGAGAATTTACATCAGTCTTAGAGATTGCTTTCGGTAGTGGCTTTTCTTTTTTACCGCATTTAACTTGGGCGGCAGGCGAGTCTTTGACAGCATGCTCAATATCTACAAGATATTTAAAGAAGGTTTTGAGTGAGCAAAGCATCCGGTTAATAGAGCTACGTGCTCTACCTAGAACGTCCAGATGTGCTATGTACATGCGGATATGTGAAGGCGTTATTTCAGTAACGTCTTTAGGGGTCTTCTCGAAATCCAAGAAGTTAATAATGTCTCTTTCATAGCTGTCAATAGTGTGCTTGGAAGAGTTTTTGTCCGTTTGCAGGTACAGCTTGAAAGATTCAACATAATTCATTGACACGATTCATTCCCCCTGTTTGTTATCATAATCCAATTATAGCACGGGTTATGTGACCTGTCAAATGTTGCTAGGTATCATAGAAAGAGGGTGAGCAGAATGGATGCAGGAGTAATCACAGCAATAGTTGGGGGTGTTGTTTCCGTCATTACCGGATACATCGGTTATGCAAGTGGGCGGAGCAAGGATAGGGTCACTGACAGGGAACTTCTCTCAAAAGATGAACAAGCCTTTCGTGCCGAACTAAGGGAAGAATTGAGAGTTTACAAGGAAGAAATTAAACGACTAAGTGACGAGATTCAGGTTCTTCGTAAAGAGAACTTGGAACTGATTACTGAAAACAGGCAATTGAATGCCAAGGTCGAAGAGCTGGTCACTAGGATTGGAGGGATGTAACGTGCGGGGATTTCTAAAGAGAGCTTTTTGGAATGATGATGATGGATTTTCAGCTAAGGACTTTCTAATGGTTCTCTTTGGAGGTCTCTACGCACTGTTCCTGATCGCGGCGTTTGTCATGCCGTTATTCGGGATAGTGAATGCTGTAGCTTTAACAATCATTACGGAAATGACCCCGTTGATTATGACTATCGTGGGCGGAGTCTTCGCAGTGCAGTCCGTGAAAGAATTCCGTAATCCTAGCACTGCAATTAATTATCAACAGCCAGATAGTTTAAGTGAAAGAGACTCTGTCACTGGTAAAGACGAACAGGACGAGGGTGTAGACTTAAGCACGACAAGCAACACCCCACGAATTTAGTAGAAAGGGTGGTAGGTGTGAGTTTTAAGATGAAATACCCTATTGAGAAAAAGTACCTCCCAAACAAGTCTAAGAGACGTTCCGGTATTCTGATTCCAAAGGTAGGCTTTATCGTAGCGCATGATACTGGTAACGATGGGAGCACGGCCTTGGGAAACATCAACTGGTATACTAACACAGCTTACCAACAAGACCCGTCGGCCCACACTTTCATCGACGATCAACATATCGTAGAGTGTATTCCTGCAACTACAGGAGCGCCTGAGAAAGCTTGGCATGTACTTTATGAAAAAACAATCGACAATGAATTGTTTGGCGATGATGCTAACGATATAGCGATTGGGGTAGAACTTTGCTACAGCTATAAGAAAGGCTCTATCAATAACGCAGAAGCTTATAAGCGTTATGTGTGGTACATGGCTTATCTGTGTTATAAGTTTGGTCTTGACCCTGCTACGAAGATTACAGGTCACTTTATTCTTGACCCCGAACGTAAGACCGACCCACAGAATGCTCTCACCAAGTACGGCAAGAACTTCGACATTCTAGTGAAGGATGTAGTCGCTGAGTATAAGGCATGTACGGCAGGGGAGACGCCAAAATCTAAGGTATTGGAGGATGATTCATCTATGAAACTCAATGATTGGGCATTCGATATGCTAGTTGAGGCACTTACAGAGTTTAAGTCTGAAGGGTACTTTACTGACGATGCGTGGATTGCCAAGGCAAAGAACAAGACGCTCACTGCGTCAGAGTTGGCCTTCTTGAATACGATCATGCTGAAAAAGGCGGTGAAGTAAATGGAAATGATTGCTATGTTCATACTTGTGGCTTTCCTAACAGAGACCTTAACTGAGATTCTTAAAAACATGATACCGAACGATACAATACAAGACAAAGGTACTTATGTGTTGTCTATTGTTATCGGTGTCATTCTTGCTTATGCTTTTGCTCTAAACCCATTTGCTTTAGTCGGTGCGGCCAAGCATGTATCCATTGTATCGGCGGGACTGATTGCAAGCCGTGGAGCAAACTTTGTTAACGGCTTCATGAAGCAGGTTGGAATCATTAAATCCGGTAGCCTCAATCAAAAGAAGTGACCCCGTTAAGGGGTCTTTTCATTTTCACCTATATAAACTAATTGCAGTATGTACTAATTGTACATAAACCTCCCTATTAGCAAATATTATCTAATACGGGGATTGTTTGTACAATTAGTACATAGTACAATAGGTATCAATAGGGCCAAATTTTACATTAAACGGGTGATGTGATATAATGATGAAAAGAAATAATCGAGAACGGAACTTTTTAACTAAACAACGAGCGTTTTTAAAAGTCTATTTGATCACAAAGATAAAAAAGGGAAGAAGTTACGGATTACAGTTGGCCAGAGAGCTTGCAGATGAATTTATACGAGATGGTTTTGTCCCAACTAGTGCTGAAGTTTACCGTTCACTTGATGAGCTAGTCGAACAGGGAATTGTCTCACGGCACACTCAGTTGCAAGAGGGGACGGAGAAAAAGCCGATCATAATCTATAAAATTAGTGACCTACATAGAGCCGATTCATACTTACAGCTTGTGCAACAAGATTTAAAAAGGTCTCAGAGATTGATAGAGAAAGCGTTAAAAGACAATTTCCATAAATAGAAATGAAAATCAAGCCTGCATATCGTAGGCTTTTTATATTGCGTTTTAAGAGGTTTTATTTCTTAACCTTATTTTTACATGGGCAACTTTATTTTAAAGCTCAAAACCGACGTATGGGCTTCTTGTGATGTTAATTCCTTGAAGTGCCGACCAGAAAACTTGACCGATCATGATTATATGTGATATGATTATTTATTTAAAGATTTATTATGGTTCAGTGCTTAAAACTGCTCTTTCATGAACTGAAAATAAGAAAGTAGACAATATGTCTATTGCCTACTCACCTATTTGTTGTCGAATGACACAAACATGTATACCATTTTATCGTATTACTGTAGCTTTCAAAAACCTTGATCAAAAGTTCAATAATGTTTAACTGTTATCTTTAATGTCAAAGCTGATATCAAAATTATTAGTGGGAGTTGAAATTTTTGATCGGCACTCTAACAAAGAATTTTCAGGGTAGATATTCCTTGCCTAATGGACAATACTTTACAACAGGCGATGAAATTGAGGTTAAGCTAGATATAACTTGGATAAAAACAAGCGTACATCATGACTTAAAAGATTATTACCTAGTTGATTATCCAAATGTTCCAATGGAAGGATTATTGGCAAGGAAGCCATAAGGATTGATAGAGCATTTATCTCTTATCATCCCACTTGTACATGTTTGCATCAATATCATCTATGGCACTTTGTACGTTATCGTATGAGCGTTGCCAAAAATGATTGTGGTCAATCACGTAACCAAGTCTATCTCCAGTCGAAGGGTTCGCTCCCCTAAGAGTACAAATATCAATTCCACGGTGGATGTATACAGACACATAACGATCATCAATATCAGGGTTTTGCACTTGTGGTGCGATACGAGTTTTCATATAAATCCTCCTTACAATGTTATCCTGTGCTGTACGAGCCATTTTAAGGGACGAAAACAAAATCTTATTGATCACTTGCCTTAAACGTTTGCTTTTGAAGCTGATATTTTTAGCCTTCTTCCTCTAGCAATGGGTTATATTGTTGACCCTCTTTCTTTCTATTCAGGAGTATATTCCATTTATCTCCTTCCTTCACTGTCGTAAAAGCGACTTTATTTATGATGTTCTTATCATTAGCGCCCTCACGGCTCCTAAATTTTATTTCAGTGATTACCTCACATTTCCCTTCATCTACACATTCACTACTAATTACTTTGAAATATTCCATTGGTGCTTTGACATTAGAGGTTACAAACGCTTCCTTGGTAGGTGGATTATCAGCACTTACCATGCCGTATGCTTCTTCTTCTTTATAATCTTTCAAAGCTTGTAAGTAATTAGATACTAGTGCTTCCTGTGGGGAAGGCTCTTTAGAAGCACAGCCAGTTAAAGCTAAAGACGCCACTAAGATGGCACTGAAAATACTTTTACAATTTTCCATTTTTTCACCTCAAAATACTTTTTTTGTAAAAATTGGTATGGTATAATAATAGTGTATCACACAATAGAAAAATAGAGGTGGGATTTTTATGAAAAAGGGTATCATGAAAAAGGGTATTGTATCAACAGTTTTAACACTTAGCTTATTAGCTCCGGCGACAGGGGCGTTTGCAGAAGAAAGTCGCAGTAACTATGATTACAACATCGAAGAGAGCTTAAAACTACGAGAGTCTGAAGATTCTGAAGAAGATGCACTCTTAGATTTAAGAGTGCCATCTGAAAGCAGAGGAATATCTGCACAAGGAATTGATATCTTGTCAGCCTACGGTAAAGTTCTTTTTGAAGCTGATTTTAAAGTCAAAAAGAACTTTCAATTACCTTACACTGTACGTATAAAAGATAGCGATAACGATTCCATACGAATTATGACTGACACAGAGAGATATACCAGTAGTAATGACGAGTTCACAGTCCTATTAGAAGCATATAATGATCGTTCTGAATCTTGGTATATAGTAGACCGTGTAACTTGCAAAGTCGGTCAAAAAATGTACGAACATTTCTACGACCTCAAAACATATGAAGAGTATCGCTTGACAATAAAAGGTAATGTCCAAGGTACTATCACTGTTTTCCAACAAACTAGATAAATGTAATAGACCGCCAGACAGGGCGGTCTTTATTATTCAATGTTTAGTTAACTAATTTAACAAGAATTTCTTTGAAAGAAGAGTATTCAGTTAAGCTATAAGCATCCGCATCTTTGTAAAAGTAGTTTAAACTTAAATCATCAATACTATTCAATCTATTTCTAAGTCCTTGAAGCTCTTCTTCCTTCCGATTAACTTCAATTCTTATTTTTTCAGCCTCATCATCAGGGATAGAGTAGCAAGTGAAAGAAGCTCTCGGAGACTTACCACTTTGATTGATAAGAATAACATACTCATTATCTTCATCTCTACGAGGGTCATCGTAAAGAAATAATGTTGATAGGCTTCCAAAAAAAGGGTAAGAAGCTTCATATGTAACTAGAGAATAGGATAAATTATGGTACGTAGCTTCAATAATTTTTTTCTTATATCTAACACCGTCAGAAACTTCTACTTCATTTTTAGTAGAAGTCGAAAATCCTAAAGAGTGAAAGTATTCCTCAAACTCTTTGTTTGCCATTTCAATACTTTTTTCAATTTTCGGAAGCCTTTTCTTTGAAATTTCTGCGTATGCGTCCTCAATTTGTTTCTTTAAGTCTTCCAATTCCATTTTCAATTTTAACATAATCTCGACCACCTTCTATATATTGTTGTTAGAGTCTAAGTAGACACTACATATTGATTTAAGTGTATCATATATTCCAAAGTATGTAAACTTTATTGATATAATATTTGTATTTGTTTACATAATTAATATTATGTACATTGACCGTGTGCTTTACTTTTATAAGTTTACATAATCTTTATTATCGGACTCATCGAAATGTTCACTAAAAAAAGAAATAGACCACATAGCTGTGGTCTACTCTTTAGGTGTTTTCGCTTTGTTGATTGGTTACTTTTAGTTTAGCACAATATCCTTTATAAAGCTATCAAATTACTCATCGAGGGCTTTCAATGCCAAAATAGCTGTTTCTATTTGCCTATCATCAGGCTCGGCGGTTGAAATGTACTTTTGAACAAAGCCGCCCAAGGCTAAGAATGGTTTTGAAATAATATTACCCTCAAGCCTAAAAATCTCATAACTTAATGATAAACTCAATAACAGATTCAAAAGTGGCATGTATGGAAACAAAATCATTAATATGATTAATACGACTACTGCCATAGCTATGAGGTTAGTGCCACAATTATCGGATACTCGACTCATCTTCCTTACATTATCAACTGTTAAATCTACACCGGCACTAAAAGCGTTATACGCCATATGCTCTGCCCCATGATACCTAGACAGCTTGCTAAATCTTATTACCGCCAAGCCAACAAATAATACAATGAATAGACTTAATATAATGAAATAGACAATATAGTTAAGGGAAATGGGAATCATTATTTTAATTTCTGGATGGGTTTCTGGAAACCATTTACCTATGATAAATATATAAGCCCACATGCAGGCGACAATACTATAGAATATTCGTATTTTTCTTTCTGCCAGTATTAACTGCCCCATGACAGCTAGCCCCATGACAGCTAGCCCTCTAATAAAAGGGATTCTTTCAAAGAAACTTAAAAAGTGTACTCTTTGTTCGATTCTCTTTTTACGTTTCACTTCTATTGCACCGCTTGAGGATAGTGTAGCTTTTGAAACATAGTGGTCACTAAAAAACATGACACCGTTCAAGCTTGCTCTGCCCCCGTTTATGTCTGTTGGTAATAGCATTCTATCAAACCTCACTCTTATTATGAATAATACAGTATAAATGGAACGATCACTGTAATTGTACCAAAGGTATTATACTATATAGTATACCATTAATTCCCACAGAAAAGAGCTTTTCATAGGCACTCTGTGATATAATTTAGAAAGAAAAACTTGGGAGTTGAACATATGCCGCCTATATGGAAAAGAAGCCCTGTTAATGAAAATCCGTTGGGTTACCGTAAGCACGAAGTACCCGCTGAACGCATTGACCAAATTCAAGAATATTTAATCAGTAACACTTTAAGAGTTTACTGTGACACCTCTTACAGACAAAATGAAGGAATATATGGGGTGGCAAGTTCATTTGTTGGATTCAACTCGGTGATTGTACATGATGATAAAATCTATTCAAAGTTGGTTGCTCACTCCATCTTTGGGGAACTTTGTGCTTTGAAGCTCGCACTTCTGAAACTACCGAAACATGTTACAAATATACAACGGCCGGATGGGGTAATTCTATTTTCTGACCACGATAAGATTCAATACATCTTAGAAAACAGTGTACGTAAGTATAAAGTGATAATAGACCCGATTATCACTGAAATCAATTCTCTCCTGCACCAATTAAAGGTGTCACTTAATGTAGATATAGAGATTCGATACCTTGGGGCGGATAAAAGGCACAATCCGTTTTACAAGTCGGCACATAATGCTTCCAGAAAAGCTATCGGAATATTATAGCTACCACTAATTCAAAATTAATGGCATTTGTAATACCAAATATGGATGGATATAATAGAGTGGGTTGTAGGTGAATTACAAATAAGAATAAGACCTTCCTTAGTCTGCAAATTAGGGAAGGTCTTATTCTTTAATACTCATGTTTGGCATGTTCATTTTAGTTCTGTTTAGACCTCCCTTGAGCTGACAACCTGGGGGAAGTCTATTTCTTCAGCAAGTCTTTTTTGAGCCGCCCCTTGGCTACGTATTGAGATTCTCCATGTAATCTAGCATATTTGATCATGGTGTTGTAAATAGTTAATCTTACTTCACTGCTTTCAAAAGTTCCAGCAATTTCTATCAAGTTCTGCAACAACTCGTTGGTACTTTTTTTGGAGTTTTCAAGAAATTTCATTGCTACTTTTTCTATCAGCGAGAGATTTGAAAACTCAGCAACCTCAGTCAAGAAGTCGTTTAGAATTGCATTTCGATGCTCAAGTTCAATATAGCATTCGATGACTTCCTCATAAGGCATCCCTAGCACATCTGCGATAGGTTTTATATACTTCATTCTAGGGCTTTTTATCTCACCTGTTTCTATTTTCGATATAGTGCTTTTAGGGACTCCAGAGATTCTCCCTAATTCCGATAAGCCGACCTCCTTCTCTTCCCTTTTCTTTCTTATCAGTTCGCCTATTGTTGTGTAGTTTAGGTTGTGATCCATGCCGATCTCCTTTCGAATCTTCACATATTTCTTTGTAATCTTTTATCAAGCTTAACTTTATATTGACATTAATGTATAATTATGTAAATGTCAATAAAAATTAATAGATTGATTTACTTTTCTTTATTTAAACCTAATTAATATATTAATATACAAATACCGCATTATCATATATGCCCTTAAATATAAAAGAGACTACCTTCTTCAAGGTAGCCTTCTCCATCTTACTGTTCGCCGTAGAAACATTGTCGGCAGAAATATTCAATATCTCCTTTAGCATCTAGGGTTTCTTGGATATCTACCTCATCTTCATGGTTTCCGCATTGAATGCAGACGATGGTTTTAATAGTTCTATACGGCATATAGTTACCTCCTAGTATCGTGTTACGGTAGCGTAGGCGGGGATAAATTTGAGCGGTCGTTCTGTGCTTTCGATAGCATGATTACGGTAAGAAAGGTTTCTTTCTTCGGCAATAGGTATAAACTTAGCCAGTAACTTGCGTGTCATCTCCACATCCTTGGTCGCTTTATGATGGCCTTCTGCGTCATAGAAACCATGACGCTTTGCTACGTCCTCTAAAGAAGCCTTTTCATTTGGCTCAACTAGCCTACTCAGTACCCGCGTACAAATAAACTTATGTGGGTACAGGCCATAGTTGTGTAAGAAGCCGAAGTCAAATGGCGTGTGGTGGGATACAACAATCGGCTCAAGCTCATTATCGTTGTTGTTGTAAATGAACTCCCACAAGCCTTTAATGGCATGTCCCTCAGATATGCCGTTCCTATTCAAGAACTCATCAGTAAGGCCAGTTAGATTTTTAACTAATGTCGATAGTGATCGGCCATTTTCTAATTGTACATAAGCATGATATGAGCCTATAACATTGAAATCAGGGCTAACTCGGATAGCCGCAATCTCTGTTACTTGCTCTATATCATAATCTAATCCTGTAGTTTCAAAGTCGATAATGACGTAGTTGGGTCTCATGCTATACCTCCATTAGATAGGTTTTAATGTAATCTTCAAGTTGATCAAGCCAGCTATCTATCGCTTTCTTCGCTAGAGCACTGCTGAAGCGTCCCAATTCTTTTTCGTCATACATGACCACTACCGTAGGAATGAACTTGATTTCAGAACTAAGGGAAGGTGCATGCTCAATCTTCTCGACCTTGACATGGCATCTCTCTTTGGCAATCTTGTCGATTGTCTTATCAATCCTACGGCAGTGGCCGCACGACTTGCTGTAGTAAAGCTTAAGTGTTAAGGGCTTGGTCAACATGGGCGGCAATGACAGCTTCAGGCTGATCGCCTACAAAGCGGCCAACCTCCACCTCAGCCTTTACCAGCACTACTGTGGGGACGCTCATTACACTATGCTTCTCTGCAAGGCTAGGGTTCTGCTCAATATCAATTTCCTCGATAGTAAGACCACGTGCTTCAGCGATTTTTTCCAGCTTTAGAGTAAGTTGCTTGCATGGACTGCACCGCGTATCCAAAAAATTCAAGACTTGCATTTGATAGTACCTCCGATTGGTAAAATAAAAGGGGCAATTTGCCCCTTTAAAAATTGTTGAAAGCGTCTGTGAATGCTTGAAGGTCTGTAAGTTCAGACTCTTTCACATCTATTCGAACTTTGTTCGTACTTGTCGGGGCGAAGATTTCAACAGTGTATGTGATGATGTCTGTTCCGGCTTCGTCTATATCAGGTACAATATGCTTAATAGAGACAATTTTCACGATATAGAACACCTTACGACTGCTTGTCTCATTTGATACAATCGCCTTATCTCCTACACTGAACTTAGTGCTTACAATAATGTCGGCCATTACTTGGATGCCTCCTCCATATCTTGAGTAGCTGTATGCAAGTTGTCTACTAGTTTCAATGCAGTGTTAACTTGGTTGACTTGGCCTGCAAACTCATTGCGGCGGGCTTTAGCTTTAGCAAGAATGCTTTCGTGAACCCGAATGATTTCTTCAGCATCAGCTTCAATATCTTCCATAGTTGCCACACCGTTTTGAAGGCGATACTGCAACCCCAACAGTGCGTCCTTTGTATCAGCAACTTCAACTTCAGCCCAATGTAGTTTTTCGACCAACTCAGCCATTGTCAAACTCTCGATGACCACTTTCTTACTAAAGACACCCCTAAAAACATTTGCAATTTTCATTAAATAATCCCCCGTTCTGGTTAGTTTATCCCTCATTTTTTATGGTCGAACTAACATATTGATAAGTTGCACCTGCTGTGGTACGCTCTACATACTGGATTGTTGAATCGCTTTCTGTCGAATGTAGTACAAGACTCTTGTAGTGTACTGGCTAGTGGCATAGCCGCACACTTCAAGTAACTCAACAATGTCTTCAATACACATGAGTTCATTGCGCTCTTTTGTCTCCTGAGCAATGAGATTGATCTCTTTCTCATACTTGGAAGCGATTCTTCCTTTGTCTTCACTAGTATTAGTTTCCTTGGCCACCAGCTTATTGCGAATACGGGCCAAGGTTCTATTGACTGTCATTGGATAGACCTTAAGGCGTTCGGCTATTTGTGTGTTGTTAGCTTCATCCATGACAAGCCGCATGACTTGCCTCTCAAAGTCTGTGAACATAGGGTCAGCCAAGAGTTGTTGGATGTATACCCTATTAGTTACATCTTCTTCTATGTTCTTGTCTGGGGTATCGACAATGTCAAAGTTTACAATAGCGTCAAAGTGTTCTAATTCATCACTAAATCGGGCTATCTCTCTGTAACGTTCAACAGAAATCTTTAGTAGCTCTGACATCTCATCCTCGTTGGGGCGATATCCCAAAGTGTCCTCAATCTCCACCATTCTCTTGATGAGTTCAACAGCACCGCGACTTAATCGAACTGTTCTTGAGTCGCTGTAAAGAAGCTGATTGATTTCCCATAGGATTGGTCGCACAACAAATGTCGTGAACTTAATGCCCCTATTAAAGTCGAATTCCTGAAGGGCAGTTAGGATACCGATGTAAGCATGTTGCAAAAGCTCATCCTCTGATACCCTGAATTTTGCTTTCAGTTCTTCTATGCTTCCTTTGAAGTGCATGATAATAGAGAAGACAAAGTCTTTGTTCTCTTTTAAAAACTCACCAAGCAACTCCTTATCGGCTTTACATGCCCTGATAAGTTCCATGTTGTGCATATCAGGTATTTCTTCTTTTCTGAGTTGCAGGTAGTTGTTACTTAGCACACTTACTTCACCTCGAACTTTCTGTCTTGTCTGACTACCTTCAGAAAGTCCACAACCTCCCCATTCTGAGTAACTACAGCACCGTCACCAGTCACAGTCAAAGTCTTCTTGAAGTCTCCCCACTTTAGCTTAGGTTCTTGGGGTTCTACAAAACCACTGGCTTCCATGAACGCTTTATAGTTTGCTTCGTCTTTAATCTCAAAGCTTACTTGCGGTTGTGTAGATTTAAGAGTCACGCCATAAGGGAGTTTAATAGAATTGAGTTTCTTTTGAGCTTTTTCATTAGGTGCGCTGTTGTATTCAGAGACATGGAAAGCCTTGAGCAATCCTGACATGTATTCAACTTTGGACTCAAGCGGACTCATCAAGGAATCGCGCCATTCTTCTACCTGCCGTATCTTGGCAGACCATTTCTCAATCTCCTGTTGAGCCAACCTACTAATCTCTTCAATTTCCTTTCTGGTCTCAGACAGCCCATAGGCGTAGCGAACCGCATCCTCCATTGTTTCGATTTTTCGTTGCACGCCTTGAGCTAGATCATGCTCAATTTCCTGAGATAATGTGTCATCCTCAAGTACAGGAGTACTAACAATACTCATTAAGTCAATCCCCTTTCCGTCTACAGTTTAATTCCTTACACTATCTATGGTCGGAGCATGGTGAACTAGAGTTGCGTGAGCAAAATAAAGACCCCTATCACAAGGGGCCATTCGATTACTTGAGCGGATATTTAATGAGGCCTTCCTTAAGGCGCTCCTTTGCCGAGTTAGAAGGTTTAATTGTTACAGCGCGATAAGGCTCGATGGTCATAGGCTCTCCCGATTGTGGGTTTTTCACGTGCTTTGCCTTATAATCGCGTGGCTCGAAGTTAAAGTTGTTAATTAAGTAGACTTTATTGCCTTTAACAAGATTATCAAGAATACTATCCAAACCTTTTCGCATAACACGCTCCACATCGTTAAGATGTATCTCGTTTAGTGCAGAGTTCTGGCATGCTTCCTCCTTTAGGGCTTCGGTTGTCTCACGAACGATATCTTTAAGAAATTTTTTATTCATAACCAGTACTTCCTTTCCTTAATGTGCTATACCCAATATAAGGAAGCGTCTTGGTTTCTTAACAGTATTGTGTAATTATCTGTCGATTGTCGCTAATGCTTTCTTCACTAACGTTAAATACCTTGTGTTGTATGTTCCCCTAGACACGTTACCCTCTCCTTGGTTATAAGCAACAATGCCCAAGTCCTTCCCGAAACGCTTCTGATTGTAGGCTAGGTACTTACAACCAATCTCTATGCTAACTCTTGGATTTTTCCGATCTCCCTTGATTCCCATGTACTCTTGGGTCTTGGGGCGGACTTGCAACAAACCTACATCATTGGCCCTTCCTACCAAGTTAGGGTTGAATGTTCTACCTGTTTCGACTTGAATCATAGCCAAGATAGTATACGGGTCAACCCCGTAGGCTTCGCTGTACTTCAGGATAAAAGAAGCCCACTCTTTTGCAGTACCCTTAGCTACTTTGTGTTTGACTAAATGATTGGCAATATTCTGTTCAATGGCGGGTATTTGCTTTACAGGCGCAGGTTTTGGCTGAACCACTGCCTCTTGAATAGCCTTCGGGCTTTCCTTTTCATTCCCCCTAGAAACTAGCGGCCCTACCTTGAGTACACTTTTTGTCGCCGTAGCCTGAGGTTTGACCTCTTCTTGCGGGGAGCAAGCAGTAATTGTCATGGCAATAGCCACTGTCGTCATTAATTTTTTCATTTATTACCATCCTTTTTTAGCAACTAAAACTTCTCCAATGAACCTTCTTATATCAGAATCAAATTTGTCGTCATAGTTGTTTACTAGAACGTAATCGACTTCATAAGTCCCTGCGTTACGCTCCGTCTCGTCCTTAAGCAGTTTCTCGTTCAGGTCAGCATATCCATCCAGTTCCGCAATCTTAGCAAGTCGCTTTTCTTCGTCAGGTGAAATACCTACAATGGTAGCCCCTAGATTCCGAAAGAATGAATACTCATTAGGTTGGCGAAGGTCTTGGCAGATGAACTTTTCTGTTCTGCCCTTCAGAAACGATTCGATATTTCTACGTAACCACGTTTTTATCCAAATATTTGGGTCTTTCTCACGTAGGCCCTGCCCGACCATGATAAGCAATTCGCGATTCTTGCCTTTTACGCCACCTGAGATTGCTCTGGCGATCTCGTAAATCGGTTCAGCAAGTGGCCGGATAATACTTGAGGTCAGAAACTGCATGCGAATAACGTCAGCAATATGGTCTTTTCCTGACCTCGCTTTAGCTGTGATTGCTACTGTGCCTTTTGCTAATGCGTTACGGACAGCAATCATAGTACCTACGACAAGTTGCTCATCCTCAGGTATCTCAGATAAGTCCACTGATAACATGGGCGCTGTTTGTTGGTACTCGCCTACCTGCAAAGTGGTCAAGTTGTACCCTACATGGGTCGGATACTTGTTGTTATTTGTAATCTGAGAGAATACGTAGATGTGCTCACCTTTGCCATTACGGACGATATAGCCTGACTTTTTCATCTTTGCCCCTTCCCTTCTATGAGTTTTTCCTTCTCACTGTTGATGGTCGTTGTATGGGAGTGAAGAGTTGCGACAAAGAAAAAAGTAGGCTTATTTAGCCTACTTAGCAGTTTTCATCCTTTGGTAGATATCCTCGCACCACTCGTAATCTCGCATCCACAAAGCGATATCCATGAGTGCATAGAGTCCTATTTTATCGAGACTATTTAGTTCCCATTGGGAAGCCTTTCGGGCCATGATAGCATGTGCCCTAGAGCCTACCTTAGCTTTTATACGAACATTCTGTGGAGCTACGGTGGTCTCCCTACCATAGAGACTTACGACCACCTTATCAGAATAAGTGCTAACTACCTTACCAATAAGACCATGGCAAGAATGCCCTTCACTATCTACTTCAATAAAATCATTTTCTTCAGGAAACATCGTATCACTCCTTTAATGTCTGCTAAAGCCTTTTATCCGACCAAATCTTTCAGCCTTCTTTTCTATTTTTGTTAAGATTCGACTGATTTGTGCCTGCGATACGCCAAAATATTTGGATAAAGTAGTCTGCTTGATCCCATCACGGTGATATCTAAACCATACCCTCTTTTCCGTGTCCGTCAAGGTAGCTAGGAACTCTCTGAGGACTAACCTATTCACAGAGTCGCCCTCAAAGGGTTCATCGTAAATAGTCTCTTCAAGGGTCACAGCCTCACTGTATCTCTCATAACAGAACATGGCCTCGCTCATTGACCGGAATGTCGGATTATAATTAAGAACCAGCTTGGCGTTTTTAAGGCTTATATCAAACAGGGCCGCCACGGATTCAGGTGACGGGTCTTCCAGATCTAATTGCTTTATTTTGCTGTGCAATTCCTTTACCATGCGTGGAGTCTTAACCATGTCGTTATCTCTCAAGAAACACTTAATCTCTCCAACTATCATGTGAAAAGCATACGTAGACAGCTTCACCCCGTAGTCAGGACTGAATCTCTCCTTGGCCTTTAAAAGACCAATCATGCCAATTTGGTAGAGGTCATCGTAGTTTGCTCCAGTAGTATGTTCGATAGCCCTCATTAAAGGGACATAACGGCGACATGCTTTATGGACAAGGCCTTCATTCTTGGCAATGAACTCAGATACTGTCATATCGGTATTATTGAAAGTCAGATTCACTAGATTCACTCCTTCCATGTCTCTCAAGATTTATGGTGGAGTTATGTCTGAAGATAGTTGCGAAAAACAAAAAGGCGGGGCTTTGCCCCACCGGATTAATGACATTCCTTAATTAAACTGCCATTATCATCAAAAGAGATTGAGCAAGATCGAGTATCCGACATTAGGTCTTGCTCATCTTCTTCTATCTCTACCACTTTCTCGAATGTGTTGTGTTCAGCCCGAACAGACAATACTTGCGTGTCACGGCTACCGTCTACATATACAGTAGTTCCTTTGCAACCCAACGCATATGCAAGTTCGTACAGCTTCTTATTATCCTCTACTGTAAATGTGGAGGGAGCATTAGCTGTCTTGGATAGAGAGCTGTCTACCCATTTTTGAATTACTGCTTGAACATGAATATGGGCTTCAGGGGAGATGTCTTGCGCAGATACAAAGTAATCAGGAAGCGCAGTAGCTTCTGGGTGAACGTCAAAAAACTCCTGAGCAAGAGGCACACGAACCTCTATGAACTCTCCTAACCTGCCACTGCGATAGAACACAAAAGCAAAGAAAGGCTCTAAGCCCTGTGCTACCCCAGCCATAGTACCAGTAGAGCCTGTAGGAGCAACCGTCAGTGAGCAGACGTTACGTATTCCCTTCTTACGAATTGCTACCTCTACTTCAGGATGGGAGGCAATCAATCGTCGCATGAAACCTGAAGACAAGTACCCTTCTACTTCAAATAGTGGGAACGAACCCTTTTCTTCAGCAATATTAGCAGATGCCAAATAAGACTCCACTGCCATAAACTCGGCCAACTCTTCAATTATCACCAAGGATTCCTTACTACCGTAGGGGATTTTTAACTTGATGAGCAGGTCGGCAAGGCCCATCCATCCCTTTCCAATACGTCTTTCCCCTTTAGCCATTTTCTCGTTCTCTTCTAAGAAATAGAAGCTGTGGTCGATGATATTATCGCCAAAACGTTGAGAAACATGAAGGATTTCACGATATAGCTCCCAATCAATGCCTTGTGTTTCTTCGTTATATATCTTCTCCAAGTTTACCGCATTCAGGTTACATACAGCGAATCCCGGTAGACCTTGTTCTCCGCATGGGTTTGTAACCACAGTTGGGGCATAGTACGAACAATTTGCTTCCTTAGTGTAGTGGTCAATAAAAATAATGCCCGGCTCTGCTGAATATCGGGCGGCAGTGTTGATAAAGTCCCACATATCCTGTGCAGGGATGGTAGTATAGATTTTAACAGGAAGACCTTCAGCTTCCCACTTACGTACATCGCCCATCAAGTGCCAATTTTCATCATAGAAAGTCTTCTGTTCAGGAGTAAGAGCGTCAATGTCAGGGAAGCGTAATTCCCAATCTAGTCCCTTTTCTACCCTGTCCATAAAGTCGTCCGAAATAAGCACAGAAATATTTGCCCCTGTCATGAAGTTAACGTCTTTGACTCCCACGGGCTTACCTGCTTCATCGCGTAAAAGATACTTCTCAGCAAGTTCACGAATAATAGGATGCTTTGTTTCTTTTGATATCTTATCAAGTAGATATGGGTTCTGAATCTTACACAAAATGAACTCTAGTACATCTGGATGCCAGTCGGCCAACCCTATCATCTGCGCTCCCCGCCTCGTACCGCCTTGGATAATGAGGTGGGTTAATTGAGAGAGGTAGTTAGCCCAAGAGATAGAGCCGGACGAGAACCCGTTGACCCCGTGTACAGTTGCCTTTGTGGGGCGAAGAGTAGAGATGTTTGAGCCTACGCCGCCCCCACGAGACATGGTTTCTGTAGCAAGCCCAATATGTTCAATAATCCCACCACGACTGTCCTTAATAAAAGGGAGCACAAAGCAATTAAAGAGTGTTACATCTACCCCACTGCCTGCACCATAAAGGATGCGGCCGCCCGGAATATTGTACATATTAGCAAGCAACCAGTAGAATTTCTCGAACCAATATGCTTTTAGCCTATCCGTCTTCTCAACCGAAGCGACGCCCTTGGCTACACGATAGGCAATTTGCTCCCAGTACAACTCAAGAGGTTTGATGATATCTACTAAATCACGGACGATTGTACCAATACCCTCAGGATATTCCACATCAACCGTGACATATGCGCCATCAACTTTTACTACCTTACCGTACCCTTGTGTGGGATACTTTGAGTGATGTTTTACGATTACTAAAACAATATCGTCCTCTTTCAGTGTAGTGAGCAGGTTGTCTCGAAAGGAGTAACGGTCAAGCATGATTAGCTTCTGAAGGCCTTCAAATTGAGATAGCGGCCCTCTTTCTTTGTATAGCTCGGTGGGGTCTTTCACATAAGGAAAAAGCCCCTCCTCTTCGCTTCGTAGCTGTTTCAAGATTTTCATAGATTGTGCAGTCCTCCTACCAAATTTGAGTTAGGGTTTTATGGGCACGTCTTGCTAGTTTGCAGTCTCAGTACACATCGAGACAGGCAATACACCTGTCGATTTTGCGGCGAATTTCCTCGATATCTTCTTTCATTTTCACGTCAGCGTTGTACAGATCAAGGTAGCTTTCACGTAGCCTGTCTTGCTCATCGGTAAGGATACACTTGCCCTCTCCGTCAAGTACATTGTCTACATCAAGGCCCATGTCTGTGATAGCTTGACGAGTCTCTTTGACTGCCCCGTAGAGGTCACGGAATTTGAATCTCATTGATATCCCCTCGTCCTTTCTATGTGACCTGATTTGTTCGTGTAGATTACCGTGAAACAATCTTGCAAGCAGGCTTTATGCCCAATCAGTAGGTTCTGCAAGCTGAGATTTGAGGTCACGTCAGCATCCATGATTCGCTCTAATACTTGCTCAAGCTGAACCTTGTTGCGACGCAATACCTCAACTGCGGCCGGGGACACATGATGCATAGTCTGTTCGATATTTCTGATAGCTTCCTCAATACGGCCCACTTCTTCGACCACTACACCTAACGTATAAACATATGTTGCCACCCTAACACTCCTTTCTAATTCTAGGTCGTCCTTAGCCAAGCCGGACACCTCCGACACTCTTTATGGTCGGTTCATGGCTGACGATAGTTGCTTATGAAAAAGAGGGCTTTCGCCCTCAATCTTCTTCAAAGAAACCTACGATTATGATGGCGGCGACACAATATCCAAACGCCAGAAATAAATACCCAAACACCAGTAAAAAGCCCACAGCGCCCCTACTCTCTCATTTGACGTTCAATTTCGGCCTGTAATTTATCCTCAGGTGCTTCCCATCCTTCTGGCTTGATAATCTTGTTGTTACGGTCAGCATCGTAACGTGGTTTACCATCAGGAAATAGCTTTGACATGTTGGCATTCTGTACAATTTCAAACAAAGCTTGCGGTCGGACACCGATCTCCACAAGATTGCCCAAGATAAAGTATAGAGCATCAATATTAGCATCAACTTGTGCCACTACGTCTTCAGCGTCAATCAGTTCTTGCAACTCTTCCTGAATCCACTTCACACGAGCCAACACACGCTCTTTGTCCATAAAGGTAGGCTTGTCAGCTACAGGGTGGTTAAAAGCTTTTTGAAATTCTCGAACATCATTCCAAGCCTTGTCGAGACCTGTGTTACCGATGACATAGGAGTCCTCTATGATGCATAAACTCATGGCATTGTCTACCAATTCAGCGGTAATAACCATTTCTGCCTCAGTATCGTAAGCGGCGACGCCATGTCCATTCTTGACAGCAATGGTTATGTCTGGATTTTGTTTGCATAGTTTTTCCCAATTTTCAATTAGTTTTGTGATTACGTCCATGCTTAATTTTTCCCCCTGTTATTTGAATTAATCGCAAGAACTGCTATATGAACTACTAGAATCATAAGAGCCACTGTCGTAGGAAGAGCTGTGGTGTCCATCATCATTGCAAGCATGGCTTGAGTAGCTAGAGTGACTACGACGGTTATCGTCATCGTTATGGTACGAAGTAGTATACATAGCAGATACCGGATTAATCGGGCTTAGTGGATTTATAGAGTTCAACAAGGAGTCTTCATCATCGAGCCTACTGTTTGAAGTCGAGCCATGACTGTGAATAGTTGCTGTACGTACGCTATTTTTCTTCTTAACGTCAAGCTTTTGGCGCATCTGTGGCTTATCTACAGACATTTTCATATCAACCACCTTCGTATTCTTTACGGCTTTTATCCTGCGACAGATTCGTTCTTTCAGAGGCTTTATCCAGATCATGTAGATAGTGCCTAAAATCAAACCAATGACAGAACCAGTGACAACCCCAAGTAGAATATCTGCAATTATTGACAACATATTAGATCAACCTCCAAGACTCTAGTACCTGCATGACTTTCGGGTATTTAACCCACAACCAAGCGTATAGCGTTAGTAGCTTATGCTTCATTGAGCAGTGACACCTCCAAATTATTCGTCAATTCCGACTTCTGTTTTTAAGGTGCTTCTGGGTACGCTTGGCTTCCTTTATTGCGGCACGGCGGGTAGCTCGGTTGTACTGCATGAAAGGAACAGACTTGTTCAAGTCCGTGTCATCTGGTAGGCTAACAAGATCACTCCCTTGTATCATTGCGTTGAATGTTTTGTTGATTGGTTGCATATAGCATCCTCCTTAGAATCATTTCCAGTCACTGCAAACAAGACTACAAAAATGGTTACTGTCCAGAAAAATATCCCGAAAATCATTATTTGCTCTCCTTAAAGATTACCGTTCCTTCCAGAATCCCTAGCGTAGTGTCCTCTTGAAAGAAGAATGTCTCTGGTGTCTCTCCTTCACGCATTGGACGGGTAATGTACCAAATACTATCTTTGTCTTTCCAAGTAGCATTAACGAACTTTTGGCCTTTTGGTACATCCACTGTAATAGTCCCACCGAATGAGCGTGCGACAGGATTGCAACCTACCAGCGTCACCGACAACATAACCATTGCCGCCAGCCCAAGAACTGCTTTCTTCATGCCCATCTCTCCCATATCTCATTTGCCTTACACTATCTATGGTGGAGTTATCTATTAAAATAGTTGCGAAAAATAAAAAAGGTAGCCTATCGGCTACCACATGAAATACCCACGCTCTTTTATCTTCTCCCAATTCTGCACTGATTCGATTACCTCTCGCTCTTCAGTGACGCCGTAACAGTCCGTTATGACATTGATTTTGACAAACTCCTTATCGAACCTTTTTGTCCACTCTTCTGTGCAAGGTTCTACGCTTTTAACCTCTACGATGTAATGCTCCAAAGAATTCATTCGACTATTCTCCTTATGAACTTGATGTTATGGCTGACCCAATCAGACTTGCAGTCTTCATGTATTTGCTCTCCGTTCTCACACTCAAGAAAGTCCTCCCCGACACGGACAGACTCACCGCATTCATCGCAGTAGAAAGCAGTCTTGTAGTCGGTCGGCTCAAGCCAACGGGCGTGTAGACGGGCAAGGATAGCGTCATTATTCATTGCGGGCAATAGAAGCGTTAGCCCAAAACATAGCTTGCTCAATGTTACGCAAAGCAAGGGTACGCTCCGCACTGTTTGGGCATAACCCTAAGACAATGTTGGCCAGTTTCTTGGCTTCAGCTCGGAGTTCAGTGTACTTCTCTGGTTGGCCTTCCTTTGGCGGGTGATACGTAAAGATATTGTCAACATCGTACTTCACACTAAAACCTCCATTTCTTTTATTATTTAGGAAACTTGTATGCTCCAAATAAGGTCTTCCTAACAAGCACAGGCTGTCCGCCTTTAAACAGCGGGGTAACGGCTATGTTTTTTGAGATAAAGTCATCAGGAATACCTGCGCCATCCTCGCCTTTGGTATGGTACATGAGGCGATTTCCTAGCTCAGTCTTGATAGCGAACTGTTTATCATAGAGTCCCGTTACCACCCCATAAACCCAGAAGCCTTCATTACTTATAGTTGGTTTGTAACTGACTTCAACTAGCTGGCCTACGTCTACTGTGCACATAAAATCACTCCCCTTAAATTTCTAGCGGGCGATAATTAAGACTCGATCCAAGTGTGCCCTCTTACCTATAGTCTCCCGGCATAATATTCAGCCCAACGCTCTGCCCAATATTCTTCTTCCTCTTCATGGCACTCTTTACACAGACAATTGAAGTTCATGAAATCGTCCTCATATGCTGTCGCACCTTTCTTAGTTACACAGATATTCAGCATACTATCTCCCCGTTCGGGAGAGATTAAACTTTTTATCAGTGTCTAAAACATGAAGGTGTTTTACGCCGTCAACCTCAATTATCTTACCGTCCCAAGCTCCGTTTATTACGTTGAACTCTGTCCCTACAGCGAGCTTAGATACATCAGTCCACATTATTGCTCACCAAAAGCACTAATGGCTTATTCATTTTCCCGACGCCTTGTAAGGTGCAGTGAGGGCCACAAGAACAAGGGATGAACCTATCATCGGTACATAGATAGGAAACGAGAACAACAAAAACAGAAATAGGAATATTAACAAACTCGCTGTAAGGTCGGCATAATAGGCGATTATGCCCATCAGATAACAAATAGCAATTAACGGCACAGAAAACCCCAACAAGTACGCCAGCAATGCACCAATGCTTCCAAAAACAGCGCCTCCGATATAGCTGTGCATGATTATTCCTCCCCGACTACTTTTAGTTCAAAGGTACGCTCAATAATATTTGCGGCTTCTGATTGGCTCTTAATGGCATAAGTTCCTTTTGTGAGATTCATAGCCTTCACGTCAGAAGCATAAACGCCGCCACCTGAAGCACGTCCCGCATGTCGCATAGTCATGCTAAACTGAACCTTGTCCCCTACTTCAACGTCCTCAAAGAACCTTGCACGTGTTTTCTTCTTTATTCCTATTACTTCATATAAAGGACTTTTCATTATGATGTCTCTCACCCTTTACCCTCCTTTAATTCATTTAGCTCTTTCTCAGCAGTCAGCATCCGGTCAACAATTGCGTAAAAGTCCCTGTCCCGTAAGATCATGAAATCATCCCCGTCACCGAACCCTACAGCATACACAGGAATTTTACCGCCTTCGTACAAAGCTTCTTCAGCAATCTTATCAAATATCGCACGATAGATTGTCCGTTGCTTGCTTGGCTTTGCCCTGTCCTTCCCCTCAAACAGAAACATATCAGAGTAAACATCGCCCTTAGCCATCCAGTGGCTACCTGAACCAGAAACTCGACGGGCGCTCATGCCCGCCTGTTCCTTCAAGTTCTTAGCAATTCGATTCGATTGAACAACATCAATCTCTCGAAAGTTCCTACGTTTTGGAATCATAGTTCGCTCTTCGCCTTTAACCCTGACGCGATGGGTGATGTTTTCCTTACATACTCAGCAATTTTAAGTAGCTCTTTTCGGTCATCGTGCGGCATTATATCGAACACTACAGTTACAGGTTTAACGATAATACCTTCAGAGGTCAGTCGAGGCTTGAGAGCTGTGCCGCCCAACGACATGAGGTGAGTATTAGCATAATCTAGCAGGCGCACCACATCTTCGTGGCCACGGTCATCGTCCCACTCAACCCAAGCCACACCCTTCGGCTTATTGCTCATCTTCGCCACTTCCTTCAGGGCTAAGGTGTTCACTTGCATCCCACTCAGATAAGTCGATATCTACGCCCTTCATTTTGGCGTAAACCATGTGGTAAATCTTAGCCCACAATACTTCATCTTTCTGAAGTGCGTCACGCCATTGCCTTGCCCCCTGATACTTGGCAATCTGCTCACCAGTGACAGGGTCAATTAGTGTCATCCACCCAGAACCCTGAAGAAGCCCAAGGTACTGAGCCATGTTCAGAATGTTAGTGTAGTAATCCAAACCAAAGCCATAATAGAAATCCACTGCCGCTGTAGCTGACTGCTTGCCGCCGACCTTGTTCTTGACAACCTTGAACTTAATACGCTGACCAATAAACCTTGGCTCTAGCGGATTACTTTCCTCGAAATTAGGGTTTCCGAAGTCCTTGGTAGTTTGCGACTTAGCGACCTCAATACGTTGAGCGCAAGCGTGCTTAAGTCGGTTTCCGCCCGGAGTACGATACGGATTCCATTGGTCTCCGATATTGTCCCGAACTTGGTTAAGGTTTATAATATGAGCACCAGATTCATACACAAGTCCACTGTCAATGCACTGTTCTACATAGCGTGTGACGGCACTAGAGATGCCCCCAACACGTGCGTTGCTCTCCCACTTCTTATCTTGCTCATAAGAAGCCTTGGAGACCAATGACCCGATAGAGTCAAGTAGAACAATACCCAAACGGTTACGGTATTTCGGATTCCTGAACAAGTCCTCGATACGTTGGAACATGTCTTCCGCATATGCTGGCTTGCCTTCAGGTTTTCCGATATACAGTATTTTCGAGAAATCTACGCCCATCTGCTCGGCATGTGCTTTCGAGTGATAGGAAGAGTTCTCAGGGTCGATGATTACATTCAGTCGGTCAGGGTGCGCTTGTTGGGTGGCGGCAATGGTAGAATAACCGATTGTAGACTTACCCGCAGATGGCTCACCGAACACCTCAGAAGCACGTCCGCCTGCAAACCCACCACCCAAAGCGTAGTCCAGTGTGGCTACTCCTGTTGGATACCAAATGTCCACTTCGTCTTGCTTGTAGTTCTCAAACGCCGCAACAGAACCGTCTTTATATCGTTTCTTAAAGTCGCCCTCGATTTCTGAAAGCAAGTCTTCCACAGATATATTTTCTACTGCTTCATTCAACTCTTCTACTTTTGTCTTCTTTGCCAAATGACTTCACTCCTTGATGTAGTTATGGTCATGGATGCCCTCTACAAAGGGCGGGGGTGAGCTATTGGCGGCAATGTAATCGAGGGTCTCCAAGACCAGCAAGGGCGATGTACACCGCACCTTCTTCACTACAATCGCAGTCAGGAAAGGCGCACTCGGCTTCTACATCCTCGATGTGTTCAAAGAAGTCTTTAGCAACAACTGTTACAATCTTGTCGCCATCATGCATGCGAATAACAGCCGCGTTACCAGTAGAGGCGTAATGGAACTCGCCTTCCTGAAGATCAAATTCTGCGGCTTCAATGACGATATCCTGAATTTCGTCATCGGACACTGGCTCGCCACCACAATATTCAAAGTCTTCAGGAAATAAAGGAGCGTATTCAAAATCTTCAGATGAGATAGCATCAGACAACTTATCACCCAAGACTTTGATTTCCTCGCGAAGTTTAGCGTTCTCTTCAACAAGACGTTCAGCTTCCTTTGCTTTTGCGATCAACCCAATAAGACTTAACCCATCGCTCGCGGAGAGTGGGTTAGATGAAGTAATACCGCCCTCAGGGTCAATCACGATAATCCCACCGAACGGGCTTGCAATACCGCCTACGGGAGTGAAGCCACCAATGAAAGAGTTGAATTGTTTCATACTAGAAATACCTCCAATGTTATATTTAAGCCTTACACTTTTTATGGTCGCTGTTTCTATTGGGATAGTTGCGGCGTCTCTGCGGGAGTTTCTTCACGATCAGTAGTCATTACATAGTCGCCGTTCTCATCGCGGTTAAACATAAAGATAGAATCTACTACCTTCATGCCAAAGTCTTTAGGAATGACCAGTTTGCCGCCTTGCTGTTCTGTAATATAGGACAGCATTTTGAATATAGCTTCGTTCTGCCCTTTCAGGAACATGATTTCTTTCTGCATCTGAGTAATGGTCGCTGATTGTCGAATGTCAATTAGGCCGTTAGTGTCTTTCATTTATGAACCCTCCATTAGCGTTGTCTGTTTGTGATTGCACGAGAGATAGCGAACTCGATTTTCTCCCAACGCTCAATCTTGCCCTCAAGCATGTTTAACGGACGTTTGGCTTCATTCAGTTTGTCCAGCACATATAATGTTACATCGTGCGAACCTGCTTCAGCCCCGCGCAACTCACGCCCTCCGTCTACTTCCTTAAAAATGTAGTCTTTGACATATTGCAGAGCACGCTCAAGAGTGTCCACCCTATCGCGCCACACACCGCGTAGCCAGTAGGCATAACCAAGAAGACGTGTCCACTTCTCAAGGTAGTCCTCAAGCTGGAAGTTCTGGAGTCTAGTAATCCCTCCGGCGTTATCCATGAGAGCATCCCATTCATCCGGCAATGTCTCATAAATTTTGGGCGGGGCCACAGGAAAAACAATTCCCGCGTCTAGCAACTTCGAAGGAGCTTGAGCGTTACCGTCATCGAACCAACGTTCTACTATCTGATAAAGGCGTTGCTCTTGTTCGTAGCCGAGAGACATAAGTTACCTCCTACTTTTTATTCTTCTTGCCTTTTGCTTTCACTCGGCGTACGGATACGCTTTCTGTGGTGTTGTTAAAGATGTAATCTAAGAAGCGTTGGTACGACAGTTTTCTATCCTCTACAGCTTTCAGCAAGAATTTAGTATTAATGGAAGTAACAGACGCGCCCAAGTCCTTAGCTAACTCCTCCTTGTCCACTTTCTTGGTTGTACGCTCTGCCAATTTGACCTTCAATTCATGTAGGTCAGTCCCGTCCAATGGTACAGTTAATTCGTACACAAGGCTGTTCTTCATCTCCTCTGCGATGTTGTACTTGACTTGTTCGAGACGCTCCACTAGTTTTTTGATATGCTCTTGAATAACAAATGCTTCACGGACGTAATTTTCCAAGTAAGTGGGAGAATCACCATGGCGCTCACGAGACACTTCTACGCCGTCCTTGTAGCGGATAGTTTCGGATGGCTGTAGTTCTTGGCCATTGAAGGTGATTTTCGGCATGTTTTCCATTATTTATTTCCCCCTAGAGTTATTTAGATGGTTTGCAAGTGATATCCGTTTTGGTAATGGCTACACTGCTTCCGTTGTTTCGTTCAACAAGGATGTAGTCACACCCGTCAACACTCATTCGGTAAACTGTCATGAAGCGTTTTTTGGCAATTACATGTAATTTTTCTAAGCCCTCTTCTTTAACTGTTTCACTTTCTTCTGCGCACCCCGTCAACATGAGGGCGGCTAAGATGAGCGGCACTAGCAGTTTTCTCATAGGAAGTCCTCCTTAAGAAAGTGGTTGATATAGCCTGCGTACCCTACAGCCACAGCATCAGACTCGTTATCGTTATTCCACTCATTCGGTAATCCCAATATTTCAGCAATTCCTTCCTGCACTTCTATCTTCTCGGCCCTTCCGTTTCCAGTAGCAACTTTCTTGACAGTAGTCACTGCAATTTCGATTAACTCCATACCGACAAGTTCTGACTCCATCGCTCCGCGAGCCTTGAATACCCCGTGATTCGATCTATTCTGCTTACCCTTTGTGAAACCCATCTCTGAGAAGACCTTGTTGTAGAGAGGTTGATATTTAGCGCGTAGTTCCTTTACCTTTGCTTGAATCAGGGCAAGCTTTACGCTGTGGGGCGCGTCTCCCCAAGTGGCGTTTCGACCGGACACCATGCCCTTCTCCGCAAGACGGGGATTCTTGTATCGCACGTCTAGGACGGCGTACCCGAACCCGTCAAGCGATGGGTCAAAGGAAAGGATGAACTGCGGCTTAGGAGTTGACAAGTCGAGTGTAGTCCGACAGAAGTTTTGCAAACTCAGGGTCGCTCTGAGCAAGCATGTTGTATACGATGCTGTCTTCCAGTTGTTGACGGCGTTCTTCAAGACGTGCCTTCAGCTTCTTTGCTTCTTTCTCACGGAACTTGCGGCGATTGTGAGTAGTCATATCAATCTTCTGGATAACCCAAGCTGTAGCTCTCTCGTAAGTCTCACCGATAGCAAGGCGAATCACCGTCTTTACGGTGGCGATTTGCAGACCGTGGCGGGTCTCGACAACAACCTTATCCCCGATTCCGATATCAATTACTTCGCACTCATACTTGAAGTCGTATTCCTTGCTATATGAGCAGTCATCAAACTTAACTCCGATAATGTAATTCACCATTCCTACCCCTCCACTGGAACAAGTCTTGTAAAAATGTCGATATAGTCTGCTTTGTTCATCTCCATAAGCATTTCTAACTTCTCCTGCTCTGGTTCAATGTCTACCACCATTTCAATAGGCGATTTAGTGGCGGACAAGAAGCCGATACGGAGAACAACCTTACGTTCTAACTTAGGCAATACTCTCACGCTCCTTGATGATCTCCTTAACAAGTGGGGCGACAGTCTTACCCAAGTACCTTAAGGCTACCTTGTCATTGAAAGGCTCTACTTCGCAGTAGTACATGCCTTCCTCTGCCATGATGTCATCCAAGATATTGAGGTTTTTCAGAATAGTCCCCATTTCTTCGACCCCGAAATTCGGGGAAACTACTCCTGCATCTATCAGTTTCAGGAGTAGTTTTTCTACCCGTGCTTTTGTCACATAATTGCTTAAGAACAAGGCTTCGGGTGGCTGTTTCACAGGGTCGCGCGGTAGCTTTTGTGGCTGGACTTCAGCAAATGCTTCAGAAACAAGTTTTACAAACATTTGCTCTTTATCCCCGAATGGTGTACGATAAGAATAATTTTTAACTACGATACCCTCTCCGCCTGTTGGGTTATCAGCCAAAGCTGAACGTCCTACAAAGCGCATGAGGTGGTCAAACCCTTGATAAAGCCCTGCGTACAACACGGGGGCGAGTTGAAGATTTAGCTCAAAAGCTTCGATAACTACCATCGGGAAATCCATGTACACATCGGACTTTTCTTGGTAAACATCGAACAAATAAAATTGATTTTTATTGACTCCATATTGCACCTTGTGCTGAACTAACCACTCGCCAAAGTAGATTCGGTTCGGCATAAGGTCATCGGGGTCAATGTTTTTGTGTGCCCATTGATAGAAGCCGCGGAGGTTGTTACTCTCATCCAGTTTGGTATTCCGACTAAAGCACTCAAGTGCGCCGCCCGCACCTCTTTTGAAGCTGGCGTTCGCGCCATCAAGTTTTTCAAATACTACGACATAGTCTCCATCTTGCAGTACACCCTCGGTGGAGCGGTGTCCAAAACGTGTGATGGACATATATTTCTTTTGGTTAGACATGTAAGAAGTCCCCCTTAATCTCTCTGATAATGTCGATCTTACTGTCATACTGTGACCAGTCCAGCGTGGCGTGGCAGTCATGGCTGTAGTTCCGATAAGTAGTGATGACATTCTGAGTGTCAGGTTCAAACACCGCACACACTTCACAATTTCTACCAACTAGAAAGTGCCCTCGGTAAAGAATCCGATGCTTCCCGTCTACTTGGTGATACTCTACAATTGAGCCTTCAGTAAGAACACGTAAGGCATCCACTTTCGTTACCATACGCCCTCTGACTCTCTTGAAAGAATACAAAGTAAAGCTCCAATTGCTTACTTTGCCAACATATTGGTTAAGAAACTCTAATTCCTTACTGCTCATCTGAGTGTGATGTTTTCTCATCTTCATGTACCTCCCTACTCTTTATGGTCGAACCATGTCATTGATTAGTTGTGGTCAGCGTTTCATCATTTGCCTTACAACTTTTATGTGGTGAGATAGGAGGATACAGTTGAGAATCCATAAAAAGCCCTTCAAGAAAGGCAACTTCTTGAAGGGTCTAGGGAATTTTCTAGGAATTGTATGCTTGAAATGTCGGGCATAGTCGGCTATAGCCACAGAAATTCTTACAATAAAACTCTTGGTACTGTGCTGGAAAATTACCAGAATTGCGATAGTGAAGCATCTTCATAAACTGAAAATGTATGGTATTCTTCACTCTAGTCAAGTCTTCAAGGGGAATAGATACCTCGGCTATTTTATTAAATCTAGTAAAATGGTATCGGTACGTATGAGGAATCTCTCCAAACAGAAAATAACAAGCCATCCCATACTTTTGCAATTGAGACTTCTGCATGATTGCGTTCTTACTGTATGGCTTGGACGTTTTATAGTCAGTTACAATAAGACCATTCTCGTCTCGTTCTACTTTATCAATAAACCCAATGAGTGGGGGCAAGCCTGCAATCAAGTCAATCTTGAAAGCTGTCTCAATACCAACAACCTTAGACCAATCCATGTCTGGCAAAGAAAAAATAAACGTCAATCCTTGACTATAGTATTCGTTCTTTTTTTCAGGGGTTGGGAACTCGATCATAGGGAATAGTTCTTCATAGATAGCAAGCATCTCTTTGAGAGTAAGTCCTTGCTCCCGCTCCATAAGACGGTTTCCGTAGGAATCCATATAAGAATGAATATTCTCTTTATTGTTTTCCCTAGAAACCGTAAAAGGAATATCCCTATAAAAGTTAGTTCTTGGGTAATACTCTGCAAAAAAGTGCATAAGAGAGCCATATTGAGCGTAAAAGTTGACTACTCCCTCCTGCTTAGGCTTATCGGGGTTCATGTACCTGTGATAGTAGGTAAGAGGACACGCTTCGAACCTATCCAAGCTACTATTTGATAACTGGGTTATCGGTAGGCTTTGCAACATCATCCTTCACCTCTTCTGCTTTAATACTCCAATGTGTCACCTTAGAAAAAAGAACCCCTGTTACCTCTCCCTTGATGTTCTCCACCGCAAAAATCTCGTTCTCGCGATGGTACTTACTAAACACCTGCTTGTATCCTTTTAGTACATCCTTGACATTCTTGAGAACAATCTCTACAGGCTTCGCTTCCCCGTCTTTCCCGGCTATCCCTACCATCTTAGCGTCACCCACAAGCCACTCGACCCGTCTGGTTTTTCCATTGTCAAGGAAGAATATGGCAGTCATCTTCACCTTCATTCCTTCTCACCTTCTTCCGTTGACGTGTAGCGGTAGTCCCTGAAGTCCTTAATATGAATTTCAATATCTTTCATCCATCCAGACTCTTCATTTAACATCTTCTCGACTATTTCAAGGTCTGTAAGATTCTTCTTACTGACCGGAGGTATAATAGATTCTTCTCCTAACTCATACCGTTTCCACCAGCGGCGCAGAGTCTCAAGAGTTAAGGTCTGATTCAAGAAATTTCCGCAGTGGTTGCACCAAAGAACCAATGACTTATCGCACTCCATCTCTTCCGGTGTAAAGGAAGATTTGCCCCCGCAGTGGGGGCATTGATTTGTAAAGCCTATCATTCTTCCTCACCTTCGTCCTCAACATCTGATTCAACAATATCGAAAGTAATGTCCATGTGGTCATCAGCTATGTGCCGTTCTTCACCGTCAAACGTTACGATGAAGTATGCTCGTTGCATTCTATTTGGAGCGGAAATAAAGCCAGTGATTTTACCTACTGCACCTTTTGGTACTAGAACGGTATGTCCTGCTTTTATATCTTCCTTTGCCTTAATTACCTGACCAACTTCATATGTCATTTATTTCACCTCAAGGTTTGTGGTTGGACTGGAATTACTTCGAGTTACGTAGGTTGTTGCGTAGTTTGCTCCATTGATTCTTTACTTTGTCTGTACCTTTTTGAAGTTCAGTGACATCGTTATTCTCTGTTACAGGGCGAATGAAGGAGGAAATAAGAGACAGGCCTGCAAACACAGAAGGAAGCATAGATACTGTGATGGTAGTATGAAAGATTGTGGATAACGCCCCTGCTACGAAACTGCCTGCCACAAACGCCACACCGTGACCAATTACCCAACCAATCAATATTGCCAGCAGAGGCTTTAGGATGAGTAACAAAGCCACTAGAGAAAGACCCGCCGCGCCAATACCTGCGCTAATTGCTGTTACTCCCAAGCCCACTAAGATTGCGTCCATAATCTTTTTCATTGTCTTGTTTCCCCCTTGAAATATTTAAAATAATCATAATTTTCACTAACAGGCTCGTACTGAATGTCGTTGTCAGCGTGATACGGCTCTGTATGAATCACCTTTAATTCTTGAATGTCCCTCGGAATGCCGTTAGGATACGCCATGCAAGTCATGGCCGCCCTGTCGTCCCTATTAAAGTGCTTGCAGAATATGCAAGGTACTGTAATATCCATACAAACCCTCCCCTAGAAGTCGTACTCCTGTTCTTCAGGTTCTTTCAAATCCATTCCTAGAATGCAACCAATCTCATAGAGGACATGAGACTCCCCGCAGTTACAACCGTCTTCAAAAACGTCTGTACTGTTACCCATAGACCTCTCTTCTGTGTACCCGCAAGCCACGGCGCTGTACCTAGTTTCGATAAGTTCTTTAATCTTCAAGATTTTGTCGTCCATGCTTACCTCCTGAATTTTTTATTACCAACCAGAGCACTTATAACCGCCGTACTGTTCATACCACTCCCATATCTTAGGGTCGATATGGACTCCAGTTATCTTGGCAGTGAATGTCTCAGGCATTAACTCGATAGGAAACCACTTTGTCGCATAGTTGCATAAGTTATTTGCAATGTACGTTGCGTCAGCATTGTTTAGGATTGTCTTAGCTCCGTAGTTATCAGGGTCTAGCTCTGAAATCTTATAAAACTGCTTCTCCCCTACATTATGGAAGTGCAACCAGTGACCGATTTCATGGATGGCCGTTCGCAACTTGTTTGGCGAAGACTTTTGCCCTGAGTCGTACTCTGCTTGAGCAATCTGTGCGGCGTTCTTAAAGTCGTATTTATTGTGTATCACGACCTCGCCTGTAGGTGGATTGAAATAGCCATTTGCGCCGTTTGCGTTCTTGATGTTAATGGTCAGCTTGTGCTTCTGAATCATGTCAGCAAAGCCGCCACATGTATTCAATAGAAAAGCCAATGCTTCAGTCACGTAGTTTGCGGCATCTAGCTTCTTTGCAAAGTTAACATCAACACCCAAGTCATTAGCCCATTTCTCAGCTTCATCAACAGAAGTGAACGGTTGCCACGTGATAGGGAGCTGAATACCTCCGCCAGCGGGTGGGGCTGGAGGTTCTTGATTGTCAGGCAGTTCTGGCGGCGGGTCAGGATAAGTCCCCAAGTCTGTTGTACCTGTCAGTTCCAAATCGACTTCAGGGTCAGTCAAGAAGTGATACATAAGTTCAATTTTCTTGCTGTCTCCATGTGGTGTGCGGAACTCGAACACGAACTCTTTTCCTGCTTTGACGGGGTGGGCCACCATAAATGGCAGTCCTTCTTCCCAATTCTTACAGTGGATGTTCTTTGCTACTTGTTTACCATCGACTGTAAGATTCCAATAGTCTTCTGGACTCGGCATACTAGAACGGATAGATACAGCGTAGAACTCAAGGTCATGGGACATGTAGAACACGTCCTTTATTGCCCTATCGCCTTGAGCCTTGCTTGGAATCTCAATTGACCTGCCGACAAAATGCGGAGAAGTTTTAGTAGGATAATAGGGAGGGTCTAGCCTACCGCCGACAATGTACCTTGAAAACACTACCTGTACCTCCCTAATAATTTGTTAATAAGTACAGACAGTCGAGACTTTGCCTTATGTGGTTTCCTTGATTTCTCTAGTTCCCTTACCTTCTGGTACAGGGCTTCTTTGCGAGTCACAGCTTGCTGATAGCTATAGTCTTGCTGTTTAGCCCTAAAGCCGTTGTCCCTGATTAGAACAATTTGGCGGGCTAATTTAGCTCCCATGCTCATCTAATCAACTCCTACGATGCAGTCTTTAGCATTTTTGTCGTCACGGAATCGAGAGAATTGAGGATGACGGTAAAATCCATCTTTAGTGACTTCCATCGCACCAATTTCTATGACTTTTCCGATATATTTACTTGGATTTATGGACATGTCTTTCCTCAATTCTTCTGAAATTCCAGAGCAGTCGCCCACTTCGACCAACTCTCCGTCAGCGTTATACTGACTGAAGATGATAGAACCAATCCACTTCATAGCGTAGAACTTAGTCACTGCCGCAAGTGGGTGTCCTACTTCCTTGCCCACACGTTCAGCTTCTTCCTCCCCACTCAGTTGCCAGATATCGCCATTGATTCCTTCCCACCATTGGTGCGTAGCCCTTTCATCGCCCTTGTAGTCACGCTTGGCGGGCTTGAATCCTGTAATAATCACGTCAGCCGTGATATGCTTCTTAACCTTAACCCAATTCCATGCAGGCTTCTTGTCAGGATGATAAGTACCGTTGACGTGTTTGAGCATTACACCCTCGCCGTCACGTGCCATGATTTCCTTGTAGAAGTCACGCTTGTTGTAAACAACGACTCGTGACACGTCAATCTTGTCGAAGAAGTTGCTATTGTACTTAATTAGGTCTAGCTTGATTTGGCCAACAACCTGTTCCAAGATGATGCGGCGTTCCTTCCAAGGCTTGTCCATGAGCCAGTTACCGTCAAAGTCACGAAGGATATCGAACACCACATAGTCAAGCGGTTCGGTCGGAGCAAGAATGTCGTCCATCTCTCTCTTTTTGACTTCAGCCCACTCGTCCTCTTCCCACATGCGCCAGAACAGCTTCTTCTTGTCATCGCTGTGCTTCATGTCGCCAAAGCCTTGACGCATGCACGCCTTTCTAGGTGTCGCCCCCATGATTTTCGTGACCTCGTTGGAAGTCATTCCGTTACGGTAAACTTCTCCATCGAGAATCAGCAAAGGATACCTTTTTAAGAAGTTCAGGTGAGGGACGTTCTCTGTCTTCTCTACAGGGAAGTTCGTCTTCACGCTCAACTTGCGGGAGAAGAACCTGCCACCTACGGAGACATAGCGACTGCCGTCATACTTTTCTTCTGCCACGTAGTTCGGGTTGTCCCACAAGGCATCCATCTTCTCTTCATCTTTCACTGCATTGCCGCCCATTGGTAAGAGAATCTCATCTAATGGATAATTACTCACTAGGCTTCAACCCTCTCAAGAAAATAGATTGTATTTAAGGTTTTGACTTGGATTTGCTCTCCGTTTGTAACTTCTGTGATACGGGTTGTAAGGAAAGCATGTATTTCATCTTCTGGGTCATATACAATGAGGCGGCGACCTTCTGTCAGGTCAGCAATACTTTGAATATCACCTACAATAAGTCCAATCCTTTTCGTAACACCTGTTTGATTGGCCTGTTCCTGTAGGTCAGAGTCCTTAATTGTTATACCGTCCAGTTCAGTTGCTTTGACTACCTTGAAGTACATTTTCTTTCCCTCCCCCTAATGCAAAATTTTTTGAAATCCGTCAGGGTGAGCAAGGGCTGTTCCGTTGATACTTGCCACTGTTTGGTGAATACCGTATAATTCTTCTGATACAGCGACAAGTAATGCTGAAGAAAAATCGAGTTCATTAATGTCCCGGTTCTCTTCCTTAGCAAGTCTCTCAGCGATATCCACCACCCTAAGAGCGAAACTTTCAGTGTAATCTTCACAAGTCATAGGCTTCATATTGTCAGCTCCTTACGCTCTTTATGGTCGCTCCATGTGCTTCTTGAGTTGCGGTACAGAGCACCAAGGCAATAATCCTTTTACCTCAAGTTGCTCTATCAGTTTTAGGAACTCCATAAAATTGGTGACACGATAGTCCAAATCACGACCTTTCTCTAAGTGCTTATTGTGTGGGGCATCCATACAAACTCTAATTGGCAAAAAATTCGGATTAAATTCAGGGGAATCATCCAGTAACAGATCACCACGAATCAGGTACTTATCAAATGTCGTAATAACATTCTTCTGGCCAATCCACGGAAAGTGTCTGTCTACCCACATTTTCTTCTCCATTGCAGAAGAAGGTGTCGGAGCGGCAGTGACAAAGAAAATTCTATGGTTCACGCTTAGATCACGAAGCACCGTTTGAGAGTCTTTTGTTACATCTAACTTCCAGTAGATGCCCTCACGTTTAAAGTAAGTTCCTAGAACTTCTCTGTTCTTGTTCCAATCTGTTAAAGTCTTTGGGTCTAGTCTCTCTCCCGTCTCGACTTCATGCAGATGGATAACATAACCCAGAAGGTCAGCCACTACTTCATCCATGTCTACAAGTAAAATTGCCATAATTATCGCCCCATGCTTTCAGGGTTTTGTATCCAACCATATTCTATAGAACGCTCATGCTCTTGTTTCATTTCCTTAAGACAAGCTTTCTTGAACTCTTCTTCTATCCCATAACTCAACGCTTGTACTGGAACTGTCACTCTCAGGTCTTTTGCTATTTCATAGACAAACGGGTCTAAGGATTTCTTCACATCCTTAGCTTCGAGTTGTATCCCTCCATTACGCTTGTACATGGGCACGCCCTCCCTCTATTACAAACCATTCCTTTTATTTTTACTTAAAAGAGCCTGCCTTACGTCCCACCTGAAGGCCGTTGCTTGCTAAGATGTGAAGCAATTGTGCTGTTGTTACCGTTCCACCGAACTTGCCTTCGATCTCACGTGTGAGAATTGTCTGTGCCCGTACAGGCCTTGGCGCTATTGTTTCAGGCTCATGCACAAGAACATAGTTATAGACTCCGTCCCCCAAGTTCTCAAGGGCAACTTTATAGCCTTGCATGTACAATTCTTGAAGACGCGCTTGCCAACGAAGACTAATTTCTTGAAGCTCTACGTTGGTGATTCCTTTCTCGCCCGCCTGACGCAATGCAGTCAGAACACGTTGGCGTTGGGATGGAACAGGTTTCAAAGTATTATTGTAAGTGGCCATTTACCATCTCTCCCATATCTCATTTGCCTTACACTATCTATGGTGGAGTTATCTATTAAAATAGTTGCGAAAAATAAAAAGCTAGGTAATCCCTAGCCTTAAATCACTGAAAATAGTTTGCTAAATTACTTTGGGATACTGACTCTCCCCGTTGTTTCCTCATGCTTATCCAAAATACATTTGATATTGTTTGTCACATCCGTCACACTCGATAATGTATGTCTTACCGAAATTATCTACATCTAATTCCTGTTGCTCCTGTCCGCAGTAAGGACATTTCACATTCGTATACATCGCATACAAGCTAGCTACTTCTGTATCTTCATAAGTACGGAATATTATTCCCATCCCGTCTCCTCCCTTATCACAAGTAATGTTAAGTTAAATTCACCATGTTCTGAACTCGATCATCTGACCGCACTTGCAATCAATATTTACTTCAATACTTGAGCATCCCGTCCAACTGTCATCATGGCGTGTATATATTTCAATTGGATAATCTCGTTTGTAATCGGTGGTGATTGTTATTTCACTACCGCATGCTTGACATATCACCTTGAAACCAATTTTCTGTTCTTGCATTTCATCACCCCATTTACAAATCGTGTGTTGTTAAATTAGCTTTTCATCAAGTAACCCCAATTTATAAGCAACCTGTGCAGTTTCATGATCTACAAGTTTGCCATTAACCGTATTTGCATAAGGAGAAACTTTCTTGCTTTTAGGATCGTACCACCCTGTCTCAATCTCCTTTTCAGAGAAAGGGTGTCCCTCCTTCCAGATCGCTTTATCCTTCTCAAAGTCGTAGGCATACCATTTCTTTATCTCCGGCCCTATCTCACTTGCATGGCAATTTTCACAATGGAATGGTCCACATTGAACCAGACCTACGCCAACATCCACCCAATCAGCTTCACACTCAGTTCCACAATAAGGGCACTTTTCTGTCCGTGTATCATAAGCTCCCATTTTAAATTCCTCCCTTATCACAAGTGATTGTTTTGCCTACACATCCTCCTGCTCAGAGTGCTTCCCTTTGTTCCAAAGTTCAAGATAGAATTCAGCATCGTCCAAAGTGCATTCAATATCACTGATCAGTTCTTGCAATTCGACAATCTTTGCCTTTCCTTTCTGGATAAGCTCCTCTAAGCAAGGTTTACATTTCAAATCAGTGAAAGGTCTGCCTCCGCAAGTGCATGTATTCATATCTAACCCCCCCCTCCCTTTCAGCAATGGTTTGTTAAATATAAACTTCCCTTGGCGCACTTCCACGGTACGGAGAAACTAATCCCTCTTTCTCCATGCGATCTACAATTCTTGCCGCATAGACGTAGCCAACTCTAATTTTTCTTTGCAACATGGTAACTGAGCATTACTTCGTTTCCTTCACGATCTGTACTGCCTCTTGATAACGCTCTTCAAAATCTGAATACAAATTACTACCCATGTCAGATTCCTCCATTTACAAAGCATGTATTGTGTTCAATGAATTACTTCCCAAGAGCCAACATTAAATTTCTCTTGAGCTTCCTCTTGACTTATAGCCCTTTGTGATCCGTCAGCATAAACAACAAGGATTTTACCTGTTGGATAACCGTCAAAGTCTTTGTCAAATGAAACCAGCATTTTTCCAACGTCACGACTTTTTACAAATTCGCAACCGTCGATATCCTCAATTCGAAAGTTATTTAATCCCGCAAAAATAAGTTTTCCATTGCTATAACTATCTGCATATCCTTCACTAAATGCTAAGGCGAGTATGCAAAATGTCTCTTTATCTCCGTATCTATAGATAACGTCATCGGGAACTCCAACTTCATTGAGCTTTCTAAGGTTTTTCTTACTACTAGCAACAAGGATGTACGCATCGTCTCCGCCGTTCGTATCTACTGCCTTTAAGCTATTTAATACATCCAAAACTGCTTGTCTATTCATTATTCATCTCTCCTTCTCTCTGCCCTTAATCACCTTTATAGCAACTATACATATGGCTTCTTGTGCAGTCTTTGCAAAGACTTCAATCTTCCGACCAATCGGCCTATCATCAAAGACAGCCAAATACTTCATATCTTCTGGTAGATTTCCAGCTTGAGGTATCAATGCAATACATAGCTTATCCATCACTTGAAAAGCATCAGCTATATTACGAAGTGGATTCCAACCACTTCTAAACTCGTCAGGTGAATGCCAGCCCCACAAATCCAATTCAACATGATATATCCATCTCCACCCCATCACCGCAGTTGCCAGTGTTTTAATGATCTGTTGTTCGGTCATAATATCCTCCCATTTTACAAAGCGTGTGCCGTGTTAATAATTAGAAACCGCCATGTACTATGACCTCTCCTGTGAGTTTGTTTATTTCTACATACACATAGTTTTCAGACAAAGTTTGCACTGTTTCATACGTAATTTCTTCATTACAATGAGGGCATTTTTTCAAACGGAAATCTGTAACTTCTCATCCAACCCATTTCTTTTTCTCGATTTGTTCATCAAACTCATAAAAAACGCCATTGCACAGCCTGCATTGCATCTCTTTAGCTGATAAAGAAAGAGTTCCTCCTATGTCTTTCATTGTTTATCCCCCAGTTGTTCGGTCATTGTGCTTCCTCTCCTCACAGCAACGATATTGAAATCATAGGTTCGAGGCAGATTCCTTTTGCTTTACGATAGTATCGCTGTCCATCAGCCACAATAGACGTTGGTTTTGCATTGCCGTATAAATTTGAATAAGAATCAACTTGACTCTTCGGGATTAACTCCCATACCTTAATGTCATCCATGCAACCATCAAGGTCGTCGCATTCCCAATGGCCCCAATCGTAAAACTTTTTTTGTAACCAGTCGGTCAATTCTGTATCAGAAAGGAAAATGTATGCTTCTTCCGCGTTGTCTTCACGGTAAACATAAAAGTATTCGTCAAGCAGACTACTTTGTTTTTCGATTACAGCTTTTAATGCACGCCAATTTGATACTGAGCTTCCAACTAAATCTATCTGGTATTTACTCATAATTGCCTCCTATTTTTGTCCTAAATGATCTGTTATTTGTTCGAATTTGCTTTACACTATCTATGGTCGATGTATGGTGTAAAAAAGTGGCAAAAGAAAAAGAAGCCTTAAGCGGCCTCTTCTCCTTCTTCCTCATCTGCATCAGCCTCAATAAACGTGCCGATTTTGTACTCAATACCAAACTTAGATAGCTTTTTCTTTACTTCTTCCTCAAAGACTTCTCTCCAATCAAGAGTACCATCGTTCATCATGCGGATTTGCTCAGTAGAGAAGTTCCCGCCCCAATACGGGCTTACTTCTATGTCACTTTTAAAGCGAACGCCAACATCATTCGGGATAACGTTTGCCATTGTTTCTGTGATGGCCTTCAGGGCGGCAGGGTCAACATCAGCAGGAGCGTCAAAAATTAACTCATCGTGTACCTGCAACACAAGATGAATGTCATCCTTCTCAAGCTGTGATACATATCCCTCACGCAACCACTCCTCACGGTCAAAACAAAGAGTGCCATCAGGCCGTCGTGGGTAGAACAACGCCACCATTGCCGCCTTAGATTGGTCTGCCGAACTTCCCTGAATCTTGGCGTTACCTCCTTGGCGTTTGCATTTCTCGATCTTCCAGTGCCATCCAGACTTCTTCCAAGAGTCTTCTTGTTTAGCTTCAGCGATAGTCTCGCCGAATCTACGCTTACGACCAAGAACAGTCTCGATGTAACCTTTCTCCATAACCTCTTTATGTGTTTGTGCTTCCCACAACAGATAGTTAGGGAGGCCCGCCTTAAACCCATCAATAAGAGACTTGGCCTCTTCCTTGGAAGATTCAATTTGGTCAGCAAGACCGATTTCAGTTATGCCGTATACAACACCGAATACCCATTCGGTTTCCCATGTTACCATGAGCGTGGACTATACCTTGATAATGCTATCTAGGAATATCTGCAATCCCTAGAAAACTTATCCCTCCCGTTAAATAGGTTCGATTGATTTACGCACTCATTATAAGGAAACTAAATCCGTACAATAGCACTAAGTGCGTAGGCGACCTATTATAAGTCTCTACACCGTCATCCCTAAGCTACTAGGGGTTTTGGCTCGGTATTGCCCAGTTGGGTTTCACCGATATGAGAGAGGTTTATAGTCGGCAGTATGGTGTTTACCGACTTGGTCTTCTTACGTAGCAACTCAAAGAAAGAAGCAAGGCGTTCGATGGTCGGGCGGGTAATGTCACTCAAGCAAGCATTTGCACCTTGTTCCTTACTGTTAAGGTAAGTAATAGCATAGGCCAATTCTTGCGAACTAGAATATTTAACAATTGCTTCATTAACATTAGCCGCCGTTTCTTCTTCAGACTCTCCCTTATACCCACGAATCATTTCGAACATGTCATAATCAAACCCATGAATCTGGCATGTCACTTTACTGTGCATGTCCAAACCGTGCTCGAAAATATCAATGAGTGTTTGCTCACGGGTAAAGATCGCCAGCCAGCGAAGCTCCTGTTGCTTAATCTACATACTTTCGTAAGAGCCTGACTATACCTTCAAGGGGCAACTTCATAGCAACTAAGCCCCTGCTCACCGTATATACGTGTTCGATTGATTTTACCGCTTTGCGGTATTACGACACGTAATAAGTCGATACACTCCCTGCTATTGAGAGCACGGGATTGGCATATGAGTCACAAACACATCTTGCTTTCTGTCCATTGCTAGACAGTTGTCATAGTAGATATTCTCATAGAACTTCTTTGCTAATCGGTTCGAATGGAATCCGACAACATAATTTCCTGCTCCGCGCTTATCGAACTTGATTTTTACATCATGTTCGAGCATATCACTAAGGATTTCAGCTAACCTTTTAGCGAATTTCTCCGCCCCTAAAGTGAACCTTACTGCCAGTTGTTTTGAATAGCACCCCACTGTCCCATCCCCATCAAAGTATCCCCTTATGAAGTCTCTCAAGTACTCTTTAGGAATTTCAGGGAAGGTCATTGATCTGGACTTATTAGGTGTTACACCTAACGCAATCAGTCGGGCGGCTACGTCACGGCGAGAAGCAGATATGCCGTAGGACTCTTTACCGTACTTCTTATCTGTGCGTGTAAAGATGTAGCTTCTATCCATACCTAACGTGTCAGCTAACTTTTCAATGTGGTCAAGGTCTTTTATCTGAATACGGAAACGGTTATTCGACAGATTACCGTCAGCGTAAATAAAACCTAATACATAAGCCATTTCAGGAGACCACTCATTAAAGAAGTTCTCGTTGAACGGGATACCGATTTTCATAGCCTGTGCTGTCCCTGAATCTCTACGTTCAATTTCAAACTCTTTCATCTTACCCATCACATAACATTGAGAACGACTTATGAGTTTTGCAATCTCCTTAGTGGACTTTTGCTCCACATTGTACAGTCTATCTAGTTCTTCTATGGTTAGTTCATGTCCTTTGCTCCGAAGAGGGATGCCAAACGATATTACTTTCCTCCTAACCCAAGAGTGCTCCCACCCTGTTTCTTGGGCGATCTCTTTGAAGTTAAGTGCTCTATTAACATACAGTTCGGTAAGAAGTTCTTTAGTAAGTTCTACTTTCATGGCTTCAACACTCCTTAAAATGATTGTACTACCATTATAAGGATGCTGTAAACCATTCTAACTCTTGATGTGTAAGTAACGCACTTAGCGTTCCCCGTTTTGAGTGAGTTTAGATTAACGACTTCAGCCAACAATTAGGCTATTTGGCGTAAACTGAAGTCGGCAGATACTAGTAGACGCCCTGCCGCCGCACGGAACGCATAGCGGATAAGGTCAAATTTCGATGGAATCTGCTGTAGATTTGGATTTGAGCAACTAACGCGTCCAGTCCTAACAAGCTGATTGTAGGCACAATGTATGATACCATCCACGGTATCTTGTGGTAATTTATTGCAGAATGCGTCAATAAGCTTAGACAGTCCACGGTATTCAAGAATCAACTCAATTACCTTGTGCTTCTTCTTATTGCGTGTGAGAACTTTCTTGCTTGTGGACTTCTTGGGCACTTTCTTTTTAAGTGTCATGTCATAGGTCATTTCAGGCTCAAGAATCTTGTGCTCGACATAAAGCTTCTGGGCCAACTGCGCAGGAGCACCTAAATTCAGTTCCTCAACGACTTCATATTCTTCCTTAAACTTAATGCCTTCCCGTTGACGCAGGCGCGTACGGGTCAAGGTAATAGTTTCACCTAATACGTCGAAAATTTCTTTCTTAAGGTCTTTAAGCTTCTCAGAAAGAACTTTACCTATAACATTAGTGAGGAACTTAGAGTCAAGCTCTACCCCACGGCGTTCTGCCACAGCGAACACTGCAAGTAGAGGCATTTCCACTTCCCTGAATAGCTTGTACACCCCACCCAAGCCGTACGTAGGATTCTCCACTATCTGCTTTTGATATTGGAAAACCCAGCGGGTCATAAAAACATCGTGACATGCGTAATAGTTAGCCAAGCGATGGGGTATACTGTCAAATGGGGTCTTATCGAACATGCTTCCAAACTTAAATGTGGGTCGGTTTAACTCATCAGGTGACATTTTTCTTTGGTCAATGAGCCAAGGTAATGCGTAGGTGTTGTACCACTCCTTAAGGCCCTTCGGCTTGTTTTCGTTCAATAAACCACCCATTACCATAGTGTCCCAATGAATATTGAACGTAATGTCAATGTCAGCCCAATTTTTCAACACATGAATGTCGAACTTAGCATTCGCCATTACAATGAGCTTGTCAGCTTCAAGGAGCGGGCGAAGCCTATCAGCAACTACATCGAAAGGAAGCGTAGGAACATCCTTAGACATTTCATGTAGAAAAGGCTTCATTGGAATATTGAAATACTGCTCGCTCATAAAACCTATAGAAATTGAAATTAACCCGTCTTTCCAGTTGTTCAGGCCATATGTCTCAGTATCTAGGAATACATAAGCATCTCCTTGATACATAGTCTTGTATGCCTTGTAATAATTAACTAAGCGCTCAAGGAGTTCAGGCGTATTAATAAGTACATAGTTGTCAGGCATAACAATTGAAGCCTCTACATCTAAGATTTGTTGCTCTTTTTTTGTGAGTTTTTTAGGTTTCTTAGGCTTCTCCGTATTCTTAGTCCGAGTTCTACCCTTGGCCGCCTTTTGTTCATTTTTTTCTAGTATGTCAATAATTTCATTGCCTGTATCGGACACTCTAAGCCCTCCCTATTAGCTTTTTCACAACCTTTACACATGTTTTACACATGTTTCAGTTAACTAGTGATTGAAATGCAGGCAACACATGTGTATACTTGACCTGTAATAAGATAAAGAGGGGCATTGCCCCTCAATATCCATTAATTGACTTAGAACGGTAACTGACGTTGGTGTGTAGGTGCGCCTTGTGGTGGGGTAGTAGGCTGTTGAAAGCCTTGTGGCACTTGCTCATAGCCTCCTTGCGGTACATAGCCAAAACCTTGTGCGGCTTGTTCAAGGCCTTGTTGTGGTACGTACCCTCCTTGCGGCGGCATGTAACCTTGCGGTGCTTGATTAAAACCACCTTGCTGTCCCTGCTCTGCTGTCATGCCACTCACCAGCGCTTGCATGAATCCTGCAATTTCATCAGGGGTATGCGGTGTTACTTGCGGTGTGATATCTGGCATTTCAATAGCGTCAAAGTCAGGTAAAGCAAGGTCAGGTTTATTCATTGCAGGGTTAGCTACATAGCGGCGGGCAGAGTAAGAAGTATCACTCGCTCCTTTGCCAGTCCGGTAAATAGTGACGTATTGCTTAGTCGGGTCTACTTCATCCAAGTTAAATTCAGAAGAAAGTTTTTGAACATGCGACTTTGCAAGGCTAACAAATTTGATTTTGTTGTCCGTAGGGTCGTATGCACGGAATTTAATTCGTAACGCAGGATACTTAGATGGGTTGGCTTTACACAATGGGCAAGTTGCTTTACCGGGGCAACGAACATATTTTGGATTCAAAGCTTTCTCATAGTGCTCACGAATACCAATCAAGTCCTCATTCCAGTCAATAAAGAGAAGTGTCATAGGCTTGCCTTCTTCGAATGTAATGAAATCGACGCCTCCGCTAAGAATGTTGTTGAGTCCTTTAACTACTGTTGTCATAATGCGTTTCCTCCTAATGAACATAATTTTGAGGTGCAGTGACCTCTCAATCTTTATGGTCGAGCCATACCATTAATTAGTTGCGCCAATAAAGCTGACGTTTGCTCAGAACAACAGACCGAAAAGCCTGAAAATTATTGACATGGAAAAGTCTTTACATGTTAAAATTACCATAGGTAAAAACTACCTACGGCTCTATTAGTAACTAGTATGTTATAATAAATACAGGAGTCAGGGGCTAGCCCTGACATACCTGCTTGAGCATCTTCATTGCGCGAGACGCATGAGACTTATCCAATCCTAAGAGGTTAGATATTTCAGTAGGCCTCATGTCCATCCCCTCTTCGGTGAAGAGCATGAAGTCGATAACGCGACGTTGCTGTGGAGTGAATTTAGAGATATTGTTAAGATAGTCATTTTTTACTTCAGACAACTCATATCCCATTTCTACTGACTCATGAGAGAACGTATCAATTGTTGAACCCTTCTCTTCGTCTGCGCCGTCACTGTAGTTGACTAATACGCTATTTTGCACAATCATTCGATTTTTCTTACGGTAATAGTCAAATACAGTACGCTGAATAACAGTACGTAAACAGTTAAACAAGTTTTTTTTGATAACCCCCTTGTTAATCACTGTTAAAACACGTACAATAGCGTCTTGTTTAACATCTTCACGATCACGTCTGTTAATGTCTTTTAGGCAGAGATTGAGAATAGGGTTGAGAGAGTTAATGTCAAAAGTAGCTACTGTAGTTTGCATATATAATACCTCCAATGTATTATGTGTAATGTTTTGCCTTCTACTATTTGTGGTCGTTCTATCTAATAGAAAAGGTGCGAAGCTTTCTATCTAAATAGTCCGCCAATGAAATTGACATTTACGATATCTAACTTGTCGAGCAATCCTGCTTGGAGCAATGCATTCGAATCTTTGAAGTCAGGGAACTTGGGATAAACCACGTGGTTAACAATGAACCCCGCCTTATCCAGCATTTTTGTAGCGTCTTCTGTTCCCTTCTTCCCTGCCGTGTCGTTATCAAGCATCAGGTCTACTTCTGTAATACCTGCTAACTGAAGCTCACGTACTTGATTGAAAAATAAAATACGTCCATTGATGGAGACAGCAGGGATTCCAACCTGATAATTTGACATGCAGTCGGTAGGAGACTCTACTATTCTCACTCTAGTGATCCGGCTAGGTGTGGTTCTAAGTTTATTAATGAGATGAAGGCCAAAGACGATGTCCTTTTTAACAGCACTGCCCTCGTTGATAAACTTAGCACCATGATAGCTACTACCAATTTTTCGTTTTTGCACAAAACGTAACTGTCCTGTTCTAGTTCTTTGAGGAAACACAATCGTCTCCGTGGTAGTATCCACGCAAATTTCGTAGGTCGCTAGAGTACGGTCATCGAAGCCACGTTGCTTCATGTACGCCATAGCTGTTTGATAAAGCCGCTCGTTCTTGCATCGAGAGTCTTTCATTTCTTGCAAGACGGCTTCATCTAAGCATGGAATCTCATAGCTGTTCCTGCGATTTTCGATGTATGCCACCATGTCAAACGTTTTTCGTTTTTCCTCAACAATGTAAGTAGACAGGAGTACCTTTATCCCCTCCCCTTCTTCTAAGTCCAAGGCACTCTCTATCATCTGATCTACTGTGCCTAGATAGCCGCAGAAGAAGCAGTTGCAATGATAAGGAGCATCCTTGCTTATGCCGAAGGATGGGTGGGTCTCAGGGTGATTAGGACAACAACTCATAACCCAATCTCCTGTGTCGTTTAAGCGTGCAAAAGCATTTGGGTTTATGTGGGCTTTCTGTAGGTGCTGGTAGGAAAAGCGTAATTCATCTAGCAACTCTTCAGGGTCTATGTGCAGTGATTCAAGGAGTTCAATGTTTGGATTCTTCTCTTTATTGAGATTGAACTTAATCATTTGCCCTTCACCGTCACTGTCCCGTCCGAGCCGATCTCTACTAAATCGTTCTCATGAACATCTATGTGGAGTGTAGCGTCTTCAGGTTTCTTCGGTGAGTCTTTAGTCCACCCAAGAAAGTCCAAGCCCCTACGGTACGCTTTGACGCCTTGTATGGTCGTGTAAAGATGAATTCTCATAGCTTGCCCTCCCCTAGAAATACTGTTCGCCTATACTATCATCAAGAACAGAGACCAACCCAGTCTCAAAGTCATAGCGAACAAGAAACGACTGACCACTTGCATTGTTGCGATTTTTAATGACCAAAATTCTGAATGTGTTATCGCTCACCTTAACAATGGATACGCCTTTGGAAGCATCCTGTACGATGGAAAATGCTTCACCGATATCTGTTGCGTCCACGTTTTCGGTTGCGTCCTTCTTAATACGCCGTAGGGCGTCACGATTGGCTTGAGCAACTACCATTGCTGGCTTTTTCGTGTCAAGAATGATTTCCCGAACTCCTGCGGACACATCAAAGAGTCGTTGTCTTAGGTCTCCACTGCCACGTGAAGTAAGACGAACTTTAGAAAGCTGGTCAAGAGTCCAACGATTGTGACCTTCTCGTTCGAGTATGCGGTGTATTTCGTCAAGCGTGTAAGGCTTGCCGCCGTTACTATCAAGGTCATAAATTACCATGTCTTTTTTCTTTTGCTTAAGACGGTCAAGGAAGTCAATGTACAAATCCTTAGACTCATCAGACATTGTCCCACGGGTCAATGCTAAACGGGATACTCTCGCCAAAGTGTTATCCCAGTTTAAAGCGATTTCTGAAGCCCTCTGCTCTAGGGCAAAGTACGCTGGATAGTCGTCTGCCAAACTACTATTCCACGCTGATGCCATCATGAAGGATGAAATGAGCGTTTTTCCCATGTTTGTTGGAGCAAACACCAAGAAAAAATCAACTGCCCCCTCTTGAAATTCCAGCCCATTGGTTGCCAAGTCAAGGGGCTTAAATCCAGTAGTAAGTCCTATGATTTCATCCTTTGCCCGGCCATGAATCTTCAAGTAATCTGCTTTACGTTGTTCAGCATTCCCAATATACGAATACCCTTGACCCCTTAAGCCAATGGATTTCAGGAAACGCCCTGAGTCCATTTGAAGCTGTTGGATGGCCGCCGTTGTTTCCCTACTAGCAAACGTATTCGATGCAGATACGAGAATTGGCTTGAACTGCCTGTACAGGTACTCTTCTCTAATGGCCTTAACTACATGGTCAACATTTTCCAACTCTACTAATTCAAAAGTGTTGAATTTGTTCATTACAGTTTCTATTGTTGGAAGATGACCATTCTCCTTTTTGAACCGCCTAACATACTCAAAAGTATCCTTGTGTACCTGAAAGTGGTTTTCACCAAAACCTGCATCTTCCACCACTTCCCAATCTTTCTTTTCCAGCACATGGTTCAAAAGCTGTAACTCTTCAATTGCCCCCACGTTCATCACTCCCTTTTACCTACTCACTGTTGATGGTCGTTGTATGGGAGTGAAGAGTTGCGAAGTAGTCGCCTACATAATGATGAAAAATTCTTTCAAAAATCCCTGCCATTAGCAAACTACTCACATAAATGCGAACCTTTGTTCGGTTTTTTAATATTACCATATTACCCCATAATCCGTCAAACAATGTTAATTGTCTGACTTATTATGAGCATAAAAACCGTGGGTGATAATCCCGCCATAGTTAGACGGGAATACCTACGCCACGGAAAGCCGTGAGCAATGCTTGTGCGTCCTGTTGCTTCTCATTTTGTGCGTGAACATCGTCCCTCAGCTTAAAAAAGTGTCTCCACTGCCTCAATGGGCGAGTGTCGATGTACGTAGAGTGAGTTGCATTAGGCAGAACAGACCTTGCCAGTTCTTTAGCCCTTAGCTTGTTGTGGCCATTCGCCTCCGCCCACTCTCTGATCTTATCGTAGGAGAGAGCAATAGTATCCATAATATCTCGATACTTGACTTGAAGTAGACCGTCAGCTTCAGTGTAAATTACTGTTTCATTTTCCAAACCAGTTGGAGTCCTATACTGGAAATTAGACATTGTGACATAACGTTGGGAAATTTCGGAGCGGCCCATCATATCAGTGTGACGGGCGTCCTGTAGGGACATTGCTCTGTCGGAAACGATCTCAACGGTAAGGGTCGTATGCATATCCAGTTCGTAATCCGTCAAGCCGATTTCCTTCAATGCAATATAATCAGATGACATGACCGTTGGCTTGAGTAGGTCAGTATCACGGTTTAAGTAAGGGTTTTCACCGCCATCAATGTGGAATTGGTCGTCAGCAAACCAACGCAAGGCGGGAACGTTGAAGATTGAATTTGTCAAGGATTTGAACAATTCTCCCTCTTTCGCTTTAGTAAAATGAGGGAAAGATTTAGAATTGGTCTTTAATCCGAAAAAGATGTCAAGATAGGTGAGAATATTAAATGAAACTACTATATCCCACTGACTGCGGTGGTCTCTCGACCAACGGATATAGTTGTTAATTTCCTTAAATGTTACCAGTGATTCTAGTATATCATGGCGGTCATCCTTGTCAACGAATTTTAAACCGAAGACGATATTGCCGTGTCCTGCTATTGACAGATGGCCTTTTTTCATAATTCCACGAATAAACTTATGACTTTCTTCTCCGCATTTGTCGAAACTTTCATAACACCGTCTAGCGGCAAACTCTACCAATTTATGATACTGTGGAGTAGAATATAACAATGTAACGTGCATTGTAACCCCCCTAGTAGTTGTAAATATTGCCTGCTCTTCTATCTCTACCGCCTAATGGAATGACCATAGTATTATACAACATTCTGGACACCACCATTTCCCCCAACATATCTTCATTTTTCAACAAAGAATCGGGGTAGTTTGACGTGAAAATTGTTGATTTTTGTTCCTCTTTGCGATAGTCAATCACATCATAGATGAGGTCACGAATAATAGGAGTAATACGTCCCGATCCGATATCGTCCAGTACGAGCAATGGAACGTCCTTCATTTGATTGAGTTCTTTATGCGCCTCATACGTGAACTGTTCATCATTACGTGTGTAAATATCCCGTTGCCTATTCGCCCATGCTCCAAACTTTACGTAAAGAGCGACCGGATTCTCAAAATCGAACCACTCAGGGTCACGGCATGTCTTGTAGATGAACTCGTTCAGAACAGCAGTGGCAGTCCATGACTTGCCTGTCCCTTTTCCTTTGTTGATTAACGCAAGATTCGTACCGGAAGTAACAAACCCTACAGGGTTTGTTAATAATTTTTTGATTATATCTGCAAATTCCATGTTATCAGAATCGGTAACATAGTGGAACAGATTGGCAGTCCTATATTCCTTGGGAATCCTTGCTAATTCTAGCGCCTTTGTCAGCTTCTCATAGCCCACGCAAAACGATTGTATATAATCAGACGGAAGTTTTATCTCTCCCTTCCTTAGTTTACACCACTCTTTTACGACACAGCTCCCGCACGTACTAAATAACTCTGCCTTATCGGTCATAATACCCTCCTACTCCTGCATGATTCGTTTCAGAAACGCCTCAGCAGACATCCCTTTATTCTCCTGTTCAGCAGTCTCCACCATCTCTTTCTTCTCTTTTGCCTGAAGATAGTAAGGCTTCTTCCCTTCAGACAGATAGGTTTCGATCTCAGTCATCCTGCCCGTAGTACTAAAAATTTCGATGGAGGGAGATTCATAGCCCATTTGAAAGAATGTATCAATATACTGCCTAGCTTTGGTCTTACTATCAGACAGATTCCTGATAACTCTGCCAAGCATTCCTCTGTGTTTAGCACGAGCCTCCTCATGCGGTTTACCTACAAGAGATAGATATCGCCTGTAGAAATAAGTGACAAAATGGTTATTTGTCCATCTATCAACATCGTCCGGGAGTAAGAACTTGCCCTTTCCGTTTAGTGCATCGTCGCCTAATACATTTTCAATTGTATCTGGTAGCTTCTTTCCCCTATTGGGTAGATTTAGCATAGGTCTGCTCCCCTCCTTCACGTCATCAAGCAGTCGCTTCTGAAGCCCTGCCTCCATCTCGCTGTTGACAGGTAAGCGCTTGAACTCTATCCCTTCTTTCCTCATGATACAATCCAAGAGTTCATCGAACTTGTCATCTAGGTCGTCATAAAATTTAGGCTCTAGTTCCTTTTTTACCTCATTAAAGACCCTCCAAAACATTTCCGAAACATGCAAGTGCTCGATCTTATCAGCATCTACGATGTAGTAGGTGTTTGTCCTGCCATTCCCGTTTCGCTCTCGTATAATGAACCCTTTGTCAACCAGTTCATCAATGTACTTGGTAGCGGTCTTTGGTGTAACACCACAAGCCCGTGCAATACGCTTCATCGAAGGGAAAGCGGATTTTCCATGTTCAAACACATAGCCGGAGATAACCCCATAGGCGATCTTTGCAGTGGCCGATAACATAAGACAGTGTACAATCATACGTGGGAGCTGGACATGCCCCCTATTAACTGAGTCGTGGTAAACAAATTGTTTTTCACTAGATAGCTTCACCTGTCCTTTATAGTCATCCATTGTTGTAATCACTCCCTACTCTTTCTGGTCGCGCCAAGTATGTACAAAGTTGCGAGAAAAGATAGTCGCGAACACTAGTTCGATAGGAAGTGTATAGAAAAGCACGATGTTAAAGAAGACATTTTCGTGGAGTAATTACTTAAATAAATGTCAACTAGGTATCGTGCTGTGATTAGTAGTGCGATGTAGTGTTGTGTTGTGTCTTAGTGTGTTGTTTTCGTATTTTCATTTTTGGTAAATTAATAATATCACATGTTTATGGGTATTGTCAATACCCCATAAAGGGGCTAAAGACGGACATAGCTGTCCGTCATGCTACTATTCTGCTATTTCCTTTGTCCACTGGCTGGATAATCGTCTACTTATGCGTATTCTAGCTGATCGCAGAAAACTGCATGTTTTTATACTGGACACTCAGCAATTCACTCTCTGTAAATCCACCATCTTCCAAAGGGTAGATTCCTACAATCTCATCTTCGCTGTCAATATACCATGTAACTAAATAGACTTTACTCCTCCTTTTGTTTAAGAAAATATCTCTGATTTGCTTCATTGCCCATTAACTTAAATGGATAGTGCCAATTGCTTCAATTTCTTTCTCAGTTGCTTCTTGATTATCTTCTACAGCTATCCATCCCGTACCAAAGTTCTCATTCTTCCCTAATTTCTCAGCTAGTTCAAACACATCTAATCCAATTTCCTCTTCAATTTTTTCTTTAGCCAATTTGATAATTATGTTTTCATCAATATTTACACTAGATGTAAGTACAGTTGTATGTAATGTTGTATAAGGCTTAAGCATGAAAAATACTGTCCAACTATTAGCTTTCATAGTGACATTCCTTTCAAAATCAATTCTCTTTTGATACATTAAATTCTACAGGCTTTTCTTTGGCACATTTATGACATCTTCTTCTTTCAGGGTAATACAAACCAATAATATCAGAGGGAGTAGGCAGAATGTGACCGCACTCCAAATAGTCTTCTAAATATTCTCTATAAAGGACTTTCTTAAGTGGGTATTTTCTTCTATCTGGACGCACTTACTTTCACCTACTTTCATATTCATTATACCTCTAATACTCATTACCTTTCATGCCCTCAAAATCTTGTGACTCTAAAAAATCAGTGAAGGAATCAGGGGAGTTGGTCATTTCACAGCTATCAATTAAATAGTCAATCACACAACCATTATGTATATTATTTTTAATCAACCAGTCTCTAATGATATCATCATTCTGTCTAGCAATACTACTATGCTTTGCTTTCTTTTTAATTGCATCTTTAATGTATTTTGGGACTTTCATTTTTACTCCTCCACTCTCAATGAAAGTTTTATTTACTCATTCTTTTTAATATCTCATCTTCTGACCACTTAATTAATTTTTCGATTTTAGGAGAGAGGTAATTAAGCCTGTCTTTATGTGCTAGAACATGGAACTTTAAAAGAAACTCATTAGACCTTGACTGTACTTGCTTCTTTGTAGTTCTATCTAGTGTCTGTCTCACAAATTCATTTCACACCTTCCTCTATTTCACTGCAATTCCTTTAGACCTCTATAACAAGTGCCGCTATGTTAAAACTGTCAGCATAGTGACACTTGCAGTATATCGGCCCTTCTGAATTGCTTCATTACTTATAAGTCATATTTTCTTTAATCCGGGGGCTAATATGTCATACTCCTTTAATTGCCGCCATCGGTTTGCATTCAGCCACAACGCTTGCCAAGTTAGCCCCTACAACAGAATCAATGATTTGATCGACGTTCTTGTATGCTTGCGGGCATTCATCCAGAATAGAATCAAGCACCCGATGATTCACAAGGATTTCATCGTCCTGCCCTACGCGCAACGTCTGTGCAAACTCATCAACTGTCACCAGTTCTTTGGTCGCACGGCGGGAGCGCAATCGCCCTGCCCCGTGACATATGGAGTAAAAATTCTTAGCCCCTTCCTCTTTACCTACCATGATGAACGAACTTGTGCCCATAGAGCCGGGAATTAACGCAGGGTGTCCAGTCCCCTTGTATACTTTTGGGTTCAGGAAATGACCCGGAGGAAGAGCACGTGTAGCTCCTTTACGATGTACAAGCATGGGCTGGTTGCGGTGGAACTCTTTCAATGCATAGTTGTGCATCAGGTCATAAAGCACCTTTGTTTCGCCTTTACTTCCAAAAGTTTCATTCAACGCCATAGCAACACCATAACCGACCATATGGCGGTTTACAACCGCAAAGTTAAGGGCGGAGTACATTAGGTTGATATATTCCTGCCCGATTTCTGAGCTAATCGGAGCATATACAAGGTTTGGGTCTTTTGACTTGACGCCCCATAACTCCATGTGTTCCTTAAACTTCTTGGTAAGGCTTTGGCCGATCTTTCCGCCCCACGCACGACTTCCGGAGTGAATCATTACAACTACCTGACCGTCAAATAGTCCCCACTCCTCTGCTGTCGCCCATTGGCTAGGGTAGTTGAGAAGGTCGATATACTGAATCTCGATGAAATGGTTTCCTCCGCCCAATGTACCAAGCTGTCCTGCCGCACGTTTGAAGATGGCTGTAGGCAAGTCATTCAGGTACTTATGGTCAAAGTCGAATTTAGGATTTTCCACATAGCAAGTGCTGGTGAGTCCAAACGCATCTTTGTACTTGGCAGGGAGACCAAACAGGCCGTCTGTGATTACTTCATCAAGGCAAACATCTTCATAGTTGCTGTTTGTACGCTCGTTGGTTGGAACATACTTCTCGATAGCTTTGATCAGCTTACGCTTCAAGTCTTTATCTTTCAGATCATCCTTGTGAAGTGTAGTCTTCAGGACACGCATGCCACAACCAATGTCAGAACCCACGATAGAGGGTGAAACGAATCCGTCTTTCATGTTCCAGACGGCGGTTGTGCCTATGCACGTCCCCACCCCAACGTGAGCATCTGGCGTATAAGACATGTGTATGTTACGCGGTATTGCAAGGTTGTTATTCGCCATGTCGAAGACCTTATGCTCCAATGTCTGTAAGACCTCATTATTGGCAAATACATGCAAGTCTCCGTGTTGCAGATTAAATGTGTGGTGGTTGTTGCCGTGGCATTGGTAGTTATTCATTGCTATCTCTCCCTATTTGTCTTTTCACTATATATGGTGGAGATGTCTTACGATAAAGTTGCAACGTCAGTCGTTGTAGCTGTCAGCTATCTTCCACGCCATTTGATTCCATCCACTGGCATTGCTATCACTTCTTGCCCTCTTCAGGATTTCGTATCGCCTTAATGGCCCTAGACGGTAGAGTTGACAGGACAATCTTCAAAATGCCTTCCTCTAAATCATCCAGTTTCTCCTTGATATTATTAGCACGTCTTTCATCAGGAGCAGAAGAATATTTCTCTTCCTTCAGACGCTCGATCTCAAGCAGAGCCAAACGGTAGCGAATCTTTTCCCTGCCCAACTCTCTATACAAACCTTCAATTTCAGTAGCCAACCGCTCTTCCTTAATCATCGTGTTCCCTCCCGTTGCTTACACCTTATTATTATTATAATACCCGTTTTAGGGTATTGTAAACACCCTACGTAAGAGGGCGGCTATGAAGCCTTGCCGCCCAAAATGTTCAGGATTTCTCCGGTACTCATCGGAGTCTCAACCATCGCATTGATAGTGAATTGTTTGTCGCCAAGCAGTTCCTCTACCTTCTCGTCAATGGTATCCTTGCTAATCAATGACCAAACGGTGATAGATTGGTGAACCTGCGCCCCGTAACGCCAACAACGCCCGATACATTGTGAGAGGTATGCAGGAGACCACGGTTTGCTTGTAAAGATGACGTGATTCCCACTTGTACCTGTCCATCCCTCACGGGCGGCGGCTTCACAACAAAGGATGATCTTGCAGGATTCATCGTTTTGGAACTTGTCAACCTGTGCCTGCCTATCAGAAACTTCTTGATTCTTGCGGGCTTGGGATGACACATCTCCTGTCATGATTGCAGGGTTATACTTTTTGAAATAATTCTGCATGATATGAATGAAACGCTTAGAACGGGAGAAGATGACTGCTTTCTCGCCACGTGATACAATTTCTTCCAAAAGAGTTTCCAGTTCAGCAAGTTTCCCGCTACCCTTCTTGCCCTTCTCCCCTCCGACAATCTCCACGGACTCCGCAATCTGACTGAGACGTGCGAACGAACTAAGCTGTGTCGGAATGTCATCGAAGTCCAGATCATCGAAGTCAATTCCTTCAAAGTCACCGGATTCAATCTGCTTGTACAGTTTACGTTGAGCGGGTGTCATTTCGCAATAGATATACTTATTGACAACAGGCGGCAAGTCCTTCAGCACGTCCTGCTTAAGCCTACGGAGCATGTTAGCTTGGAGCATAACCTTGACTTCCCCTACATTCTTGTACTTCTCCACCTTACCATAGCCGTTCAAGTCACAATACTTGTTTCTGAATTGGAAGAAGTTCAGTGTTGTAATACCTAACCACGCAAGCAAATTGTACATGTCGATAATCTCATTGATGATGGGTGTAGCTGTGATAGCGTACCGTTGTCTACTTTCGATTGCATGTATAAGCTTACCGGCTTGCGACTCCAGTGATTTCACCTTGTGGAACTCATCACCGTACATAACATCAAAAGGTTTAGACTTATTGAACTGGATGAATTGCTGAATGTCCTGCCTAAACAACTCATAGGACACGACAACTAGGTCACAGCAATCAGTGTTTTCCAAGTCAGCATACATCTGCGCTCGTTGCTTTTGTGTACCGGAAATAACCTTCACCCGCAGATTCGTAAAAACCTTTGCCTGATTCAACACGTCATAGGTCAGGGCCGCCTTGGTCACGTACAGTCCCCATTTGATAAGCCCGTACTGAATCTTGGCCTCATGACTACACAGAATAGGCGGTGTCTTACCAACACCCTCTTGGTCACTGATAACCATTTTATCCCGTGACATAAGAAGGTTAAAGGCTTGTACTTGGTGCGGGCGAAGAGGTGTCTTGGGTGTAAAAGGGATGCAATACTCTTCCGATATATCGGACGTGTCAATCCCCTTCACCAAAGACCCCATAGAGTCTTCTTCACCTTTCCACACAACCATTTCATTCACGGTCTTGTACTTCAGCTCTTCAGCTTTATAGAAAGGTAGTCCGTATACCATCGGCTCACGGTCATTGAACCAACCCTCGATAGAGGTAATAATGCCTACCAGTTCAGGACTAAGTGTCCGCACGTAAAGCCGAAGGTATTCCACCCCATCATAAGTGACTTTGGTTACTTCAAGCATTCGCCCTACCTCCTTTGTAATGGTATCCCTTTTCCCTAAGATACTCAATGACAGTTAGGTTTCGTTTCCTAGCCTGATAAGCAATAGCCTGATACAGCTTGCTTTTCCTGCCTAACTCGCCTAATACGCCGTTCTCTGCTCTCTGCTCAACTCTGCTCAATAACTCATCTTCCGTCAGCGTCTTGTCATAGGTGACGGACAATCCCCATCCGGTCAATATTTCCGCAGGTGTTCCGTATTCACATAGCTTCTTATAGTACGTCCGGTGATTCGCCTTTAAGTCGGACAAGTTAACTGTTGTCCCGAACTTCAATTGAAGCCTACGCTTGAACTGCATCTCTTCATCATCTACACAGTAAGGAACAAGTAACTCATACCGACTGCCTATGTTCTTTAAGGACCGCCTAATGAGTGGTTGCAGTCGAACGTCCTTCACAAGTCGCCTAAGTGCAGGGTCAGTTACCTTGCTTACATGCACAACGCCATTAACAGCGTAAGGAATTAGTCGCATAGCAGTATGTTTCATTATTTAACTTCTGCAAGGTAAATTTCTTTAGAGTGGTTAAGTGCTACTTCAATCATCTGACTGACTTCCGATTCCGTCATCCCGTGGCTCTTGAGTGTGGCCATGTAAGCAACAACCGTGTTATGAAGGGCGGCGGTCAAGGTGTTCAAGTCAAACACGCCGATAAGGACATCGTCCACGTCAACCGAACTATCTTCATTCTCTTGAACGACGAACGAACCAGCGATGCCCTTCCCCTCCATAACCACCGTTTCTTGGCCGTCTGTCTCAATTGTGACTTTTACCATTCTGATTTCACTCCTTCCATGTCTCTCAAGATTTATGGTCGTTCCATGTATGTAATAAGTTGCTCAGTTACAGAATCCTTCTGATTCCAGAGCCTGCACTACAGGGTCAGTCATCTCAAACACTATGTAGTAATCAAATTTAACATCGCTTACTTCTTTAACGATCACCTCAGCACCATTACGTTCTGCCCATATACTTAACTTTTCAAAATCATCGTAAATACCGTAATTGGGTCGGTATCTGTTTACACCTACCAGCTTATAGGTGTAAAGACCAGTGCAACGGACATTCTCTGCAATATCTCTTATGTATTTAGGAATAACAGCCTTCCCGTTAGCCCACAGTTTATTTGCCATGTACTCCGCCCCCGTTTATGTATTCCCGCCCGAAGGCGGGGAGATATGTGATTTACGTTTTGTCAAACATTACTCACCCACCACCTTTACGCCTAATGCTTTCAGCCTCTTAATCCACTTTCCATACTCACCTTGCGTCCAAGTGAATAATTCAATTGCACTCCTGACCTCTTCGTCCGTCATATCCCGTAGATTACCTTCTTCATCAGACACACTTACAACAAAATCACCGGCAATGATCTCGTATATCTCATCTTCATTCCAAAGCGGGCGATTGTACGGAAGCCCGATTATCTTTCCTTCTTCATTGCAGATCAGGTAAAATCCTCGGTAGCGTACAAGCTCTATGTAGCCACCGACAATTGCTTGCAATTTGCTAAGATCATTACTAATAATCTTGACGTATGGTACAAGATTGTCGTGCTCTACCACAACTACTCGAATTGTTTTATGCATCACATTACATCCTCTCATCCAGCTTTCCTTTACAACACAGATTATATCACATGTTTTGGGGTATTGTAAATACCCTTAAAAAGAAGCCCGAAGGGCTTATATTTGGTAAAATTTCAACAATAACTTTGTAAATACCCTTATTTCGCCTGTTAGATTTTCTTAGCTATCACTTCGGACTTGCCCTTAGCAATACCGTGGGCCACAGAGTCTATAAGCAGGTTATGTATGTCTTCGAAATTTGCAGATGTGTTCTTGAACAAAAATACCGTAATAGCCTGAGAAAGCGCTGATACGCATTGTTCAATTTCCTCAGTATCTGGCGATACCGCCATTATAGTGTTGAACTCCTTTTTGTTACCTTCAATCTTCAAAGTGACAGCTATGAGACCGTCAGTATTTTCGTTAAGCCACTCTTCTGTTTGCTTCTCATTCATTAATCTCGCCCTCCTTGATAATATTCTGTTGGGTCAAGTCCAATATCACGTAAGGAGTTCAACTGAATACTGAAGTTATGCTCAAGCCTAGCACCGAACCGCCTAATGAAGTCTTTTATTTCAACTTCACGGCTTGGTGCTTCCTGTACAACCTCACGTACTGTAGGGTGGGCGGTAGCAGTAGCGAACAGTGAAATGGTCTTTGGTCTTCCCTGTTCGTCACGCTCAGGCATGGGACTTAACATGAGTTCCATTTCACTGTCCATGCTTTCCAGTACCCTACCTACCCCTTCAGTGCAAAAGTACAGGACGCCTTTTGTTCCTTCAACGATTACCAGTTCATGCTGAAGGTGAGTAGTTAGTTGTCGTTCATTCTGCTTCAGGTTGGAGTCCTCAACCATCTTACGGATATCGTATGCTTTCAATGTTTTAACCATCTTAAACGTCCTCCCCTTTAATTTCATTTATGTACAACGTGTGACCATCGAATGTGACGGACATTTTGCCATCCTCACCGTGAACGACTTCGAGCCATGCCGACTTACTACCGTCAGCGTACCGGACACTTACTTCATCCTTAAAACTGTTGGGGTCGGAGTAGAGGGAGATACATTCTACCCTCTTTCCATCGACCTCCCAATACCCGATAATACGCCTTGCCCCAAAGTTTGTTATCATATTATACCACCTCGCAAATGGATTTTGGCGTACTTGTGTGCCTAATCATCTTTGCCGCGTTATTTTCACATATAGTCGTTGCGATCAGGAAAGTCATGACGGTAGAAGGCGTGGGATTAGTGCCTTTACTTAGACGACGAACTTCCATGTACAACTCGTCTTTGTACAACTTTGCATTCGTGATATAATTGTCATTATTGTTCGCCCGCCAGTGCAGTTTCAGGATGTCGCCCACTCTAATAAGTCTTGCTATAGTTTCCCATGTCGCTTCATAAAGAGCGGCAGAAAGTACATAGTCAGCCCCACGAATTTCTCCTAGACCGTAACGAAAACCTGACACCTTAGTGTAACATTTAATTACATGCTCTATTTCATCCTTCATAATCGCTTTGATTTCAGATTGACCGTCAGGTTTCAGAAAAAACACAATATCTTTCCCTTTTCGTAAGGCATTGACATCTCCTTTAGTGAGTTGATGTCCAATCTTATCATGAATGTCCATTATGCATACCCCTCCCTAACCGATATAAACAATTTTATACTATGGTTAGGGGTATTGTCAATACCCCTAAATGTGATGGGGTACGAATGATACCCCTATTTCCCTTTGTATTCAGGATTAGGAACAAGGCGAAATACATCTTCCACTGCCACACCAAGCCACTCACATACCTTAATGGCTGTAGGCAAGGATGGTTGTGTTTTATTGCGCCTCATAAGATTGATTGTATCAGGTTGCACGCTACAGTATTCTGCCAGTTCTGTTTCAAGGTCTAACAAACTTGGGCGGCTACTACCGTACACATTTGTTACACGCCGCGCCTGTTCCATCATTAAAAAACGTGTTAATTCATTGTTAGTCTTATACGGCAACGGAAGCCTTGCCAATCTAAACAACCCCTATCAAGTAAAAGTATCATACACCTTACTATTTTGAAATGTTTTGCGGATCACTTCTTCAATTCCCCACGAACTACAGTAGGAATAGAAGTGCATTACTTGGTCAATTTGTTTGTCATACATATCAACTGCAAAAGCCGCCTGTAACTCACCGTTCAGGTCAGTACCAATAATAACTACTTTGTCATTATCTTTTAGCGTGCTAATCAACTCGTCAGTCATTCCCTCAATCGTGCCGCCTAACAAGAAGTAAGCCATCACCTTGTCTTCCGTATCCTTCAGCACTGTGAGATATAAACCTCCCGGAGTATCGCCGCCAGTCATCGAAACGAACCCAACCTTGACAGGTTGAATGTAGTCACCTCGATCATTAGTCCACTCAGGAAAAAAAGCACGTGTACCTTTTATCTTGTGATTAGTAGCCGCCAAAATCGCATTCTGCACAAACTTATTCATAAGACCATCTCCTCTAATATTATAAGCCGCCCGATGGGGTATTGTCAATAACGTCAACCACCCCCTATAATTCGATTAATTCCCCCACAATATCGGTATTAATGTTCTTTCTTGTCTTACTTTTCGACTTTTCTTTAACTAAACTTCCCTCAACTCTTAGTAGTTCTTCCATCAAAGGAAGACCGTTATATTTGAGATAGGCGTTAACCATACCATTAAAATCTTCACGTGCCATCCAGATATCTTGTTTAGAATGAGACGCATCCCCTTCTTGATAGATAGAAATGTACCCACAAATATTGGATAACGAAATATCCCCATATTCCCTTCCTTCTTGCTGATAAATAAGTTCATCTTCAAAAAATCTGCCGTTGCTCTCAGCGCAATTATATCTTTGTGTAATTTCACCAAAATTCTGATAAAATCTGTTGGCCAATGCAAACACCTGAAGAATTAGGTTGATCGTGTCTTGACAATCCTTAATTACTACGAATTCTTTTTCCGTGTGTTCATTGTAGTATCCTGCGGATAGATTGACTGAGTGAATACCATTAGAAGAAAAGGTAATAGCATCAGACGTTCCACCGCCCACAACTTTCCAGTCCATGTCCAAGAGGCCAGAGCAATTCTCAAAGAATTTACCTACAGCCTCAGAGCAGAAATTATAAGGTGCGCCACAACCAGTTACGATATCACGATTACCTCGGCGATCAACTACAATCGCAAGGTCTACATCCTCATACCAGTTAACATCCATCTTTCTCGAACCTACGCAACCAATTTCTTCAGATACAGTAAATGCTACCTTAATGTTCCCGTTGAAATCAATTTTGTCAATGTTACGCAGTACACTCATGATGATCGCTATCCCCGCCCTATCATCTGCACCCAGTACACCTTTTGTGCTGAAGAATACACCATTTTTCTCAATGACTTTGCGGCCCTTTTGTATATTCTTCACACTATCCATATGAGCAGAAAGCATGACTATCGCGCCGTTGCCATCTCCGCATTTCTTTTCTGCAAGAAGGTTGCCTGCCGCGTCTACGTGAATCTTATCAACCAACTCAACCAATTTAGGTTCGAGGTACTTACGGACTTTCGTTTCTTGGCCAGACGGTGCTTCGATACAAAGTAGTTCGAATAGTTGTTGCTCGAAAGATACCATATATAATTTCCCCTTGATAATAGATTTTATTTCCCCCGTGAATTAAATAAATTGTTTAGGGGTATTGTTAATCCTGTTATATGTGATCGAAGAGGCACTTCCTTCTCTGTCGCCTAAATTAAATCATATGCTTAGGCGTATTTACAATACTCCTAAAAAATGGGCGAATATACGCCCATTTATAATTCCAGTTCTTCCAATGAACTCTTAATATCACTGACCTCATCAAACGCTTCCTCGATCGTTTCTAACCTGTCTTGCAGGTCATTTAAAAAATCCCTATGTTCTTCTAGTTTGTCATATTTATCTTGTTGTTTGTCAGTCAATTCATCTTTCTCATCTAACTTTTCAATCTCGTCGTCAACTTTATCAAGCAGATCAGAAACTTCTTCCTGCAATTCTTTTAATTCCGCAGTAGCAAACCCATCGTCAATAGTTTCAGCCAATCGGAGCAATTTCTTTTTATCCTTCACTTTAATCATTACTTACCTTCTCCTTTTCCCAATTCAAATGTACTTGACTAAACAAATTATATAACATGATTTGGAGTATTGTCAATACCCCGATAAACTAGAATCGACTTATGTTGATATCCGTCATTGCATGCTGACCGTACCGACTGGAGACCAGCAGTAAAAATCGCCCGGTTTTTTAGAGTCGCCGCCTAATATAGTATTTTCATCTTTATCTATCTCCGGGCCATTCTAGCAATGTCGGGCTTATAACTAATCAGCATATCTGATAGACTCCTTAGTTAATACCCCTGCCGAGCCACAATTAATAATCAGAGAATTTTTCCTGTGGGCAAGCACTTTCTAACCTAGCGCCATTCCATTTGTCAATAGTTTATCAAAAAAAATTATTTTTGTCAAATTACCTATTGACAAATAGTTTTGATCACGTTCTAAATTTATTGTCAATATGTTTTTATATTTTCATTTTATAATCAATAGGCAACGCCCTTCGAATACACGTTCCCACAAACCTATTCCACGAAAACCCATTCCATACTATTCTTATTTAGATAATCGGATTTCATATATAAAACTTATTTCAGTTTGTCAAGCGATCATAACATTTCAGTTTTGTCAAAGATCATATAATTTAATTTTGTCAATAAGGATCAATTAAATTTTATTTGTCAATAGGGGTTAACTGGTGATTTTAAATTGAGAATCATTATCAAGCATCGCCACACAGGCAAGGAAGCCTCTAAAATCGTTTGTAATTTTTACCCATAACATCATACAGGGTATAGCAAGAAATCGTTATACAAGGAGAAAAAATACTCATACTATTTAGAATCTCAAAAACCTTGTCATTACTACACTATTCCGCCCATACATATACAGGGTATATGTATGGTGTGTCCTTTTCTTATAATTGTGTCCAATCTGTTAATGAAAATCGTTTTTAAGGTTTCATTTTTGCATTATATAGAAGGAACACATTTTTCTACTCCCTGCAAAACGAATACCTTCTATTATAGCGAAAATATGCAATGAAATTTTTCAACTTTTTTTAAATACCCCCTTTACAGGGTATTACAATACGTGTATAGTAGTAATCAAATAAAAGAATGACAACAGAGGCACGCTAGAAGGCACATATGGTGCGGCGTTCCCCTCCTGTTAGAAGGCACATATGGTGCGGCAGGGTAAAACAATAATGAAAAGATTAATCCATACAGATTAAACAAAAGGAAGGTAAGTCATTATGAATAAATTGAGTTTAGAGTCTGATGCTTTCCTCCGTTCTTCTGCTGTTGCTAGTGGTTTCCTAAACGCCAATATTCACTTGAGAGAAGTGTCAGCATATTATCTGTACAATGAACGTTTTGTCGGTTTTAACGATTTGGGATTGAATGAGAAAGGTTACACTAGTTTTATCCCTTCTGTTAAATTGAACGTAGAAGACGCTTGGCAGAGGATTGTACACAGTAGTGAATACGATACATATTTTGCCAAGGTGGTTAAATTTGATAATTTTGAAGAACGTCATGCATGGGGTCAGTTATTTTGGATGGTACGCGGCTTGTGTCATAAGGACATTATTGCCCGCAATGTTACGCCGGAAATTATCAATCACATTCGTAACAAGAAAAAAGAGTTTGAGAGTTTCAGAAAATGCCCTTCATCCCCTAAACTAGCCAAGCTTATCGGTTTCTTGTTTGGCGAAAAAGCAGGCGGAGCAATGGACTGGCTTACAACAAAATGTCCACGGGAAGACAAAGCAGGCAAGTTAGATGAATATCGAATTTTTATAAGTGTATTGCCGCACAACGTGGCAGGAATGTCGTACTACTCTTCTAAAAATCATGGCGGCTCTTCTTGGCAAGGTCACAATGGCACAAGCTGTCAAGACCCGTCACGAACACATAGACATGACTTAATCAATCACCTGCCCGCCTCTTTGTCAGAAAATACTTTAGCTATTGCTTGGTTGGCTAAACGTGAAAATAATGATATTTGGCATCCGGTGTATGAAGCTAGGGCAAATATTCGTTTAATACCTTGCAAAAACAAAAACTTGTTCTTGATTTGCTCGGCTTATTTCACTAACCCAACCGCAAGTTCAATACTGATTGAAGGGTTGAAAAATCAATATCCTGAAATGATGATTTACGCTCCTGATGTACAGGTTTACGGTGTTGATGTCATGGACATTGAGGTAACTATAGATTCCGTAGAATATGAGGGGCAGAACGTTTGTGAGTGCTATGCGTGTAGCGGTACAGGAGAAGTGGAAATTGACTGCCCTTCATGCAATGGGCTTGGCGATGAATGTCGAGAGTGTGAAGAATGTGGAGGTTACGGTAGCGTGTGCAGTGAAGACGGCGAAGAGAAAGACACCTGCTCCTATTGTCATGGAGAAGGCGAATTTAATACAGAATGCGGAGACTGTGGAGGCAATAGGTACTTTCAAGTGGAATGCTCTTCATGCGATGGGACGGGATACCAAACCGAATTTGATGACATCTATCTACCCTACATTGATGACACCCATGTAATTCTTTGTGAAAGTGAAATGATAATATATACCCTCCCCATAGATTTGTTGATTGAAATGGGAGCTATAGACGTGGAATGCGAAGAACTAGAGGAATATGAAGCATAGTTAAACGGCGGACATACCCGCCCTACTCTACCGTATAGGAGGAATTTAAATGTCATTAAGTTATGTTATAAGGTCAGGAGAATATCTAGGATTTTGTGAGAAAAAAGGCTATGTTTATAGTGTTTTTCGTGGTTACTCTCCCGCAGGTGCGAAACGTTTTGCTGTTGTCTCCCTACTTGGTGGGCAAGTTGATACTCTTATGGTATTTGAAGGGGCGGCTAATTGTACAGCTTAGTGGGTATTATTTTATACATTTTAAGGGTATTGACAATACTCCTAAACATGGTATACAATTAATTTATAACCAATGAATGATCTGATACTTACTGTAATAAAATTCCAGTACAACAAGGTCATGAACCAGACAGAAATCAAAATACATTGGTTATGCGACGTTTGTAGAAATTCTTTTAGGGTATTGTAAATACCCCTAAACATGCTATAGAAAGTATTGATAGAATTAAACAACAATCTAGGAGGAATTTTCCAATGACTGAATTTGAAACAATGATTAACGGTGGCAATGAAATCAAAAACGCCATTAACTGCGTTATTTTTGATCTAGGAAAAGGCGGCACTTTTGACGCTTGGGTTAACGCCGATTCAATTGTTGAGGTTGAAAGAAAATTACCATTGGGCTATGAACTTGATAAGATCACTACCCTGCAAAATTACTTTGCTCCTGCTATCGTTGATGAATTTGAAATCGAAATTAGGAATAGTCAATATATTTACTTTGAAAAATTCACTAGATTATATGACGGTGGCTTTTATAGATACATTGACGCAATGAAGTCAGGGGACTACACAGCCACAGTAAGACTAGATAGACAGTCTCGACGCTAAAGCAAGGCGAAACCTACTGCCCTACTGGGGCGGCATGGGTCAGATGTGAAGGCAAACAAGCCCTATATAAATAGTGTTGCGGCACTTACAAGCCCATTAAGCCGCAAGCGTTAGCCCTTCCGGGGCTAGGTTGGGAAACCAAAAATACCATACTTTTAGGAGTTGATATATTATGTCAAAAATGATTCGTTTTACCTTTGACCGCATGGCTACACCTTGGGACAATGAGCAAGGTGCGGCGACTTCCTCCCAATTCTGGCACGTAGCCACTGAAAAGGTAGAATTTATCCTATCGGATGAACTGACCGCCACGCAAGCCCTAGAAAAAGCCCTAGCCGCCAACTATGTAGGCGGTATGGAAATTATGGTTTTTGAGGATGGGCGGCTAACTGGAAACCGCATTGAAAATGGAGACGGTAAAGAACTAACATCGGAAGACTGCGACAACTATCAAAAAATTGGAAAACCTATGTATCTGGTTGATTATTCTATCTATGTCAAGATATATGAGGTAACCGAACCGGACACCGCCGCCCTTTGTAAACTATTTCCAGAACTCAAACAATACTAGGAGGACTAGACAATGAGCAGACCGCAAGCATATGACCCACAGTATGGATATATGTACCAAATATTAGTACGAACTCCCTATGCTAGAGCTTATGAGCTATGCCACCGACAACGCAGACCTAAGACACCTATTGACAAACTACCGCCAAGCTTACGGCATAGGCTACACATTCAAAACCGAACCCCTACCCCAAAAGTACTGGAAATAGGGGAAGTTTAGGAGGGAATTTGGACATAGTTCAGGGTGATGGGGTACTTTGAAGGGGTATTTTTATAAAGGATACAAGAGAAATTTTCTATTTCAATATAGACTATGGTATGATTTTTTTTCATACGACAAAAAAGGGGAAATTGCAAAGAGGAAGAAGCTAAATAGAATACAGCTTAAATTGAGAATGAAAAGGGGTTTTAGAATGGCAACGATTGTGTATCATGGTTCTGCAATGAAATTTGATAGATTTGATTATGACAAAATAGGTGAAAATGCTACAGCTGAAGGCTTTGGGTTTTACTTTACAAGCAAAAAATCTATTGCGGAAAATTATGCCCATAAAGGGTACTTGTATACAGTGGAGTTTATGGGGAAAAAATCTTTATCGAGTACCAAGAAAACAATTACAAAAAATCAACTAAAAAAATTCTTAGAGCGTCTGAATGAAACAGGCGAATATCTATCAAATTATGGTGATATAAAGTATGAAGGTTTTAATAATGTTCTGCAAAATGCTGTTGAGTTGGAGTGGGAAAATAGCAACAACGATGTAGACCTTATCTGTTCTATCTGCAATGCATATGGTGGGAAAGAGGAAGTTTTGACAGAATTGTATAATATGTTTGGTTATGACCATATTCAAATTAACGCCGAGTGGGGAAATAGCGAAGACATTGAAAATTGTCTATTTATTGCAACAGTCAATGGGGCGTTTAAAATAATTAACGTAGAGAAATTTAAATAAGATATAAGTTCTATTTAGAATGGAGGATGAACGATAATGTTACAAGTGAAAATTGAATTAAATGGCAAAACAATGAGCGATATTGAAGATGCTTTGGAGGAGGCTAAGAAAAAAATATTGGAAGGGTACGGTAGTGGATTTGATAGCAATGACTCTGGAAGCTATAGCTTTCAAGTAGATGGTGAAGAGGATAAGCCAAGGTATGTGATTGGCGATAGAGTTAGGGTTTCCAGTGAAAACGATAACAAAAATTACGACAGCTTTAGAGATAAGGTTCTCATTGTTACAGATGTTGCGTCAAGCAGGGAAGAGCACCAAGGCTACGATGATTCGGCGGACGGCATGGCTTTATACAGCTTTGAAACAGAAGATGGGGAGGAAGTATCTTGCTCCCTGTACGAACACGAATTGGAGGATGCAGAGTAAATAAAATATGAATTCATTAATGGAGGGCGGCAAGGTATGAATAATATTCAAGAGGCACTAAATGCAATAGAAAAGGAATTATATGAGTTGGAAATGGAAGGAGAAAGCAACACCCTGCATTACTGGCAACTAATGGAGATACAAGCAAAACTAAAACAGTACATAACACAACTATAGGGGGTTGAGGAATGATAGTGGTAGAAAGACTAGGCAATTATAAAGTAGCAAAAGACGGTACAAGTTACTACAGAGTATTCAGAGGGAGAAAAAGAATAGGCTCTTTCCTTCAATTGGAAGATGCTAGTAAATATATGAACTCAGATCATGCAAGAACACAAGCCCAAACATAAGGGCTTCTTTTTTTTGTATTGGGCGGCTCTCCCCCACCGAAAGCCTGCTTATAGCCCTGTATCTCCATATACATATATAACTCTAATTGTCAATAGTCATCAAACCTCCTAGAATGCCCTGTATTGTATTCTACCTCTCCCCTAGTACATTTACCCTCAGAACTCGCTAGGACAAAAAGCATACATTCTCCAATAAGTCAACCTATTGACAAAAATAAATCTTTCGTTCTAGCTGGTTGCGGGCGGCATTCCCCAACTGAAGCCATGTATCCAATAGTACTAGTATAGATATAGATCATATAGAACCACATACAAATGTATCTATAAATCACCCTTGTACTTAACCCCTCATCTATATACTTACCTCTCTCTCTAATCCCTTTACAACGTCTTGAATAAGTACCCCTATATTTTAACCTGTATCTCTCTTCCCTATTTGTTTGCTTATCTATTGATAAATACAGTATAGATAATAGTTTTCATATGTGCAGATGGGTCTGTATTTCAACCTGAAAATATTACCTTCGCTGCCTCTCTTTTTCACCTCATAGAATGGGCGTACACAAACGAAACATATCCAGTGAATAAGAATATAGGGACAACACGTAAAAGAGCGTTCAAGGGCAATACAGGCGCTCACAGACGCATTACGTACATTCGTTCCCGTATAGATGTCTGCCATGTACTTACAAGAGTAGTTCTTCTCTCCTCTCCCCTATAAGCGGAACTCGATGTCAAGTACCAGAAACAGGAAAATAATAGCCCACGTGACCCTGTTTTGGTCACATAATGCTGTATTATGAGACCATAGCGCCTGAACATTTTACAACTACCCCACCCAGTGCCGAATGAATTCATTTTTCAGTCTCAGCGGCGGTT